AAATCAATCCTAGCAGTGAGCGTAATCGTCCCGCCTTTGACGCGCAGAACATCGCCAGATCCAAGCGCATCTATCGCAGTTTGGAGATCTCGATAGGCATCTTCCCAGGTGGTTCCATCATTATCACCAGTTGTCAGAGCATCATAGCAAAAAATATCAGCCATCTAAAACTCCTATGTCCAAGTTTGCCAATCAGAAGCAGCTACTTGTATGTAGTATACAGTGCCCTCTTTCTTAACCACCATAGTGTCAACAGCACCTACAGCAGTTGAGAAAGTAGGATCATCTCCTCCCTCTACTTTAACTGTTCCTCCACTTACAGTAGCAGAAGTAATTGCAAAACTTCCAACCCCACCTTGCGTACAAGTCACTGTCCATTGCCCATCACCAATGTTCCCAGTGTCTACAATAGTCATTGCACAATCGCCCGTAAGAGTCACAGTCTGATGCTGACCATTTGACAAAGTCAAGTTGAAGGCTGTAGAGCTATTTCCAATAGGGTATGCACTTTTGTATCCGAGAGTTTCTACCGAAGTAACAGCATCAGCGTCGTCAATACTAATCCCAGTATCCTGAACACCCTTAGATCCACCGTCGCCTCTAACAATTGTATTATCAGTCATAGAAGCCGAAGCAGTCACGTCGCCAGTTCCAGAGCCTAGAGCAGTACCATTCCAATAAATTGCTCCAGATACACTGTAAAGTCTGTTAGTGGTAGTCCCAGGAGCAGTAGTGTCAGTTAGGTAGATACCCGCAGCTCCTTTTGGCGTCAATGTAATGTCTATATTAGCATCGGTACCGTCAGCCGCCAGGGTAGTTCCGCTTAAAGTCAACCCAGCAGCAGCTATATTGGTGTCCAGGGTCGTAGCATTCACTGTAGTTGCTGTAACCGAAGTAAACGAAGGCGTTCCTGTTGTAGTTACATTCTGGTTAATAGAAGAAACTCCACTAACTGTCAGATTTGCATTAACATCTAGTGTAGACCCAGCAGCAATATCCAGAGAAGCTGTTCCTCTGGTTAAACTGTAAGTATTTGTATCAGTGCCAAGAGTAACTCCACCGTCCTGTACCAGCTTACCTGTCGTCAAATCAAATGTCACAAGATTATTATCGACAGCACTGCTCGGACCTACCACGTCTCCTGATCCAGATACTGCTTGGAATGTAGGAGCTGCACCAGCTCCGTTAGAAGTCAGCACATGTCCAGCAGTTCCCACAGCAACTGTAGCAGCTACTCCGGCAGCATCCCAAGTAATTAACTCACCATCTGTACCGTTAGCCAGCCCGGCCACAGGAAGTCCTGTACAGTTGGTTAGGACGCCTGCGCTAGGAGTTCCTATATTAGGAGTCGTGAGTGTAATCCCTACCAGAGTAAGTGCCCCTGAGCCTCTGTTGATAGCAACAGCAGTAGTGCCAATGTACATGGTTTGGTCTGCATTGGCTTTGCCGTTAAATGTATCCCAGTCTGTAGAACTTAAGTAACCATCATTATCAGTATCAGCCTGATCAACTTCAATAGTCAAACCAGAACCTATAACAGCACCAGTTCCTCCAACAATAGTAAGGACACTTGAAGTAGTTTCTGTTAAGTTGCCTGTACTTATAGTGTCTTGTTTGCTATTGAAAGTATTCCAATCAGTGCTAGTCAAATAACCGTTCTGACTGGTAGTTGCTGCTTGGAAAGAAATCTCTTGCGTCGATAGGCTTAAGCCGCCTGTGGTAGCTGAAGAGTGTAATGTTATTGCATTGTGCAATTCAGCTGTAGTTGCTAATGTGCCTGTTGTTGGAAGCGTAACGTTCGTAGTTCCAGTAGTAGTTAAGGTTAGAGCGTGTGCTCCAGATCTAATTAGATTACCGGTAAGCGTTACTGTATGGCCTTGTACAGATGTAAGATTTGCTAAAGTGTCTATTGCATTTTCAATAGTGGTTTCGGTAGTGGCATCTAACGCATCGATGTTTTGCAACGTTAAAGTGCCTGCTGCATCACTGAAAGGTACTGAAGACCCAACAGTAAAGCCGCTATTTCCAACAGTTACTGACGTAAACGAAGGAGTTCCTGTCGTTGTTACGTCTTGATCAATATAGCTATGGTCTGTACCGTTATTACTTATGTGTGAATAAGCTGCATCCCAATTGGTATTTGTAGCGTCTGATATGGCTGTGCCTGTAAAAGTAACTCCTTCTACAATAACTGTCCCAGCCGTAGAAGCAATAGTTAAACTAGTTGTTCCACTATGAGTAATAGTAGCTGTATTGGCTGAGATAATAGCACCAGCCATTGTAATAGTACCGCTAGTAGTATCGTTACCATTATTAATTAAATAATCAGAGTGAGCTTGTGTATTGTCTTGACTATGACTATAGGCTGTCTCAAAATTAGTCTCTTGAGTAGTTGTAATGATTGCATTACTTCCGCCATCTGAGAAGTTATCAGCAGCAAATGTAGGAGCGGCACCAGAAGTCACATCTTGATTAATAGATGAAACTCCACTAACAGTAAGATTAGCATTGACATCAAGTACAGACCCAGCAGCAATATCTAAACTAGCCGTGCCACGTGTTAGACTAAATGTATTCGTACCAGTACCAAGTACAACACCGCCATCTTTAATAAGCTTACCAGTTGTACTATCAAAAACAGTTAAATCATTATCTACTGCTGAACCTGGACCAACAACATCTCCTGCATTTGCAGTTGCACCATCAGCTACATTGATCATAGTACGAACTTGAGTGGCTGTAAGCTCTGTAATAATTCCACCAGCTCCAGCTATATTACCTAATATTCGATTATCAGCAACTACATTTTGCATTTTTGCATAAGTAACTGCGTCGTTAGCAATCGTTAATGTTGTTGCTCCAGTTACGTCACCAGTATGCGTAGCATTACTAACCTTGTCATTAAACGTATTCCAGTCTGTACTTGTTAAGTATCCATTTTGTGCTGTAGTAGCAGCTTGAAAACTAATTGCCTGTGTAGATAAACTTAATCCACCAGTAGTGGCTGAAGCATCTAAAGTAATAGCAGGATGAAGAGCATTAATTTCAGCAACTGTTAAATGATAGCGCTCTGTAGCACTACCACCCTGTAAACTTGTAAGCTCATTATGATCACTTGGAGTAAATGAAACAAATGTAAGATCATCAACAGCTTCTATTTCAGTAAAAGAAGTATCACTTTCTTGAATAATAATCTTAGCTCTTAATACACCAAATTCGTTAACATGATCTGGAAGGGTTCCTGGCGGTTGAGCAGCTTGAGCTTCTGATAGCGTATATTCTTCTTGTCCATAAATAACATAAGTAGAAGTTCCAGTTCCTTTATAAACCCAATGAACTCCATATTTATTACTAGAAATAGTCTCTAAACCAGTAGCAATATCATTATACTGTGTATTGTTTATTTGAGTTTGATCACTTTCTGCCCATGCAGAACCAGTATAATAATAATATTCAAAATCATCTGTTGCAGAAGTATCAATGCCAGTTGTTACAATTCTATTTAATCCAGCATACATAACACCAGCAGTAATAACTATATTTCTAGTTCCAGTTTCAGAAACACTAGCGCCACTTACAAAATGAAGAGAAGATGTTTCCACATGATGCTGTTGAATTCTTTTAGCTATATCTTCTAGATGTAATCCAGAATCAATAATATCAACTAAAGTACCTTCACGATATACTTTTCCTAAGTTAAAAATCGTGTGGCCATTTGCAGTGCTCGATGTGCCAATTACAAACTGCGGCGTGCCAGAGTTGTAATCAACTGCAATATAGTTTGTTGAATTATCTGTTAAGGTTTGTCCAGTCAAGCCTGTCAAATCAAAGAATCTATTCTCTCCAATATCAGAATTAGTTGTTTTGACAATTCCCTTAACGTCAGAAATATCAATAGTTCCACTGCCACCATCAGTAATAGAACCACCAGAAATAATACCAGCAGATTGTGTTCCGTTACTCCAGTCTTGTACATCATCATATGTAGCAGTGCCAATTTCAAGAAGTTCTACTTGAGTAGCGTCGATTACAATCGATGCCATTGTAAAGTGTTCGTTACTAGCAAAGTTTAACAGAGAGTCATGGTCTACACCTGCTGGTAGCACAACACCTGAAATTTGTTGACCTGTTAAAGTTAAATTAATTGATGAAGTATCAGCTACTGTAGCAGCTACATGACGCGCAGAAGTATTTGCAGCTACATCAGTATTGTTTGAAACTTCAGTATCAAAATCTGAAATATCATTAGCATCCAAACCTGTTGGATTGTTGATAGCAGGAGATGTAAGTGTCTTGTTAGTTAAAGTTTGTATTGCACTAATACCAACTAACTGTTCTGCTATGTTGGCAGGATCATATGTGGCTGCTGCCATGTCTCCACCAGCAGAAGCAAAGTCACTAATAAGAGCTTTCTTTAGGTTGCCTGAATCGCTTGTGTCACCAATAAGAACATAATCACTACCTACAGCAGTAACTGTACCTTTATTGCTAATAGCAGTAGGGTCTACGGTTAATACGCCAGAACCTGTAACTTCACCTGAATGAGTAGCGTTTGTTACTTTTAAAGTATTTGCTGCAACATCTGTAGCGATATCAATACCATCTACAGTGCCTGTAAGTGTGATATTACCAGTAATGTCTAATGCAGAACCTGTATAAGTTAAGCCAGTGGTACCTTCGACTGTAGTAGCGTCTCTCCAAACAGCTATCTGATTGTCAACTGGTGTTCCATAATTAGATACATTACCGCTGCTACCACCAAAATCACTAACTAATGCTTTCTTTAAATTGCCACTATCACTAGTATCACTAATCAATACATAGTCTGTGTCTATTGCTGTAACTTCAGATTGTCCAGTAATCGCTACACTTTCAAGCGTTAGCGCATTAGATCCAGTTACGTCACCAGTATGAGTAGCGTTTGTAACTTTCGCAGAATTGGTCGTAACATCGCTGTTCGCTGAAACAGTCGTTTGAAAATCACTAATCGTCGAGGCCGTCTGAGTGCCAGTATGGTTGGCACGACTCAAATAATAAGTACCTTCTTGGCTATCTAACAAATCCGCATTAAAGTTCGCATTCAAGGTGGTGGAAGTTACGTTCATTGGAGCCGTGCCAGTTACGATTGTCGAAACGTATTGCCCCCGCTGCAACGTCAGATCTCCCGCCGAACTCAACTCCATGGAAAGGTAAGATAGAGACGAATTGTTATGGCTGTCAGTAGGATCCACATACCATTTATGACTCTTAGCCCCATCGACTGCATAAAGATTGTCGTTGTATCCAGGACCGTAAAAAATAGCGTTATCGGCAAAAGCAGTACTATTGGTGCCGCCAATCCCAACAGTCATCCAGTGTCCTGCATCATTAACAGCAGTGAACCCAGCAGCAGCCGAGGTTCCCGTAGATTCATTAACTACCGATTGGCGGATCGTGCCGTCAAACTCATTTCCAATTGAGAATGATTTTGAAGGCTCTACATAAATCCATCCCTCTGTTGAATGCGATCTCTGAACAGTACCTACCACCACAGTCGCATATGTTGCAACGGTTGGGTGTGTCGTTGTCCATCCGCCAGAACTGTTAAGATATAGCGTGTCACCTGCAGACATTGTTGAAGTGTCAATGGGCTCTGTTGCTGTGCCCTTGACAACCCCCCAAGGATAGCAAAAACCGGTGCCACTATCCGCAATATCTTCTGCAAGCATACCGAGAACATGGAACTTGTTTGCGTCAGTATTGTCCGCAGCGTCTACAGTTGGACGGTTACCGGATGATCCATTTTGATATACAACTGTTCCGCGATCCAGTACCCCGCCTGTAACATTACGGACACGGATGATCCCCTTTTGTCCTAATGGAAGAACCTCGTCGCCATCCAACCCAATTTCAACCGTCCCATCATCAGCACTCCAGTGCATACGTCCTGTTTGATGGGTAGGGGCAGAAACAACAGTGTCAAAATCAATATAGTCTACATCTGGTCCTACAAATGTCGGACTACCCGTAGTAGTCACATCCTGGTCAATCGATGACACGCCTCCAACTGTTAAATCAGCATTAACATCCAGAGTAGAACCTGCCGCAATATCCAAGCTCGCCGTTCCACGTGTTAAACTAAAGGTATTGGTACCAGTTCCTAGAGTAACGCCACCATCTTGAACCAATTTACCCGTCGTCAAATCAAACGTCACAATATTATTATCAACAGCGCTCCCTGGACCGACGACATCGCCTAAATTAGCCGTTGCTCCATCAGCAACATTGATCAAGGACCTCACCTCGGTAGCCGTCAACTCATCAACAATACTACCCGCTCCTGCGTTGTTTCCTAGAAGGACGTTATTCGCAACTACATTTTGGATCTTAGCGTAAGTTACCGCATCGTCTGTAATGGTCAGCACAGTGTCACCTGTGACTTCTCCAGTATGGGTTGCGTTCGTTACCTTCGCGGTATTCAAACCAATCGCAGAATCGTTGAGTACGAATTTATCTCTAATCGCGTTTTTGCTCGCTGCATCAGTGTTCGCATCCCAACTCGTGGAGTCATAAGCAGTGTCATCAACCGTGACGGCCGTTGCCCCGTCAGCGACGTTGATTAACGTACGAACTTGAGATGCCGTCAATTCCGCTACAGGCTGCCCAACGCCTGCAACATTTCCCAAGATGCGTCCATCAGCAACAACATTCTGCATTTTTGCATAAGTAACGGCATCATTCGCAATCGTCAGAGCAGAGTCTCCAGTAACCTCTCCTGTATGAGTGGCATTGGTAACTTTTAGTGTATTCGCAGCAACATCTGTAGCAATGTCAATTCCGTCTACAGTACCACTTAATGTAATATTGCCAGTTATATCTAATACAGATCCGTTATACGTAAAACCAGTAGTGCCTTCTATTGTAGTAGCATCTCTCCAGACTGCTATTTGGTTATCAACTGGCGTTCCATAGTTGGATACATTGCCTCCTGCAAAATCACTAATTAAAGCTTTCTTTAAGTTACCAGAATCACTAGTGTCACTGATTAAAACATAATCAGCACCTAATGCAGTAACTGTACTTTGGCCAGTAACAGCAACACTTTCTAATGTTAAAGCATTAGTACCAGTGACATCTCCTGTATGAGTATGTGTATGGTCATCTAAAGTATCTAAAGCAGCTTGAACTTCATCATCACTAGCGCTTAATATACCAGCAAAAGAACCAGTATTAACAGGAACGCCAGTTGCGATAACTGATGTGGCAGCTTCCATGGAAGAAATAAAATCTTCTCTGTAGTAGTCGTCAATGATATCAGTAGCTTGAATTTCATACCAATACCAAACAGTAAAGTTAACGGCCAATGGTGCATGGCTAAGAGTAACTAACCCACCAGCACTAATTGAGGAGATAGAAATTCTATTTCTAGTAAACACATTGCCAGAATCATACAGTTCAATCTTTGTAGTTGCAGTAACATGAGAAGGATGTGTATTTAAAATATTACCTGCGGACCATGAACCTGTAGAGAATGTAGCATTGAGCAATGTGCCATCAAGCTGAAATGTTGTTAATGCTCCATTACCTGTGAATTGTTCTTTAAAAACCACTCTTGGATTTAAGAAAGGAAGACTATTGTCAATTTCAGTACCGATCTTGTCGGCAGACCATAAGTCGGTCGCAGCAGTTCCAGAGTCATTGATTTCTCTATGCTTGGCGGCATCACCAATATGACTATCTATAGTACTGTGGCTGTTGGAACCAATATTAGCAATAGCTGTATGGTCTATGCTTGCTTCAGTAAAATGAAGTGTGGCATCGCCAATGTGCGAATCAATCTGTGTGTGTGTATTTGTGCCAGCTCCAGAAAGATTTTGATGAACAATATTGCTTTCGTCAACATCAATAAGAACAGTACTAGCGTTAGAGGTAACAGCTATCTTGGTAGACGTAGCGTCTATGCCTTTGAAAGGAAGATCTACTCCGCCTTTAACAGTAAAGAGGCCTTCTCCAGATCCAAGATTACTAGCCGTATTAGCCTCGCCAGATCCAACTGTTGCAGGAGGTTCGTAGTAATCCAACTTTTTAGTAAATGGATTGAATTTATATGGCATAGCGTTACTCCAAATTATTCAAGAACAAAAACCACCTGTACCGTTAGGTCTTCTGCGTCGTCATTTGTGCCATTATCATCAGTAGAAATTTCAACTCTGTCCCCGTAGAGAATGTTGTAGTTGGTTGTATTAATATCTGTAGTTGTTGCAGAAATTGTTTCTATACATTCAACTCCTGCATTAGAATTTGAAGTACTGACTCCATTGCCACCAATAGTAACATTGACACGAGGATCATTCGCCCCTGAGTCTGCTGACTTACAAATAACTGTAAACTTAACAGCATGTGCATGCCCGTAGTTCCAATAGTGCAAAGTATCAGCATCAGCATACAGCAAGGATGTCTCTGTCGCATTAGCAAAAGCACCACCAACAATAAAAGTTTCTACAACGGCATTGTTTGCAGGAGCATATTGAATAAACGCATCAAAGCTTGTTGTCATTGCTGCGCCAGCAAGAGTAACAGTTCCACTAGAATATCCAGTTACAATACCGTATCTCCACGAGCCAGGCGTGTCTGCATATCGGATTGGTCTACCTTCTCTAAAAATCTCTTGGTTCGTAGTGTTGTCAGAAACAGTAAACGAAGCATCTGAAACACGAGCAATAATAGTTCCATCCTGCCAAATACCACTTCTGTTTTTTGATGACTGATATGCCCAGATTTCGTTCCAGTTAGAACCATCATATGCTCCAAATACAGAACCGTTCCAGCGCATATTGCCAGCTGTTGTATCTGTACAATCGCCTAATCTTATTCCTCCGCCTTGAAGATCTAAGACGCTTCCCGTGTCGGCAAAATCTATAGCAAAATCTTGACCAGAAGGAACATCCCACTCTATGCCTCCATTAATATCACATGACAAAACAGCAGAAGAACCTGAACCTCTAGAGATACTAAATACACTAGCCGACCCAGTGCCTGCGCTATCATACAAGAATGCAAGACTATCAATTGACTGTGTCTGAATGCTCCCTGTTCCATAGGTCTGTAGTGTTAAATCTCCAGTTGCGCCGAAAGACTGAATTACATTATTCCCATTACTCTTTAGGATAAAGTCTCCAGTGCTATTGCCATCTGAATCATGAGTAAGAATCAAGTCACTTGGAGAAGAAACATTTACGTCTTGATTAGAATATGAAGCTAGAGTAATTCCACCAGCATTATAGAATCTTGCAAGAAGATTTCCAAGAGAATCACGAACTGCAACTTCACCAGAACCTTGAGGCGACAAAGAAATACTTCCATCTGTAAGGCCAGTATCATTCAGAATGACGCTTGTGTAGCTTGATAATGTTCCTTGAAGAACAGCTTTAAGTTCTAGGGAAGTACCAAGAGCAGAAGTAGTATAGTCTTGTGTGGCAACGCCACGAATATATGCACCAGTAGCAACAGCAGATCCAGTATACCCAGCAAGTTCTATCTTGCCAAGATAAGACCCAGAGCTTGTGTTTAGTGGAACAGACTCTGTGCCTTCTGAATGAACAATACGGACTAGAGGAGCGGCAGTTACAGTATTGCTCCAGACGTGCAAGTCAAGTGCAGGTTCATTTGAAGAGCCTGTTGACTTTAATGTTAAATATTTTGTGGAATCATTGTATGTAAAATCATCACTATCTTCCAGTGCAGTAGCTCCAGAATTTGTGTATGGAATTCTGTATGCAGTATATGAAGACGGAGCGTCTGTCAGTCCTAAGTAAGTATTAGAAGTGCCAGATAAACCTGCCTCAGCAGGACGATAAGGAAGAACAGTTAGCGTGTTGGCATCTCTTACTCTGACAATTGGACATGAATAGAATGCAGGATTGGTAGGTTCTGTGGCAGTAAGAACACCAGGCGTAACAGGGTCTTGAAAATAAACTTCATCTGGAGTCAAGCCGTGGCCTGTCAATGTGATTGTGCCATCTTGAACCATCAAGAAATAATTAGTACCTACGCCAACAACAAAGGTCGGTGGGTCAGATAGTTTTGCTCCATCTGAAGCATCTGCCTGAAGCCAACCAGTACCGTCGTCATAATAAATAACATCCTGAGCTGCAAAGCCATGTGTTGCTTGGTTTACAATCTGTCCTTCGTTCGACACACATTCCCAATATTGTAAGTCTGTAGAAAAGAAACCAGCTGCCGTACCAGCAGAAGTATGAGAAGAAGAACATCTAAATCTTAAATTAAGATGCATTACTTCTTGACGAATAGCATATGCAGTACCAGTAGCCCAGTCTTGAACGTCAGAACCTCCGCCTGTAGCTAGTTGCCATGCTGTGTCAAGAGTAAGACGAATGTACAGGTCTCCTGTAGAAGAATTAATATAGATATTACCTGGCGTTGAAGAACCTGGCACTCCAGCTTGATATTGAATTTTAGCCCAGTTGGCTCTATCTAGTTTAGTTTTACCACTCATCTAGACCTCCTAGAACAGTGCAATAACTTTAAGGATTGCGGCATTTGACCAAACTTCAAATGTGTTTTCATCAACATGTACAATATTTACTTCTATTGCTGGTGATACGTATTGCCCATAGTAGTCTTCTTCTGTAGGACTAAGGTCAAGAACTTGAACAAGAGGATATATTCCTCTGTTATGTGTAACTACAATTGCAGTTTGTTCCCTTACTGTCTCGCTTAGTGCAGACCTATCGTAATCATCTTCCCAGCGAGTAACAGTACCGCCAGAAATAATGCTATAAACAGCAGTATCTAATGCGCTGATAGCTGTTTCAAGGTTAGTGCTCTGTGTAATATAATTAACAGATGTATAAGTAGGCATCTCTGAGCCGCTAGTATAATCTGTCATTCCTGTGTATCTTGCTAGATTAGTAAAGTATGCACCCGCGCCAAGGTCAATAAGAAGATCTACCCCATGTGGATTGGATGACGTTGGAGTTGCAGAACCAACGTAGTTTACATGCGTGCTAAGGTCTGCTACGCCAGAAGTAACTGGGTCTGTAGCATCTGTAACATAGTTGGCAGTTCCTCTTGTTCTAGCAATCTCCCAACGAATTCTAAGAATCTCATTGTACAATGTACTATAAGGAGTAGTTCTTGCTTGTGACAAGGTCTGTGTGGGCATTGGACTGATATCAGTATAAGCAAATGGAGGAGAACTTCCTCCAATGCCAGAATGGCTAATACCAGTAGGATCTGTTTGCCATCCACCTGAGACATTATGAAGCTTTAAAAGCTCATCAATGTTTTTTGCAACACTATGAGAAAGAGGGGCACCAAACGTCCAAGGACCAAATCCTTCAGACACTCCGTATATATCATCAGCAAGCTGATTAATATTTGATTCAATCTGACTAGTTCGTGCATCCAAAGAAGAAGAAGCACTAGTCAAAGAAGCGTCTTCATATCTATTGCCTATGGCGTACCAGAGGGCCGTGTCACTGAATGCACCAGCAGTCGCAGCTGTTGTAGTGTCAATGTCAGAGATGGCTGTCCAGACGTCTTCTAGGGCTTCTGCAATTGTCTTTGGTCTTTCGTCAGTTGTATCCCAATATCTTCCATATGCATTAACTGATGTTGCATCATTAAAGACAAATAACGTTGTTCCTTGAACGCCATATTTTAAGGCATCAATTTTTTCTGGCAAACCAATACCTGGACGCCATCTTTGATCTCTTGAACCAGCAGGAAGAGAATCTATGATTGGACGAATATGTGTCCTCCACAATCTCCACTGTTGATTAATATTTGTAGAGATAGAATCAATAGAAGTACTAAGTTCAACAGCACTAAGCTGGCCTCGTTTGGCAGCTCTATATGTATAAAGTGTGCCTCCGCTTTGATCTATAGAATCAGAAGCTTTTAATGTGTTGTCTAGGGTTGATACCCATGACCAATTCCACTGTGACATCTACAACCTCCAAGTCATATTTTATCATTAAAGACCAAGCTTTATTCGGTACGAATTTAAAGCTGGAGTTACAGAGGTGCTCTCTGATAAAAGCACTGTTTTCAGTTTAACATACTTGTACATTTCGCTTCCTGATTGTCCTGCTCTCCATTTTGTAATGAACAGTTCATTGGTGAAGTCAGAATCACTAGGATCATAACGCAAAACAATAGACAACGTCGCAGCTTGGTCATTTTTACCAATTCCTCTTATTGCAAAGTGGCCATATCCATTTATGTTATTTTCAAGATTAAACAAACTAGTTCGGGTACCATAAAACTCAGCAGAAAAATCAGTACCAGTATATGTTTGATTTCCTTTAAAACCAGACGGATATGGAAAGCCATCAATTATAAGTTTATGATTGTACGGATACAAAGGATCAATATCCTGAAGAGTTTCTTCAGTGCTCACAGCACCAGAAGAGCCAACAGCCTCAATATAGTTTTCAGCAATATCAAACCAGTTAGTTGCATCGGTTTCAAACTTGTGTATTCCAGCAGGAACTTTTACAACACCAGTTACAAACTGTCCGTCAATAGCACACTGTTTTCCACCAAAGTCAAATAGCTTACCGTCTGATGAGAGAATCTCAAAATAACAAGAATATGTTTGTTCTTTTCTTCCCCAGCCTCTTGCAACGCCTCGAACAGAGAGAGTGTCAGGATAGCTAGTTTTGTTTCTGATGTTTCTCCAAACTGCAACACTATTTGAAATAGTATCTTGATCTTCATCAGCGCTAACTAATATAGAAGTATTAATAGCAGCAAATGTTGTATTTTTAAAACGGTACTGCAAGATGTCTCTTTCGCTACCTAACGCACCAGTTTCAGTATCAAAAGTAGTAACAAGTACATTGTTGTCAAAAGAACTGTTAAGCAACCCGTGAGCATCTTCATCTTCTATTGTATTGTTCTTCCAGCTTGCACCAGCAAAGCTCAATACTTTCGGATACTTAACTTCGTCTCTTTGAGATGGAAGAATATTTGTCCATGATGTCCATGTAGAGTTGTCTTTAGATACAGACATATAATATTCAATATCAGTATTGTCTGGAATGTTTTCACAAACATCTAGCTGAACTAGATTAAACCCAACAAGATTTTCTTGTACATTAGTTGCAGATAAAGCTTTGCTTTCAAACACATTTCCTGCATCTGCGTAATATGTAACTTCAGACAGTCTGATATGACGAAGTGAAAAATCATATTCATATTGACCGCTATCTGGAGCAGCTTTATAAAAGATGAACTTAATCCATCTCATTTCTGTTAAAGGAAACGTCCACAGCATATTAGAAGCAAGAACCTTTGTTGCTTCGTTTGTAGGCAGAATGTACCAACTATATCCATCTTTAGAATGCATGGCAGTTACTGTTGCCCTGTCAGATACGGGACCTGTATAGTCAAATGCGATGCGCGAAACCTCAATATCTTTATCTTTACTTACATGTGCTTTAAGTTCGCAGGTCATAGTGCCAGACACACTTGAGGTTACTTTTCCAACCCATGTAGTGTCAGCAGTTTTAAATGCTTGAACTAAATTATTGTTACTGCTTACATCATAAACAGATGTGCCAGGTCTCTTTGTTAAGGCAGCAAACGAGACATCTAAGTCAGTAAGATCATTTGTGTTAATACGTTTAATGGTTCCTGCTTCGGCAGTGCCAGGATTGAGAGTAACAGATTGTTCATCAACGTTAACATAGGCAGTAGTATTGTCTGTATTGACAAGATTCATATCGGTAAACACATCTGCTACAGAAGAAAAATATCCAGTAGTATAATTTGCCAACAATAAAAGAGAGTCGACTTCTTGGTTTAGCTTTTGTGCTTTGGCAGCTAAACGTTTATTTTCAAAAGACCATCTTTCATAGAACTTACTTGTCTTGCCAACTAGACTGTATATTTCACGCACAACAACACTGACATCACTTGAAACAGTGTCTGCAATGTTTTGCATTTGGTCTGCACTAGAGTTGTCACCACGTTCAACGCTAAAGTCTACAAATTTAGATTTTGGCAAAGACAGATCAGAGTGTGTCTCTTGATATGTTTCAAAGTCACTTTCAATCTGTTCTGCATTTGGGACTGTTCCTTCTTTAAGATACTCAAGAAGAATATTTTCAAGAATAAATTCTTTATATGTTGTCTTTAGGGACATTTATAGCTCCTCTAGAAGGTTAGCAGTAACAGACCTAAAGGCAAGGTCTTTGCAAATTGGAGAGAAATAAGGCTCAAGATCTTCAAGAGACTCAGAGGATGTTTCGTAGTATTCATAAAATACTTTAAGAATTTGAGGACGAGACTTTGATGCTGTATCTTGCTTTAAGAATCTAAGACCAAACGTAGAAGTAAAGGTAATGGTTTTAGACTCTTCGTTAATATCTTCAATTTCACCCAATGAAACTTGTTCAGCTATGTTATAAAAAGCACTGTATGCAGAAACCTCAAATTCGACCTTGCCATCTGCTGGCATAGGAGAAGCAAAATGCATAATGCCATTGTTATAATCAACAGAATATACACCACTTGTATCAATTCCTGGGTCTGAATTATTTATACGATAAGACACAGTATAGTCTTCTGATGGAGCAGTAGCAAAATAGACACTTACAAGACCAGCTGAATCTACGCTCCATTCTCCATTAGACTGAAGCGTTGTACTAGAAGGAAGAGGAGCTAAATCAAACTGACTAACTGGTGCTGAAGCACTATTAGTATCGCGAACAGGAGCAAATACTGGAGACCCAATAAGAGTTTTGTTAGTTGTAGCGTCCACCTTGCTAAGTTGATATGTGTAAACAAATCCAGAAGAAAGAGTAAAAGATGTTAGTTCGTCTTTAATCTCTACGTTGTTAGCAAATTCATTTTCACCATCAACAAACTTAACTTCAATTGGTTTTGCATTGCTTGGAAACAATGTAACACTTGGAGTAACAGTACCACGAACAATAGAAGTGTTTGTCCAGTCATGATAATTTTCGTTACTAGTTATTAAATTTATCTTGCGCGTATTAGGAGCAGAACCATCGTACGTAAACTCTTCTTTGCGCTTCATAGTAAACACAACACGTGGATCAAGTACAATCTTTTGTGTGTTTGCTTTGCCAGTAACTAAGTTGCGGTCAAAGCGCCAAAACATTGGGTCTAGTATTTTTACATTACGTTTTTTGCACACAAGGACAGTGCGTCTGTCTGCAGCAGGAGGAGAGCCAAAATACACAGCTCCTGAGTAATGATCAAACGTATAACGAGATTCAACTTTTGCCCAGCTACTAAGTGGATCTCTAAGTTCTGTATCGCCATCAACAAAAACAACCTTATTAGTAAACTGTTTGTTTACTGTGGCAATAACATTACCATCAAGATCATATTCTACAACGTCAAAATGATCTAGGCCATTATCACTATCAACATATACAGGAGGGAACATTCCTTCATGTGACTCAACAAAGAAAGAACCACTATAGCCTATTAGGTCCTGGTTCTCGTGGTCAAGCTCAGTGTCCATTCCTAGTGCAATAGAAGCTATATCGTCAGTGTTCTTTGCCATGTATTCAAGAGCCTTTTTGCTTGGCTTCGAATGAGAGAGACCACTTACGCTCGTAAGAGGAAGTTTGCCTTGGTTAGGAAGCTCACCAGTGCTGTTTGTTGTAGAGTTAGTATTACCAACAATGGCTTCTTGTTCGCCAGGTGAAACTTTTACAGCTGCTCTTATCGCAGCAAGCTCTTCGCTAGTAAGATCTTTCATCTTTACGGCAGAAACATCTGGACCTGATTTATATTTTTCTGCTCCAGGAGGTATTTCAATTTCATATGGAGCTGCTTCATTGTCACTGACGTTGGTAATAGCAAGGATACTCATAGATTCTTTTTGGCCATCAGATGGAGCTGTTAGATTAAGGATGTATCCTCTATCAGTTAAACGCAAGAAAGGATTGTCGCCGTCTAAACTAACTTGTACTTTTGAGCCACCAGAAGGTATATATCCATACTGAACTCCTGTAGAAATATCATTGTGACCAAACTGTAATTCAGTACCTTTCTTATTTAAGAAATATATTTTACTGTCTGAATTAACAGTGTCATATGAAGTAGGACTTTGGTTGGTAGCAAAGGCAGAAGAGGACTTAGGCGAATACTCAATCTGTTCTCCATTTATAAAGACACGTATTTTTTCTTCAAGGTTTGGAATATTTCTGAACGGAAGCTTAAATCTAATAGAACCTTCTCTTGCATCATCTGACTCTCGAACTCTTTCTCCAGGCTGATCTACGGTAAACTCAACAAAGTCTAAGTCCATAAGAGTTGACTGGCCTCTAACAGAAGGGCCTAATCTTGGACGGGGACAACTAAAACTACCCATGAACGGAAGAAGAACATTTAAAGATTTTTTAATTGGACGTTCGGTTAATGATACGTCAGCCTGGCCACCAGCAGGAACATTAACAATATCCATTTTCTTTAGACGTTCTTGTTTAACTGTCACATTTCCTTTGAAAGCATCAGGGTCTCTTTTCATTGAAACCTTATGGCGCAACGTAGTAACAGCTTCTTCAGTTTGAATAGAATTGTCTGAAATATTATTAAAATTAATTACCTCTAAGATATCTGTGCCAGTTCTTTGTTGTGGTTGGATTGGCAACCAACTAGCACCGTCGTTATAAGAGATAAAATGTTTTAGGTCTGACAGTGTAGATTCTTCTATTGGGTTCTCAGATGCCCATAAAGAAACTTTACGAATTTCATCATTAGCAGCAAATGGAGTAGATACTAAAGCACCTTCTGTTAAGAATTTTCTACCCAAGATATTAATATCGCGAAGCCCGATAGAATATCGTAACCTTGGACCGTTGTTGGTATCGATAGTATATGGAGTGTGCTGCTCAAAAACAATATGAACGTACTGTACTTTACGAGGCAAGAAAGAATAGAAACCTTGACCTGAAAACTTTGATGTAGCAGGAGACAGCTCAAATTCTTCTTTCTCTTCTTCAGATACGAAGTCGCGCAAAGGAACTTCATCTTTAATAGAAGAGTAGTCTGCTCCGTCTTTAGAAGTCTCAATCTTAGTAACTTTTATAGGAGTAGGAGTTCCAAAGTTAATTGGGTTAATATTAATATGGTTAACAACAGCCACTTCTTCTAGTGTAATAGTAATGTCAAATATCAAAGGAGTGCTAGATTCACTAGTTGTAACCTTCTCGTATTCAAACCATGTGTTAGGTTCGTTGTCACTGACTACCTCTATATCTTCGTGCCCAAACACATCTAATTGGTGATTGCTTCCTGGTTCGCCATTGCTAGGACTATTAATAACAATAGAAGCAACACTTGGAACGACTGGAGAGCCATCAAGAGGTAGAAGAACGACTCCTTCATCTGAACTAACATAACATTCGTCTGTGTCAACTAGATCAGAGCCAATTTCTACCCTATCTGTTGTGTTGAAACTGTCACCAAAGAAGTATCCTGCACCAAGAGAAGGGTCGGCATAAAGCAAATAGTCGCCTAACTTATTAGAAATCTTTTTACTAGTATCTATTGTTTGCTTGTGTTCTGAAGCAATAGAGTTGTAAGAAGCGGCAATCATTCTATCTAATGCTGCAATCTCAGAAAAGATAGCCTCTGCGTCTTTGCGAAGTGCAGTTGTAAAAACATTATATGTTGTTGGGTCTGCTGGTGCTCCAGCGTATATTTTCATCACTGCACTAAGAATAGAGCCATCAAGAGACTCATAAAACATATTCAGCGCTTCATGAAAAGAAGATACAATATCAGACTCAAGTACCATATTGCCAGAATGATATAGCTCATTAACTGACTCAAGCAAGACTTCAAGTCTAGCTCTTGCTACATCGCTTGGAGGAACTGTAAGATGCTTGTTGGCCATTATATCTCCTAATCGTAACTAGCAGCTAGAATTGCATACTCATAAAGCTCTGGAGTAGACACTTGAGATGCTTTGTTTCTACGTAAAGTTACCTGCAAGTATATATCAGATTCTATTGTAACATCTGGGTCTTCTTGCTTGAAGTGAACACGTCCATCTTTGTCAAGATATACAGTCTTATCTACATCTAGATACACAGTAGCTTGTTCATTTGTTCCGGCGTTATTAATATTATAGTCGCTTGTGCGGGGAGTGTAATCAACTGTATAGATTCCATCAGTAGATGGATTGTTTATCTTGATCCAGAACTTAAGAGGGTTTAGTGTGTACTGAGAGAAATCATTGCCAGCAGTTAGTACGTTCTGCCAGTTCAGGCTTTGGTTTACAAGAGGGAGTCTAGAGAATGCAAACTCCCAATGAGAACCTGCTGTCAAAAGCTCACCATTGCAATATACTTTAATAGGCACTTCTTGTGCAGGCAGCCCTGTGTAGTCATCAGGAATGTATGGACAGAATCTTAGTGCTCCAGTATCTTTGATTGTTGCAGTGTCGCTTGCTCTCTTGGTAAGTATTAGTCGCTCACTAACAACAGTGCTCTGGCCTATCTTTGGTATAGAGAAACGTGTTTCTTTATACTTAGGAGATCTATCAATCTTAATAACTTCGTATTCAATTGTATTTCTTGTGACGCCTGTCTCTGCTTGTTCGTCAACTTGAATGGCCATAGTGCCTATGTTGCTAACATGCAAAGGCTTAGAAACAAAAATACCAGAATCTTTATAGGTATCATTTCCAAACCAGACATTATCAAGAGCAAAAGTATACCGGAATGCATTAAGTTGTTTTGATATTGGATCAGGAACATTAGCTAGATCAGCAAGATTGTCAGACGCTAAAGCTTCCCTAGATATTAGTGATAAAAAATCTCTACGTTTCAACCTATTAAAGCGATTGCCTTCGTCAAGTAACTCATGAGTGTCTGTGTCTTTAGGAGTCCAGTAGTCTGCCTTGTGATATGTGTATACTGCAAATGTAACCTTAACTGACCTAACAAAAGAACGAGTAAAGTCTATGCGTATTTTGCCATCAACTTCTGTGCTGGCTGAAGATAAATCAATACGATGATTACCTGGCGATATTCCTTCTATGCTCTCAATAAAGAATGGCTCCTGTGTGCCGCCCTCAACGACAATATAGTTAATATCTTTGCCACGACCTAAATCAAACTCAAGAACAGTAGTAACCTTTGGTACTTTATCTTTTACATAAACATTCCTAAACCAAAAGGTTCCACGCTTTGCGTCAATAATATTGGTAATAGGATTGTCTATATCAACACTAATTTCAGTTTCGTATGAGCTTTGGTCGTGATGAACAAGGACACCGACAGGATTAACAACTGGATCTACAGAGGTGTCTAGCATTAGCTTCTTGCCACGCTCAGATACTACAGCTGAAGGCAGCTCAATAGATGTTTTCTGTTCTTGTGTTCTGTTATCAAAATATAAAGAGTCAGCCCCAAGGTCACTACGAGGAACATGTAACAACGAAGAGGACGAAAAAGAGTTAACAAGAACTTGTGTAAAGTCGTTGTTTTGATTGGCCAGCCACTTTAATTTACGAATGTAATTGGATTGCTCGTCAAGATTTCTCTCAAGGTCAGCAATCATATTTTTCATTAATAGTTCATGGTGGTCGTCAAGCTTCTCGCCAATTTCATCTACTTGTAAGAATGCAGCCTCAAGGTCATTCTTAAAAGCTTGCATCATAGCATTGTGAGAATCAGACGAACACAGAGACCAGACCAATGCTCTTACTTGCTGGAAAGAAGGCTTAGGGACAGTGTTGTTAACAATCAAAGATAGCTCTTGAAGCTTATCCTTGTATTCTCCTGCATTTCTAACTGTACCTTTTACTTGAAGATCTTGGAGAAGTTCAGAAATTTGTCTAGCCTGTACAGCAGGCATGACCTTAAGAACACTGTTTAAATATTTGCTTGTCCCCATGAAAAGCTCCTCTCTCAGATATTAAGATACCTAATTGCCCATTGATCAATATGTACATAGTAACCCACAGGCCAACATGTTCTTGAGAGATAAGGATACCATTTTCTGATACGTTACTACAGAGATTTGCAATAATAGTCCTAATAGATTTGATCACAAAAACATTCTTGCCAATATGTTCTGGTTTAATCTCAGCTTGCATTACTCTGGCAATCCTAACAGAAGCATTATTGCCCATGTTGTCTAATGGCGCAATGTATCTATCGTATTGATGCCAATTGGTGTTTGGCATGTTCAAGACACAACAATGTCTTCTCTCAAAGATCTGAACTGATTTTATATTATTTAGACAGCCCTGGCTCCAAGAAGATTTGCCTTTTGAGATATCTGCATCAGAACCACGTTCAGATGTTCCATCTTCAAAAAGTTTGAGCCAGGCTCCCATAAAGAAAGGCCCTAAACAGTATCGCCAATGCCTGGCAAATCTGACATATCACACCTGACAGGAGTGTCGTTGTTTATGCCAGTCCATTCTACATAAGTATAATCTCCACTAACAGTTTCAAAAGTGTCAGCAGTAGAAATGATTTGTATGCCTGCTACTGTTCTGGCAGCGCCAGTTTCATGAAGATATGAAACAGAAAGACGACGACGGTATGTCTTTGCATTGACGCCAGTTGTTAGCGCGTTAGATGTCGCTTCCATACTAATTGTATCAACACGAAGTGTGTCTTCGGCAGTATTTTTATATATGCGAATTACAGGTAGGGCCATTTAAATCGCTCCTTAGTCGATGATAATTTTGTCAAGAATTTCTAGCTGTTGAGCAGTAACATCATTTGGAATATCATCAATTTTGATAGTATGAAAATTAATCTCGATTTCTTCTTTTAGGAACTCTTTGAAAGTTTCATCCTGTTTCTTAATGGTGTCAAGTGCCTCTTTATATTTGGCGTGAAGCTCTGCTAGCTTCTCATTAAACGCAGGTCTGTTTTCTAGAATCTGAAATTCATTACCATTCACAACAGGCTGATCATCTTCATCTTTGTCAGCTAGTTCTTGACAAAGAGCAATGCGCTCTTTCTCAAATTCTTTAATTTCTTCGGGAACTTCTTTGTTCTTTTGAGCTTCTTCGATAGCTTCAATCTCTATCGTGACAATGCCTTTGTTCTTTGAAATGCCATAAGCACCTTTGGCAGTTGTTTTCATTTCTTTAAGACCATTTAGTACGCCCCAAATTTGAACTAGGTTTTCTCTTGTAAAATTCATTAGTTAACTCCTGTGCGGTTTTTGTTGTGTTATTCTTAATGTTAAATATTACACACTCTTATGAAAAGTGCAAGTATCTATTAAATTATATAACCCAAACTAATTCTAGCATATATATTGCTAAGAAGATTGAGTAGGAAGTACTTCTTTACTGGGAGAAGGTACTGTGCCTGGCGACTTTTTGTTCTTTGTGTTTGTAGCCATTATGATGTTGCCGAATATGCAAAGACCAAAGAGAATGCTTTATACCCAGCAGAACCAGGTGCAGCAGGTACATCAACATCAATTTGGATGTGTGCTTCGCCACCTACTGGAATTACTCCATCGACTGTTGGTGTGCCGACAACAATAGAATTGCTATCTAGCGGCAATTGACTATCAATGTCTCCGTAAGCATTTGCAAAATAGTTCCAGCCAGCTGCAAACTTAGTACCTGTAACCCACGACACATCAGGAGTCATGCTCATTTCAACTCCAGCTAAGGCTGTATCGCCCCAGCCCATAAGCTGAGTAAAGTCTGCATCTTCATCTGTTCCAAGATAGTTACTGCCAGCATAACGAGTCATATAGATTGCACAGCCAGTAATTGGGTTTACTTCTGCGTCATGAGAAATAAATATATCCTGATGGCCAATAGCATTTCCAGGAATTACCGTTCCCATGTCAGTTGTATCAGCTAATGAATAGCCGCCTGAAGTTTCGGAAAGTGTTAGGTTTACAGTCATAGTTTGCTCCTACGAAACTAAAAATTGGAAGTTGGAAAGGTTGCCAAATGGTGAAACAGGCGTATCCTCGTCAAGACCTAAGCCTCCACTAATACTATCATATCCACTGTATCCATACCACCATGAGTAATATCTATCTTCCATGGTTATCTTAACAAGATAGGGAGCACCATCGGTTAGCCCCTCTATCGTAAAACTATTATAGGCCCCGGAGCCATCAGTTAGCAAATGACTATTCGCTTTGGTCCAAGGCCCATTCTCATTACGAGCATACCAGATGTCATATGTGAACTCAGAGCCTTCTTGTTCCCACTGTACTTCAACAGAGCCAACAGCAGTTCCAGGAAGGATGCTAATAACCCTTGGTTCATATCCATAGAATTTAATAAGAGGATAAATACCATAAGGAACTTTTTCAGAAACAATTTCTCTGAGGTTGTCAAGTGTGAAATCATCAAGCACTGTATAAGGAAGCTTAACAACAATTACTGCATTAGATGGATAGACCTGTCCGTCGAATGAATTGTAGTCGTTAAACCATTGCACTTGAGGATTTAGAAGCTTGGCTTCTTCGTATTTGCTTTCATTAATACCACCGCCGTCTTCTCGAACATCAATAATAGAAAGACCCTCTTTGCTATGAGGGGGATTGACAGCCATTTCTGCAAGAACAAAATACTGAGAAGCCATTACAGGAAAGCCAGTAGACAGACCATAAGCACTAAGTTCATCATCCCATGTTCTATCAGTAAGTGTAGTTCTTTCTTGAAGAAAACTAACAAGCTCTACTGTCTCGCCATCATCAATATTAATAGTTCCATTTGTAGGAACTTCCGAAGAGCTAGAAGATAATTCAAAATACGTATCTGTTTTATCTGTATATTTAAAGTAACGATAGTTGCCACTAGTGTCTTTTGCTCTTAACCATCCTGTTCTTGGAAATCCATCTGTAGACTCAACGTAAAAAGGATAGTTTAGGATAACTTCAACAACAGTAGCAGGAGATTGAGCAGATGCTGCGGTTGAAGAATTCCATGAATAATGAAGGCCTAGTGCACCAGTTATTTTGTATCCGTCATCATCAGAAAGAATAACATCTGTATTGATAGATTCATTACCACATGTTCCATCTTGATTAAGTTCTTCAATAAGATCTGCACGAGATACTTTTAGCCACATTACAGAAGCTGTTTGTGTTGTTGTATTCTCGTTAGGAGCGCTAGATGGAACTAAATAAACAACTCTTGTTTGCGCATGTACATTAGAATCAAAGATTGGATTCATCATCATGCCAGTAAGAGTATAGAATTCTTCTTTATATGGGTATGTTGCATAGATAGAATAGTAATCTGAAATATCAAAATCAACATGAACAATACCAGTTTTCCTGTCTATACCAAGAAAATTACTAGTTGACCAAGTAATTTCTGCTCCATCAGAATCAAGCACACGATTGCCATCAAAGTCAAAATATGCTGTGCCATCTAAACTAGGATCGTTTGTAACTGCATATTCTATTACACCATCTTTCTCGAACTCTATATTTATATAAGAAAAGATAGAACCAGTTTGTATTTCTTCATGAGGCAACTTAAGCAGTCTCTTATCGATCTTTTGTGATAGCTTTCTGGCCGCAATCTTATATGGTTCTAGTGGATTAAATGCCTGGTTCTCAAACTCAGGAATACTATAAGTAGAATTAAATCCTGCAATGCCATTGGTAAAGTTACCATTTATAATGCGCGGAAACCATGGTTCTGTATCGGTATAATCAACAGGAGCCTTGACGGCAATACGCTTTGACTCAAGATACTTGATTGCATATTTGCCAACAGCAGGAAAGCTCACAATCAAATCACTCAACGAATATGCATATACCCAAGGCTTAAGTTCACCAGGCGTTATATGCCAATAGTCTTCTGCAAGAGCAGGATGGTATCCATTGTCGTTGTTTAGAATTTCAGTAGTGGTCGTTTGCACAGAGCCAGAAACAGACGTAAACTGAACGAAGTAAACGTTATATGTGCCCTGGTTATGATCATAACTATTTTCTAAAGAATTGAAAAGTAAGTAGTTTTCCACAGTACCATCAGTAGTGCCATCTAAGTCATTCCATTCGTATTGACGAACAAGTTTCCATTTGTCTGAACCAACTTCATTGAACTTATGGTCAAAGATACGTACTGATTCTGGAATAACAGAAGAGCTAAGAGTGTGTTTGTAATAGAGAGGAATGTATCCAGAGTCAGCCTGAACAAACTCTTGAGTAAACAAGAAATTAGTATTTGATACTGGACCACGGCTAGCATTGTCATCTAAAGAAACAATTTCTTCAATGGTACTAGTTCTTGAATTCGTGTATATACTGTCACTACGGTCTCCAATAAACAAACTAGTAGCAGGATTAATCTCATCAGAGCCAACATAAGACAGAAGAGCTGCATCGTCAGTAGGAGCCTGAACATACAATATCTTTGCAATTCGCTTCTTAACGTTTTGGCGTGTTCTGTTATTAAACGGTGTCCCTGTTACGCCGGTCAGTCTGAACTGAAAGCTTGATGTAGATATAGTCATTCTTTAATCCTTACAGTGCTATTTTAATAGTATCGCCATCTCTCCATAGACGTCCTTGAACGAGACCACTACTAGAAGTTGGCAATGAAGACAATTCAAGAAAAATACCATATGCAGCTTCTAGTTTGATATTTGCTGATGCCTGCAAATAAATAGTATTGTCAATTCCAGTAGCATAAGTAAATATATCTGTTCCTGCTACTAAGAATATATTATTCTCAAAAGTTCTTGTAGCACTAGCAAGGCCAAGATTCATAGATGCGTTTGCAGTAATAAAAACATTACTATCAAAAGAATTTAATGCATCTTTTCCATATACAAGACTTGAAGAACCTGCATCAATAAAAACATTATTGGCTGAAGTTCTAGTGCCAGTAATGCTAGTTCCATCAGTGGTAATTTGTACTTCTTCGTCAGCTTCTAACGACAAGGTAGCACCAGAAGTTATCTCGATATCTGACTGTCCAGCAATCATTTTAATGCTAGAATTAGCACCTATTGTTCCAAGCGCAATGCCTTGATTTGCACCATAGGTGTCAAACACCATAACATCATTAGCTGCAACTCTTAATAATGCAGCAGCTCCTCTGCCGGCAACAGTTGAGCCTAATTGAAGCATTGCATAGCCTTGATCAGACCCGTACCACATGCCATGTCTATCACCAACAGAGAATGGCTGTGTAGATGCACTGGTGCTATGATCATAACAATACAATGAAAGATATGGTTCATTAAGAGGTCCTTTTGGCGTGTAATAAAGACCAGAAGGAATTAATGTACTTGAGTTACTATCAAGCCAAGAAGAACCATTTGTTGTGAATGAAGTTCTGCTTCCGTCTCCTGTGTCAGAAAAGAAAATAGCATTTGAATAAACATTAAAGAAGTCCGCGCCAACAATAGCAGGGGATGTAAAATGATGTTCAAATTCTTCAATACCATTTCCTGTTCCGCGCGTATTCACTCCGCCAACAGAATCGTCAGTATTTGTTGCACCAGAAACATAAGGGACGCCACGGAATCTAAACTCACGAATTTGGTCTGAACATATTCTTGAAGACAAATCAGCAGTAATCCCCAAAGTGCTACCTGTTTGTCCAGTATCAGCAGGAAGATTAACAGGACTTTTGTTTGAAGCTCTTATTGACTTCATCAACTTGACGTAATTAACTTCATTGCGTTGACCAAGATCGAATCCAAGAATTGCTCCATTGTCTAAATCATCAGAAGTTTCACTTGTATATCCACCTCTAAGATAAAGAGGAGTGGTTTTCCATGGGTATAACGACAAGGCTCCCATGTTTTCTGTGTCGCCCCATGTACTATACAAACAAGTTCCTGTGTCTTCTAGGCCGAATGGAATTCTTTTTGCCAAACCACTTGTCCAAGCATCGTGGCTTGAAGCATTGTCTACACCTTCAAGTCTTATAAATGAATTTGACAAGCTACTACGAGAAGAAGTATTCCCTCCTCCAAATGAAATAGCAGCAGTTTTATATATGTCCTGTGGAGTAGATCCTTGGCCAAGCTCAAAACCAGTTTCAATATCTCCTGCCATAACAAGATCGCCTCGCATAGCATTAGCAGAGTTACCGTCTTCATCATCTTCCATATACCCGCCACGGTGCAAGTACTGTGGATGTTGATTTGTACCATAACTAGATTCTCTAAACTTCCATCTTGTAATATCAGTAAGAGTAGAAAGAAGATTGTCAGTAAATCTATCTTCTAAGTTACTATGAGACAAAGGCATAGTGTATGAAAGAGTAGGAGAGTCTGCAATTCCAACATGTTCATTGTTACGCATTGTGGCCATAACATATGAAAGTGCATCAGCAGTACTTGTGCCAGAGGTAATTACACGATAATTATCTCCAACACTTAGCCAATTCAACGGAGTAACTACAGTAAGAATGTTTGCGGTGTTATAGTAAAATGTAGTTTGAGGAATAACACGACCGTCTTGACCGCCTTCCCACAACAAGAAGTATCCTTCTGGAATTTCATCACCAATACTAATACCAGATGTTGTTAAAGCTGCAGGCACTCTATACAGAGAGCTGTCTCCGCTATTAATAGTATCCCAGGTAACATCAGCAGTGCTAGAAATTGATAAAGACTTCTTGCCAAAGTTGCTTAAGGAACTAGTAGTCAGTCTTGAAGAACTGTCCACTTGAGGAAATGTAATTGTATAAGTACTTGTTGTTGCCGTAGAAGAAACATGTGCACATGTACAAAGAAGAGTTTGATTCCAATGAGGAATAACATTATGGGTGCCCCATGGAACTCCAACACCAAACATGTTGCCTTCATAAAAGTACCCTGTTACGTCTGCAGAAGGAATACTATATGAAATAATAGTTCCTTTGTAGAAGTCTACATAGAAATCACCATGTGCAACTACTTCTTCAGCGGTTGTTTTTCTACTTGCAAAAACACCATCAACATCAGTAGCAGCAGTAATTCCAACTTCTGTGCCGCCCCAGGTAAGAGGAGTAACAACAGAATTTAGACTTGAGCCTGTTGCATCAGTAGATGTTTTAACTAGAGGAAACCCAAGAGTCCATGCGTTTCTGTCTTTTCTAAGAGTAAAACCATGAGAAGCGGTAGTGGGTTCGTTCCAACAACCACCCATTGGAGACAACCAGTCAGACGCTCCAATGATTCTAGCAAGACTAGACTGGCCAAGGTTGTTAAGGCTCAAAGGAAGGCGAGTACCACTGCCGTCTGTATGCGAGGCATAGTCCCACGGATCGCCAATTCCTTGTGTGATTCTAGAAAAACCACCATCAACATGCCGTACTAAGCCAGTTAGTTTTTCAGCAGTTGGTTGCTCTCCTTTAACAAAATTAAAAACGATGGGGAAAACATCTTGCATTTGATCTCTAGACATAATATCTCCTACTCTCTTGTCCATACTACACTATTATCAGATGTAGTATATTCAGAGATTGTATTCCATGAAGGCTCTGATAAGCCACTTGTACCAGCGGTTGTACATTTATATAAGTCACCATCAGTAGACAGTACATAATCTCCTATAACATAAGCAGTTGAGGCAACCCAAGTATCAGCAAATCCAAAATTAAAACCTAGTGTTCTAAATGGTGCTTCTGCCCATTCACCAGTACTGCCACTTCCACCAACTAAATCAATAACATCATAAGGACCACTGTGAGGATTGATAGTAATGAATGTAGCGCCGTCGATTCCCGCTGCAACATTGTCATCATCTCCAAGCACTTTCCATCCGAATGGAACATTACCTAGGTCGCTTACATATTCTCCTAGCAAGTATCTTGGTAGCGAAATACGAGCTGTAATAGTATTACTATAAATGTCTCTATTATAATATGGACTCCAACAAGAAGCCTGGAATGTAACTAGTTTACTTGAAACAACCCAATAGCCACCACAAGAATAAGAGCTAGTTGGGCCACAGTCTAAGATTGATCCTGCTGGATATATAAGTCTCCAATATCCTTCGTGTGCATCTCCAGCCGTATCGATTCTTTCTGCAAGATATGGACGAAGAGGAACAACAGCACCAAGGGTGCCATCGATTGGATCGATAGCATATGGGTCATCGTTGTCAGCTCCACTGATCTGATAAAGAACAACCTTACGGCCGTTCATCTCTGTTCCTTCTACCGAATCTACCCAGTCTTCAAGATCATATTCAGCAAGCATTTCAGATTCCCAGCGAGCATAGTCAGCAGCATCATTAACCCATGCGGGGGTTTCAGAGTTATACAAAGAAAGAAGAAAGTCATCTACAGACTCATACCCAAGAATAGGATCGTCTTTAAGAATCTGGTAAATATAAATCTCATCTTCTTTGTTAGATAAGCCAGCATCAGCTACTTTTAAAATAACTTCACGATCTCCTGGGTAATAAGGACTTGTTGTGTCTCTTACTGTCTTTGTGTAAAATCCCAAAGAGTCAGCTGAAGTTGGGGGCTGATAGTTTGTATATGCATTACCAGAAGAATCAGTTACAGAGACTGAAGAATATGCTCCTGCAAGATAACCAAGAGTAGATGGCGACATGTTAAAGTTAACTTCGATGTTTGGCACTGGCGATCCAGACGAACTAGTAACAGAAGCTTTCAAAATACCATAATCCGATCCAACAGAAATTGGCCCATACTCAACAGGATTAGTTCCCTGAATTGGTCGTTTGTTAATAGACAATACAATATTTGCTGGCTCTAGGTCAGCATGAGAAACACAAACAAAACCTTGGTTTACTGACTGTGTTACAGGATTAACATCTGCATCAGTTGCAATAATTTTTGTTTCTCTATCTAGTTCTTCATATTCAATACGAAGAGTAGTTGTATATGTCGCCACTATATGTCTACCAACAGGCGGAATGCCTCCATTGTCTGCGGAGCCAAAGTAAACAATACCAAGATCTTTATCTAAGAAGTATCTGTTTCTAGTTGCATAGGACCAGTTTGTAGAAATTAACTCCCACCAGCTATCTACTTTTGTCCACTCTTCCCAAGCCGTATCGGTAGCAACATATAGATGAAACGAGCTGTCAGAAAGTACAGGGAAGTGAGGCAAATAAAATACCTGCCAAGGACTACCAGTAGATACGCCAAGATATTCACATGCGGCCAAGTCTTGATATGTGGACGGCACAACACCATAGGTATTTGTGTAGTCTTTGTTGAACCATAGACGCACAAGGTTATCTATAGAATGATCTACGAAGAATTCTCTCTTTGTAGTATCAACGTTAGCCCACGTTATCTTTCCAAGAGCAGAAACTGTTTCTAATTCTTCTCCGCCGCTATATGTACCAGTAAATCTATATGACTGTTCAACTCTTGTTTTGTATGAATTTTCTTTAAGATGATTTCTCTTAAATGTAGCAGCAAGAATTGGAGAACCAATATCTGGAGTAGAGTCTAGTTCAATATAGTTTCTACTATCTCTATTTGCAGTAGGGTCAACATATTGAATCTTGCTGTTATCGCCATAATAAAAATAGTCTGTGTTGTATCTAAAGTACTGACCGTGTCTTACTTCTGGATACCAATGTCGTTCGCCGTTTTGCAGCACCTCTTCAAAATCTTCTACAAAAAGATCTCCAAGATCAACAGAGCCTACGCCAGACTTAAAGTATTCTGATTCAGTAACTCCTTGTGTAGATGGATTTGCAAGCCTTGGAAGAGAAGGCAGGCGCAAGTCAAAAGGACTGCTCCACCTTTTAATGTCATACCGCCAACCATCTGGCAAATCTGTCGGATGCTCAAAGCCAACATATGGCTTCATGCTTGTGTCGCGAGTAACGATTTGTTTTGTTGTAACACTGATGCTTGGTCTTGGTATGCTCATTTATTCGCCCCAGAATACTTCTGTCTCTTTAAACAGTTGATGAAAGGTTTCAGATCCTTCTTGGTTTGGCAGCGTATTAACTTCATCTCCAGAATCAAGAGTTTCATGTTCAAAGAGTTCGTATTGGAAATCATCATCCTGAAGAGTATAAATCTTTACAGGACTATAGTCTACTTCATAAGGGAAAGTAGCCGCATGATATGAGACTCCAAGGTTTCCCTGTGGAATCGAATATGTATATAGTTTACCATTTATACGATCAATACGATACTCGCCATCTGCTGCTGGAGTAACAGCAACTTCTGTTGTAAGCAAATCACTTTCATCAAGAACGATACTGCCTTCAATGAGATTCTGTGCAGAAAGATAAGTAATCGAGTCTGTACGTAGTGGGTCGCCTTGAACATAGGTGTCAGTGTTGCCACGAATAAGATTCGTAGAATGCATATTTGGACGTATATCGCTATATATCGTAGCACTAAAATATGTAGAAGTATTTATTTGAGCAACAAGATCTTCTAGGAAATACCCAGTATCTTCAGGACGATAGGTACGTATAGTCATATCTATTGTCTCTGTACCGTCTGGTCTATGGTCATTATACAAAACAACCTTATTAGCTAGAATTTCTACTCTAGGATTTCTAGCTACTGGGTCTCCACTGCTATCAAGCTTGAGTGTGATCTGGATAGCTTTCTCGCGAGCGTAACCAAGCTCTCTTGTAATGCCATTGATTACTCCGTCGTATATGCCTCCGCTTGGATGAACAGCTACGTCCATCATTCTCTGTTTAAAATCTATATTCGATTCGCCATCTAGTCTACGCAAAGACAGCATGTCAGAGACAAGATCAAAATGATTAACAACATTCTTTGCAGTTGGTGTGCCACTATACTCTGACGGCACATCAACATAGAAAGAGAAACCTTGGAATTTTATATTGTTACCCATTATGTTGTCACCCGAATTGTTGGATATTGTTCTTTACACCAGATTTTTTTATTTTGATAGTCCACTATAAAGTAGTCATGAAATATTTCCAGCAAATGTACAGAGCCATATTTTTTTAACCATACACGATAGTCAGAATCAATTCCAATTTCTTCTGATTCTACAAGTGCAAAGGGAAGAGAGTACTGTGCTTCTGGACTAATAGAAGGAAGGAAAAATAAATATTTAGTTTTGTATGTTGCAGACACACTAAGCTCACTGTCCCAATATTGAGACTCAAGAGTAACTACGTATATTCCATTTTTCATAAAGGTGATTGGAATTTGTCTGTCTACAAATATTCCATCAGACCAACGCGTATTATCAATCCATGCGTCTGTGGTGGTTGAGAGCAACACACCACTTGCTGAAATATAGTACTCAAGATCGTCAGGATCTGATATGTGCCATCTAATTCTAGAAGGAGGATCTAGCACTGCGTTATTTCTTGTTCGCAATACAGCCGTTTCTCCTCTAGTATAAATCCACTTAGAAGACCATAGGTCGATCTTGGTCTCTGGGCTCTCGTCTTCTAATTTTTGTGTATTAGGAAATTCTAAAGAAGTATCATATACATAAAAGTTATTGTCATCAATTGCATACATGAATCGAGAATTCGGCTTTAAGACAAATCCAGTTAAATCCACATTATTGTCACTCTCATCAAGCAGCTCAATTTCATATGCCGACTCTCGTTCTTCAAGGCCAGAACGAACTATATCAAAGTCACTAACGGTATAGCCTTCTCCAACAAGAGTAGAGCCAAAAGATCTTGTGTTTAAATCAAGATACAGCGGGCGTTCTCCACCTGCAGCAGGAACAAGAATATTTTGATTGTCTAGAGTGCCGTTGCGGCCCCAGGGGAAAATCTCAAGTGTTACGTATGCTTCTACATCAACATAACTAACCATAACACTACTAACAGTTTGCCATTCATTGACTGTTTTAAAAGTACCGTTATATCTTAATGGAACTGCCTCTGTAACTTCTGTTCCTTTGCGAGTCGTACCAGCAATATAAAACTTAGGGTAATAAATACGATCTGAGGAGCGCATCTCCCATGTCTCATTGTCTTCTAGTGTTATATATAGATGACCGTCAATAAGTATATTGCCAGGAACGACAGCACTAAGATTAGCAACTTGAGTACGTGGGACTACTTCACTATATGCATATGAAGTTTCTCCGTCGCTAATACGAGACACAATATTATCATATGCTAATGTTTCAATATCATTTTTCTCTGCCTGTGTAATCTGATATTCAGTTCCACTTATTGTGGCATAGACAGTTGGAGGAGTATATGTTGCTACTCCAGAAGAATCATCTTCAGATGTAAATTCCATCTCATCTGGAATGTCGAGCTTATAAAGAACAGATAGTTCATTCATGTCTGCCGTGGAAGCAAACATATTAAATCGTTCTCTTGTAAGCTGCTGTATTGTTTCTTGTATATAAAGAGCAACAGGATTTAATAACTGTTGGCCAACAGAGACAGGACTCTTACGAATATGAGACCACTCAGGTGCTCTATTTAGAACTCTCTGTGTAATCCACGAACGAGGGTATCTTCTTGTTGGGTAAATTCCAAGTGTCATTAGGCGCGGCTCCTAGTCATAAACTGAATACCTCTGTGTCTTCCTGATGTTTCAAGAATAACACGTTCATTATAAAGAGGTTCTATTCTATCGCCAGAAACTATATTGCGTACTGTTCCTGCTTTAATAGGGTCATTGCGATAGGCATAAACTTCTTCGAACTTGTTTGAGCTTACTGCTCCAATGCTAAATGCGTAAGGAGTAGCCTGTAGTAATATATCAATAATGTCAGAGAAATAAACGGCTTCTCCAATACCTGTATTGTTAAGGAAATTCTCAAGAGCATTGCGCATATCTTTATAACCCTCGGCAATCTGTGCAGTAGTGGCTCTAGGGTTCCATGTGACTGCCGCAACAAACTCAAGACCAATTGGAGATGGAGCTAAAACAAAAGGACGTACACCAAATGAAGTAACACTCTGACAGGCAGCAGTAACCTCTGCAAGCAGTCGTGGACTTGTGGTAGGGGTAAGGCTCTTAACATAAAGAGAATACGTTCCTGGGCCTTGCTCGGCCATTACAGGCTTAATATCTGCAACACCAGGCACACTAATAGCTGCAAGTCTAATGGCTGCATAGATAGAAAGGTTACGAGCTTCAAATACTTCAGAAAGTCTAAAGCGATAAGAGTCATCTGTTTCTCTGTCTTCGCCATTTGAGATAGCATATCTATTTGTACACTTAAGACCAGTGTTGCTAGTTGAAAACAACAGATAGGAAACAAAGTCATGCTGATTAAGAACATTGCGGGGAACATCTGAGTTCCTGCCCTCAAGAACAGATCTTGCAGAAACATAAACAAACTGCTGGCCTGCTTCTGCAACTACTTGTTCTGTAGTTGAATAGCTAATAATAGCTTGGTTCTCAATACCAGGAGTAATTACAGAACCTTCATATGGAACTGTTTGTATTGTTGTGCCAACAGGAATAGTGATGTCGGCTCCACCATTAAGGTCGCCAAAGGTTCCGGTACTAACATAGAACATAATGTTCTCGTCTGTGGCTTCTGCATGAGATGGTTCTCGACGAGGAAGGTTCATCATGTCGCCAAAGAAATCTAGGAACTTACCATCTGCATATTTAATAAATGCCTGCAAAAGATTAGAGTCAAACGTAGCATGCTGACCTGCTTGTTCTTCAGCAACACTGTCCAAAATAAATCTAGCTTTGGCACCAGGTGCAAGTTGAGTAATATTTGTACTTCTGCTTAAATGATCAAGAGCATCAGATACAATGTCTCGTTGTGTTCTTTCAAAAAATGCCATATTATTTTAGCTCCTACCGAACAAAGTATGCATGATTTTCGGAGTAATCGTAAAGGAAATTAATGCCTAAATAATCGCTACCACCATTCTTGGCAGTAGGAACAACCTTCACAGAGATCCTAACCATCAGTTTATCAACATCTATTGGAACATATTTTACATCTAGATCAGCATTACTAACCAAGCCGTTTCTAGTGATCGATGTAACAACTCTTGTCTTAATAGCTTCTGCTGTATATTTTGTATTAGGCTCACCAACATAGTCTTCCATGCTTGCGCCTAAGTCTGGATAGTTTCTCCAGTCGCCAACAGCAGACATAGTACGAGTGCGAATTTCTTCATATAAAGATCGCAATGGATCCTCGTAAGTATCCATAATGTCACCGTTATGTCCTAAAACTAAATCTCCTCTGGACGACCAACCAAGATCTGTTCTGTCATAAATTTGTGGCATTATATTGCTCCAGCAGCTGTTACTCCGCCAATGAGTGCGCCCATTACTGCAACTTGTTTAACAAGCTTGGCAACTTGTTTGACAGGAGGATCGATCATATACATTGGAGTTGGTGTAGCCATTGTAGAAGGAAGCATTCCAGCAATTGTGTTTTGAAATGTAAACAAGCCACCTACACGGATTTGATTTGGGCTGGTTGCCAAACTAATTGGGCCAGTAATAGTTGTTCCGCGCTCATCAACCATAATTCCATTGTCTTCATTCACAGTAATTCTTACTGTGTTTTCAGAAATAACAACACCAGCCTTAGAGCTTGGATGTACTTTAATTGTTTTTGGATCTGCCATAATTTCTCCTTGTTGTTATTATACCATTACATCATACCAGAACCTGGAGGTGCATATGCAGCTCCTTTGGCAACTAATTCGTTAGCAACACTAACAGCTTCAAACTTGCCGCCCTCTAGTTCTTGAAGGCGTCTAGTAACAAGAGCAACACCATTGTTTACAGTTGTGCCTTGATAAAATACAATTGCTTCCCATCGTTCTTGGTCTCCGCCAGTCATATTACTAGGCGTTCCATATAGTTGAGATAATTGGTCTTCTGTTCCAATAATAGGAATAGGACCTGTCTTCCCAACAACTTGGCCTGCTCCATCAAGAAGATCCATAAAGAAGACATATAGTCCTTTGTGAGATTCTTTAAGAACAGCACGAGCATTCTTAAACCTGCTAACATCTATATGGTCTAGCTTGCTACCAACTCTATTAAGATGAGCACCAAGTGAACTATGTCCTCCAAATTCTCTACTCATTTGGGTTTGCCTCCTTTAATCCACCTGTTGCATCTGCGCCGAAGAATTCATAGAAGCCAGCAGCCATATCAACACGAGCATTAAACATTGCTTCAGAAAGATCAAATTTTCTCCAAGCACTTCCAAGATCATCCCAGTATTGATTCCATTTGCCAAACAGACTAAAGAACAAAGATGTTTTGTTAGATCCAAGAGTATTGCTAATAAATGGTTTTCCACCAAGCGTTAATGGTGTTGCCACTACTGGAGCGCCTTCTTGTGTCCACGTCATAAACTTTACACCAGCAGCAAGGCCCAAGTGGCTAATGCCTTTAAGTGCAGTCCAAGCAGGATTTGGAGTAAGAACATCTCCCCATGTAAAAGACATGGCAGACGAGGTAATATCAAATACAGTAGCAGTGTAATAATCATTAACCTCTAGGCACAGATCTGGAGTAATGATAGAAACAAATCCATTGTCACGATTAAAGATATGAGTAACAGATTCTACTTCAATAGGACCTGTCATATTAATAGAACTATCGTTCAAATAACAAACATCATATGGCTTCAGTTTCTCGTCTCCAACAATACATAACTCGCCTTTGTATGAGTCTCTTAGTGTTCTGGCAAATAGGCCCTGCGCATAGCGTTTAGCCATATCGCTTGTAACACAAGAAGGATACTCTGCTCTATACGAACGAATAGAAGAGTCAGGAATATTCTCATCAAGACGTAATGCCAAAAATCCTGCTTCTCCACGTGCAACTTCTGCTATGTTCTCTGCAGTGTCGTCTGCATCTGGATCAGTGATAGTATTTTCACTCTCACTATAGTTAAGTTCGATTTCATTGTATGTGCCATCAACCGATGTTCTAATCTCATTGTATAAAATATGATGGAAGCTATCGAAATAATGATAGTTTCTAAATGGCACATAGCGACCAAACAATTCACCTAAACTAAAACCAACATCAAATCTTGAGCCAATAGTCATGATGTCATTAAACAAGGCAGAGCCAAATTCTGGACTCTTCTCGACAAACTTAACAAGTTCATTAACCATTCCATTATGCAACAAATTAAGCCCCTCTTTACGAATCTTTATGATGTCATTTTTTGCACTTCTTGAAAGCTGAACTTCAAGAGCACTAGGAGGCTTGCTCCAGTAATGCTGAACCTTATTGCCAAAGAACATAGTCATTCTAGGTTCGTGTCCATATGGTACGGCCGAAGAAATATATCCGGGGTGACGGAGTTCGTGTTCTTTAAAGATCTCCCAAGAGGTTTGTTTTAGAGGTCTGTAAATGCATGCATTGTTCCAAAACTTTGTCCAGGTAGACGCATATGAATCAGGAGGCGGAGCATAGATATTGTCATCTTGTTGGAAGTTCTTAAATTGATATTGATTAAAAACAGATTCAAGTCCTCTTGTAGACCATTCTTGTAGAATGTTAGTAGGACTCAAATCGGAAATAAGATTTGTGCCTCTTCCTCCGGTCCATGCATGTCTTGCAGCTGCAGGATTGTCCATTGCAAATCTATCCTGTCTACCAAAGTTGACAATAGACGGATGGATTGTTGAGCCCGAAAGAACCTCTTGTGAGGACATAAAATACGGGCCGTTTTCAAGAGGACCGAACTCTACAGATTCTAGCTCTGCCCCATACCCTTGACATGCAATTTCAATAATCTTGCCTTTTTCTGCTAAAGACATCTCAACAACCTGACCAAGGAAAACACTTTCAAGGTTGTCTTGGTTTGCTGCATACCCTAAACGAATTTGAACTTTAACTCCATCTTGAAGGATCATTTTTTCGAACGGGTGTTCTCTTTCGGTATCTGCAAAAATACCTTGCTTCTCTGCATTCTTTCCGTACTTGGTGTGGCTTTTGTCACTTTCGCCAAAACGTCTACGTAATAAAAGACCACCAACATTTGTCATTCTAATAATTGCCATGTCTGCTGCAATTTTTCTAGAACGTGTAATCTTAATTTCTTGAATAGCAGAGTAGCTATAGAAATCATCAAACGCCCTTACGACTCCGCCTTCAACAAGTTCAGTCTCGGTGCTATCGTCTTCAATAAAAAATATTTTAAAGGTAGGATATGCACGACGCATTGAAAGATCATTTTGTTTCTTTCCTAAAGAAACCCTAGATGCAGCCTGTGCCATTTGGTCAAATTCTTTATCCTTCTTAATCTTCGAGAAAACATGATCATATTTGGCAGCTGCCATATCAATACCAGCGCTAGTAGCTCTTTCAAATTGTTTTTCAAATTGTTTTTCAAAAAACTTAGTAAATGCGCCAAAAACTCCTCCTGTAGCTACACCTCCAGCAATTCTACCAGCATCACTACTTTTCGCTTCGTCTATTTCTTCTTTAACGGCTGCTTCTTTCTCTGCTTTTGTTTCTCCAAAAGTCACAGCTCCGTCAGGAGTAACAGTTATTTCTCCAGGCAATACCTCAGTCGGAAAAGTGGTATCAGCAGCTTTTTGTTTAGCGGCCTCAATATCATCTGCAAGTTTTTGTGTAGATGGTTCTGTAAGTTTTCCAGACATGGCATCATCAACAGAAGCATATAAAGGATTAGGGCCAAATACTAATGCTTCTTCCGCACCTTTGTACATTGCTTTTATAAGATTACTATTGTCTCTTTCGGTAATAGGGCTGTCCCAATTACGACCATTACGAACATAAGCAGGCATTTTTAAAAGATTATTTAGATATGTCTTACGCTGGTCGGTTGGAGTCCCATCTCCAAGATTTGCCGAAACAGCACTTTGCCACTTTTGAACACCGGCAATAGCAGGGTCTTGTTTGTCTTTTCGAGTATAAAGAGGTTCCCATGATTTTGCTCCATTTGTATAAAAATCCCAATAAGAAGAAACATTACGTTCTCCCTCAGACCGTTCATGTTCTGAAGCTCGTTGTTCAAGTATACGAGGTAAGTTTTTAGACAGATACGAGCCACCAAGAAAACATTTGTCTATATATCTTTCAATAGATGCATATTCTGTTTCAGCATGACGACGTAAAAACTTTTCCATATTCTTATCGTCAGTCATACTAGAAACTAAAGGATCTTCATGTGAATCGTCATAGACATAGAATTCTGGAGGAAGAGGGACTATAGTACCAGGAACACTTGGAAGGTCAATGTCTTTGTAACATGATGATATGTCTCCAGAAATAACATTCTTAATACCATCTGTAACACCTGGAAAGAACTCATCCATAACTTGACTGTCGGCCATGTGCTTATAAAATTCACGAACAAGAATCTCCATCCTAGAAAGCCAAGCGTCAAATAAGTTTTTATGGAGCCTGTTTGTTTCAGGACTCCCATTGTGTTCAAACTTACCGTTGTATTCATCATTACGGCCTTTGGCCAAATCTGCAATGTCTTTAGCTGCATTGTCCATAGGTCCATAATAATCATACAGATGAGCTGCATTTCTTTCGTTGGAAGCAATTCTCGTATAGTCACCAGTAAATATATTTCCTGCACCCCAAACTTTATAAATATCTCTCCAAGTCTGCCCTGTCTTTTTGTGTATTTTCCAGCTAATAGGAGGCATCTTGTCATCTGTTTCTCTACATATCTTAGCTGCCTCTGCAATCATTTTACCAACCCACAGTGGAGTATTGCCAATTAGCCTGTGTGGCCTGCCAGTATCAGACGCATTCATACGAACAATAGAATTGTCTGCATGGATTATGTTTATTGTTTGATTCCCAGTACGATTAACATCTTTCTTGCGTACGGTTTTTACATATTGAAGAATAGACTTGATAATTTTTTGTTTATCACCAAGAGTTGTGGCCATCTTTTGTTCGTACTTTTCTTCAGCAAACTCTTGATTAATAAATTCAATAACCAACTGATGCTTATCTGCTCCATCTGGTGAGTTAGATTCTTGAATATCAGAAATAACAATATTATCAATACCAGCTAATGCCATGATTGTGTTTTGTTCGCCAGTACCAAAATGAGTATGCTCAAGACCAATAGAGCCAACACTTTTAATTATGGAAGTAAATGTTCTTGCGTTGTCACGAGCCTTCCAAATAAGTTGTTTGATTATAGCAGCAGACCTACGGCCTTCTGCACCAGCAAAGGTCAAAACAATTTGACCACTTTTATTGCCTGCGCCGAGAAACTGATAGCTATAGAATGGCTGGCTTAACAAAGGCATAGGTGCAATCCTGTGTCCAAAGTTAACAGACACAGCAGAACACACAATGTTCTTAAGGGCCTGCCCTGATCTTTGTACATCTGGATCGCTGGAGACATTAATTTCTATATCTCTATAAAATACGTTTTTTACTTTTGGATCATCGTAATAATAATGAACTTTATGTTGCTTCTCAATACTTTCAATCCATTCTATTCTTGCCTGAAGAGACTTTGTTCCTTTATCTAGTTTCTTTTGTTCTTGAACTTTTTTCTCTGGATTGGTTTTTCCTTCAGCCAAATCTTGTTTCTTTTGGATTAACTCTGCGACAGTGCCTTGTTGCTTGGCAACATCTTTTGTTTGTTTCTTTCTGTCTTCTTTTGTTCCAAAATCACTTTCAATTTCATCAACATCAGATGCTATCTCACCAGAAATATGATCTCCAGAAAGAGCATAATGATCATTCAGGTATTTGTTTAAGGATGATCGACTACCTGTCTTGATAAGATAATTAGATTTTTCTCCTTTACCAGACGCATCAACCCAGAACGTACTTGTTGGCCTAGCGTCCATATGACAAAACACAGAATTAGGATAATAGCCAGCTCCAACACGAGGAAGTCTTTTTATAAATTCAAATAGATCTCTATTTGGAATGCCTCTAACACGAAAGTCCATTGCTGTGCCTAGAATGTGATTGCTAGGTTTTTTCTTAGGACGCGAAAGACCTTTCTTTACCCAATTTGGATCTCTCTGTGTGGAAATAATTTCAATTGTTCTTCCAGGATAATTATTTGCTACAGCGGCAACAAGCTTAATAAGATCAACAGAAAGAAACACAGGCTCGTTAGCAGTCAGTTTTCTTCTGTCTGCAAACTTTGTAAGCTGCCATCTTGTTTCAGTAGGAACGTTTCCATTCTCATCAAGAAGAGGAATGGTTAGTTTTCCACCAGAAACATTGGTAAAGTTTATTGGTCGAGTTGGATCTGTATTTTGTGAGAACTCTACAAGCTCATCAGCACGTCTTTCAGAAGCAGTAGTGCCAGAAGGAGTGCGTCTGGTTGCTTCGTTTGCTTTGTCAGCAAGAGCTTCTTTCCATGCCTTCGCTTGATACAGAGGATGAATTTCTGTATATCTAGAATTCATAAGACCAACAAGCGTACCTTTATTTTCTGCTTGTCTGTCCTCTGGAGGCTGGAACGAAAAGAACTCTCGCAGCCTAAAACCAATATAGTCTGAAGGCTCACCGGCAATTGGTTTGCTTTGTCTCTCTAAGTGATTGGCAAAATACATCCAAGCATCAGAAGCAGAAGGAAAATTAACAGGAAGGTTTTCTTTCTTTGATTTGGTTAGGTTTTTAATACCATCTCTAACTTGTTGAGATGTACGTTCAGCAATCTTAGATATAGTGTAATCAGATGCCTCGTAACCACCAAATTCAGATAGGTTAACTTGTGATATTTCTGAAAATGATTTGTGTTCTGGTTCTTCGGTAAACCCAGGAAGTCTAGCGTTATAATAAAAATGATTACTAAAAGGCTTGTAATTGAAATAGTGCAACTGCATATCCAATACAATTAGGCCGACAGTCCCTGTTGTGCTTCGAAGTGTTGCTGCTTCAAGAACAAAAATAGTAGTATCCGACTCGCCAAGATCAAGTTTTTGTTTTATGTCATTGTTATATACAAATATAAATGGATGTTTTGAAGCCTCAGCGACAAGTCTTTTAAGTTTGTTGGCCTGAGCTTCTCCAGGAGGAAACGACAAACTAAGACGTAAAATAAGATCTTGTCTTCCTTCAGAATCAATAACTGGAGCTTGAGAACGAACTGTTTCTCCAACAAACACATCTGCTGCTGCTTCAATAGAAATGGCAGCAGTAGGAACACCAGTAAGAACAATATCATTAAGAATTAAATAACTATCTGGAAACATAGAGAGGCTTGTAGAGGAAAAAACAGACTTGGCGCTAGTTAAAGAAGTTTCTATTTGATCTCTATATTGAGTGTTATTAGTGCCGTCTGGTAGACTAGGATCAGATACTCCATTCGCAAAATCATCTTGAAGCTGCTGTTCGATTGGATCACTACGCCCAAAGGACTCAAACTGTTCGTCTGGATAGCGCTTAACAGGATCTTGTTCTTGAGTAAACCCAGTCTTATTTCCATAGTTTATCATGTGTTACAGCCTCTCATGAATCTTATTGGCAAGTGATCGAGGATCAAGAATAGACCTATCGTCTTTTGTTTTGATGTTTACTTGTCCTCCACTAGAAAGTTGACGGGCACTTCTCATAAAGTCTCTAGATGAAGAATTTAAGTCATTAGTACGCATTCTTATATTAGCATGAGATGTCTTGTTTCCGCTACCTATGTCATAAACACGAGGAGCATTGTTCATTCCAGGACTCGGAGGATTCATTCCAGGACCACTTGGAGCACCATAGTCATCAGGCATCATTCCTCTGCCAGCACTAGTTCCTTCTGGCGTACTCCCAATAGAACCAGAAACACCTGGGGCCATCAACATAACGCCACCTGCAACCCCTAGACCAGCAAGCAATGGTTTCTTTGCACGAGAAATAGCACCAAACATTCCTTTAGCACGAGCAGTTCCTCTTCGCATTAGTCTTGATGTTTTAGCAGTAAATGAATCCATATTTTCAGCATTAGCCTGCATAAGAGCTTGTGCAAAATCAACAGAGCCAGTTCTACGAGCATGATACATCTCGACAGCTTGATTCAAAGATATATCTCCAAGATTCTTTCCTCTTGCAGCTGAAACAGCTCTCATTGAAACATCTACATCATGACTAACAGCATCATATGATGCAATTGCTGTCTCTGCCCATTGGCGGGGATTGTAGGCCAAACTATGTTTTCTTGTAATACCAAAAGAATCTGTGATAGTACCTGTAATTGTTCTTTTCTCTTCTCCCATTATTGCACCAAGCACGCCTTCCATGCGCCTGATGCCACTTTCTCCACCTTCACTTACTGATTGTGCAATAGCCTGATACAAGTCTCCACTAAGAACACCATGCTTACCGCCAATTGCTGCTTCTTCAAGATGCCAAAACATTTCAGCCAATGGCCTGTATTCGTCAGGTGCATTAGCAGCAACACCAATCTTTAATTTTTGTAAAGCAATATTTACTTTGCCTGTGGCTGTTTTAGCAGTAGAAAGTTTTCTAAATCCTTGTTGCAAGGCATCGTCAGAAAGCATATTGACAGCAGTACTCTTACTAACTTTACCTTCAATAGTATCTTTCATTGTATAATGATTGAATAGATATTTAGAGTAAGCTTCTCGTTGTGCATTGTTCATTGAACGACGAGCCATACTGTTTGTGCGTTCGTCTGAAATAGCAGAAAGAACAAACTGATCACGGTCAAAGTCCCCTTTGAAACCAACCATAGCAGAGACATCAACGGGAATATTTTTATCTTGGAATTGTAATTTACCAAATTGCGTTGGAGCTGCAACCATTCCATTAGCAATACGGGCATCCTTCTTGAACTTTACAAACTGGAAAGACTCAGGTCCTGATGTTGGATGTCTCCACATTCCACCAGTCATTATTTTTTCTTCTCTAAAGGCAGCCCTCTGCTGTTCTAAGAATTTAACTTGTTTGTCTGTTTCGGAACGAGAGATAAGATCACCAAACATTGTTTCTCCTGCTTCACTTGAAACACGAAAAACATCTGCGTCATCAGCAAAATCCATTCTTACGCCTGTAAGCATTTGAGACCCAATAATTTTTCCTCTAGCAGCTGCCTGTGCCTCAGCAGTCTGAAGAGCTAGACCTCTTAGAGAGGAAGCTGCCAATTCAATTTCATCATTAGAAGCTTTGCCTCTACGAATCAATGATTGAAAAGAAGCAATATTGCTTGCTAGAGGAGAGCGCACCCTTTCTCCTTTAGCAATAATATCTCCAACCATTTTTTCAGATTTGTTTGTGCCAGGAATATACATTACGTTTGATCCGCCAAAAGCACCAACACTACGACCAAGATTAACAAATCTACCTTCTGACTGAACAAGATTTTCAGGAGCAATTTTAGCAAAGTCTTCTAAAGAAGAAACATCTCTACCGAACTTTTTAGCAATGCCTTCTTGTCCAAGCAAAGTAGACATCATTATGTCTGCCTCTGCTAGCTCTCCTTTGCCTGATATTCGTTTAGATAATTCTACTGCATATCTTTGACCAGCTTCGCCTTTCATAGACAAGGCTCTAAATCCAGTTTGTTCAAAGCTTCCCCAACTTCCTGCTCCACCTTCTGTTGCAATATCTCCAAGCATTCCTTTGCTAAGACCAATAACGCCGGTCGATCCTCTTACTGCTGCGCGTTGTCTTGCTGTAAGAATACCTCCGCTAATTGCTGCTTCGTCTGCAAGTCCGAATGTAAGAGCCAGCTCTGGAGACTTAAATCCCCATCCTCTTGCCATACCCATTAGATTCTTTTGAATCTGTACGTCGGCAGTTGCTCCGCTACGTTGCATAATACCAGCAACATCAAGTGCAGCTGCTGGATCATTCAAGAATGATTGAATTTCAGGTGTCATTTGTAAACGGCCCATATCAAGTTTTTGACCAAGGAACATAGACATGGCTTCTGTTTGCTGTGTGATAAGAGCCATCTTGTTACGACCAACTAATTTGCCAGAAAATACAGCCTCCACTTGCTGGCCAGCAATTGTGCCTTGTGTCCCCGCCGCCTCAAGAATACTAGCCATTCTACGTTCGTTAGCTGCTGCAGCCATAAATTTATTTTCTTCTGAGAAGAACTTCCACATTTCATTCTCTCCGAGACGTTTAGTTTCACGCATAAAGACACTAGCAGTATTTGCTCCTGTTAATTCTGCTCCTACGATATCACCAATAACCTCTCGTCCTGTTCCTTTCTCTATCCCCATAAATCCAGAAGGAAGAACGCCTTCAAGTGTTAAAGCGCCAGAACCAACCTTTTTGCCTTTAAGCTGGCCTGCAAGACCTTCATTAATACGCATGCCTTCATCTAATGTAATATTCTTTTGAACAATACGCTCATATTCCATCATGTCTGTAACACCAGAAGAAATAACTCCTTCTTCCCCAGACATCATCCTGTTAAGAGCTGAAGACTGATATCCAAGCCCATATCCTTTGGTTGATGGTTTTGCATAAAATGTCATAAGTTGCGGAGCACTATATGCTTCTGCCGCAGAAGAGTACGCTCCTCCATACAGCAAAGACTTGTAACTTTCACCTTGTATTTTGCGATCAAGCCTACTGTAATGTTGGCCAAATGTTCTGCCAAAGCCACGTGCTCTGCCTTTTGCCTCTGCAGTTACTCCCCATTCTCCACGTACAAACTGTGTAGGTCTTTGCTCTGCTGACACTAAGCCGCCAAGAGGACCAAACAATTCTTCACTTATATTTCTAGTTGTTAAAGTTCCTTTGCCAGCCGCCGAAGGTGAAGTGTAAGGATACAGGCGAGCTTCTTGGCCAATAAGCTCCAATGTACGTTCTGGACTAATATCTCCATAAGCAACAGCTTCAAGGTTTGTAAGTCTAGCCTTGGCAGCCCCTCCAGAAGTTGTAAATGGAGCTATATATATAGCAGCTGCACGGTGAGCAGCATCCCTATTGTTCATTTCTGCAATAAGGTTTTTATGTGCATTAAGCATATTTTGCTTAAGCTCTCTATTAGTACTAGAAGCACTAATAACATCACTGATTATTTCTTCTTGCAACGAAGCAAAACCAAGTGTACCTCCACCTTTGTTGTAAGCTCCACGAGTAACATAGCGATTAGTAAAGTCAGTGCCGCCGTAAGTATATCCGGTGTTGGCCAAAGGAATTTCACCAAGGCGTGTCTTCCCAACACTACCAATAAGCATTGGTGTGCTTACTTTTCGACCGCTAATTACATCATCAATAATCCTGTAGTTCCACTTGACATTAAACTTACCTTTAGCAGCAGCAGAAATATTTTCCTGAATTGCCAAGGCTCTTTCTTGTGCACTAGCAGGAAGATTAGCAAAAGACGTATTTTCAGCAAAGACAGTGCCTAGTCCTCCTTCAGACAAGCTAACACCAGCAAGACCAACATCTCTGCTGCCAAATTCACGAAGCCTAGATGCAAACAGAGAACCACGACCACCCGTCTGGCCAACAATATCAACTGCTGCCCTGTATACACCCGCGCCACTTGTCTGTTCTCCAAGAACACCAAGAGCTTTCATAGCTTCTTCGTGTGTACTTTTCCCTCCTGCCATTATTGCTTCATATGCAGCTGTACGAACATTACCAATAGCACCAGGCATACCTGAACGACGCTCTATTGTGCTAGCAAGAGCCTGTAAGGTTTCGTCTGCGACTGCAGAGTCTATGGCCATTGAAGAAACATGGAATCCAGGAATACTAGCTCTGTTTTGTAACATTTCTGAAGCTACATCTCTATTGCCTAATTGCCATGCACTTGCAAAGGATCGTTTGTGTGTTGCGAATGCATATCCAGCTCCGCCTAAAACAGCCCCTCCTGCTGCCATGCCCCATAAAGATGATCGTTCATTGTCGCGCATTGTTAAACTCCCATTTGTCTATAGGCACTTTCAATCATTTGTTTTCTTCCGTCTTGTATCTGAACATTATACTTGTCATTCTGAAGGTCTGCTTCTATTTGAGATATATATACTTCTGCTTTATGTTGAGAATACATACCGGCAAGGCTCTTAGAGTTCTGGGCTACTTTCCATGAATCTTCATAACGAGCAGCATCTTCCATTTCTCCAATAAGACTAGGATTGATATATGGCTTTCTGGCTAGAGCACGTTTTCGTTGGCCCCATAAATCAAAGTCATGATGATCAAGACCGGCCTGTTCTACATATTGTAGTTTAACATCTTCTAAGTCTACAGACGGGCTATTATGGTATATTCCAATTGGAGAACAATACATATGATTTTGTTCTACTTCAAAATCGAATACAGTTCCTTGGTATTCTGTTTCTTCTATATCTTTAATACGATAAGCAATAAAGTTACTACCAACAAATGCAGATAAAGACTTTCTTAAAGGCTCTACAACATATTGATCTTTCCTGTTCTCTATTTTCTTAGGGCCATGTAAACTAGCAGGGATACCTTGAGCTTCATAGAGTCTTTTAGCCATGGCGCACAATCCTCTATTTGTTAAAGCAAGCCTATTGCGATGGTCTTTTGAAGCGTCTCCTGTATTAAGTCCATCTAGTAATGCTACTTGGCTATTATAAGTTATATCTTGAAGCCAAGATGGTGCAAATTTTTTATCACAAAATCTTCCCACCCAATAGTCAATAAGCAATCCAAATATACTACTTGCAACTTGCAGATAAGCACTCTTTGATTTTGGATTCTTCTTATAACGAATTTCACTATTAAGACCAAAGTGCTCTTTGATAATTTTTTGTGCTAATTCTAAGATTGAAACTTCATTAACATTAGCAGTAAACTGAACTCCACGCATCCTATCCCCAACTGCCCATACATTGCCTTCTGCAAGGTAATAACCAATCAACCAGCAGACAGATTCATTCAATGTAATGAAACGATTAACTGGTTTAATCCTTCCGCTTTTAGGTCTAAGACAATCATCAGAAACTATTGTATTTTTTGGGAAGCAATCTAGAGATCCAATATCTATAGTAGGATCTGTATCTGCGTGTTTTAATAATGGAATTGGCAAATAGATGTCTGTTGTAACTTCTCCTATTGGCATCCAACGAGCAGAATAAGACTGATAATATTTTGTTGTACAGAACTGACATTTCCAAGAATTACTTTCATGAGTACAAACTGAATTAGGAGTCAAATTATATTTACATGGTTTTGTTTCAATGCCTAGAACTAAATGATTATTAGTTGCACTCATACAATAAACACTATTATGACAAACTGTTAGAGTCCTAATTGCTTCTTTAATTTCTCTCTTGAATACTTCTTTCACAATGTTTTCTCCTTGTAAAGTAACCACTTTATCTCCTGGTTTTATATCACAAGCATGTGAAAAAGTATAGTCTGATATTAAAACTTCTTGGTTTGCAGGCAGACACCAGCCCAGCCAGTCTGCTCCTGGTAACGAATGGCTACCAAAATACTCAGCAGCTTTTTGTTCTCGAAGCCAATCATCAAATTCTACTTGACCACTAGTTTCATTTTGCCATTGTTCTTCTTGGTCTGGAGTATATGAAAACCCTTCACTTCTTCGCATGAGCGCCGCTGTGGCAATGACCTTATCATCTTGATTTGTATCTACTTTAGCTGAACGTTTAGCATATGCAGCACTTTCTTCTTGTCTCATCCATTGAGACAGATAGACTCTCTTCTCGTTCTCAGGAATCAATTGAAGAATTTGTGCTCGTTCTTCTTCTGTTTTAGCATCAGAGAATTCTCCAAAGAAATCTCTTTCTCTGCGAGGCAGTGCCCTCATTATATTGACAGGACTTTTAAATACATCCATGCCGAATAAAGTTTTTTCTTTAGTGCTTCGGTATCTAGCAGCAGCAGACAGATCTCCCATCTGACGAGCTTTAGCTTCGTTACGAGAAGCTTTGACCCACTTAAGCATATCGAAATGTTCTTGAATGTCTCGACGTTCTTGTATCTCATCTGGTATATCAGTAGATCCTGCTTTGTAGGCGGCTATATTAAGAGCTGGCTTTAAGAAGTTTTGAATAGGCTTGTCCCAAAAAGAAGAACTAGTTCCTATTGCTTCTGATGCAACATATTCTTCAATTGCAGAACGCTGGCGTATTAGCTTAGACACAGGAGCCATAGGAGTTAGGTATTCAATAGGAGACTCAATGCCATGCAGAACATATTCGGACAATTTACCAGCAAGCTGTTCATTGTCACTAAATCTTACTTGTTTAAATTCATCTTCTAAATCTTTTTGTGTTGCCAAGCCTTCTTCAGCTAATAACTGACCAAAGTCCACTCCACCAACAACAGGGACAGCTTTCATTACAGGGCCTGTCGAACTCATTCTGATTCTACGAGACTCAAGAGTAGGAGTTTTAAGCTCAACTGTTTTGCCAATAAGTGTTTCTTGTGCAAACTGCAACGCAGCAGCAGTGTCTTTGATTGCACCAATACCCTGGACATCAACAGCCATCTCGCCAAATTCTTTTGTCATAATTCTTTTAGGACTAATAACTCCAGTTACAGTTGCATCGTAAGACTCAAGCTGATTGCCAGAGAAAACGTAATCCTGAAAGCCTCTACGTTTCTTTCTTTCCTTTACCTGTTTCTCAGTCTCTTGAACCATGGCTACTTCTTGTTGTGTCATATTATTCATATTGCGTTTAGCATGTGCCAAAGCAATACGATATTCACTACTCCACATAGCAACGTCACCAAGGATTTTTACCTTGTGAGCAAGAGGATATTCCTCTGCACTAAGACCAGATACTTCTGGATGCAAAGCAGCATATCCTTCTCCTGGGAGCCTAAGTTCTGCTTCTGGAACCTTTTGAAATGGATTGCCAGTACGTAAATCTAAGAAATAATCTTCAGGCATCCATGATGGCATAGCATTTCTTAAAGGGTTATATTCGTCAAGATAACTTCTGGTACGAGGAAGAAAACGCCTAACAGCTTCAGTAGTTCCTGCTCCACCACCAAGATTCATATGTTTCCATAGCCAATATTCTGAGCCTGTCTCTTTGCCCATTGCCCCAAGAGTTTGTTTGTTCTGTAGAAACTCTTCTCTGCCAATAGCAGCTTTAGTAAGAGCACCCTCAACAAAACCCATAAGACCTACAGCTTCACGACGCTTATAGTTTAGTTCGTTTAGTAGCTGAGAAGCATCTTCTTTAGCAACTGGAGCACCAGGTCCTAATCCACCTAGTGCATATGATGGCTCTGTTTCTCCTCTTATATCAGGATGATGAACATACATTCCGCCACCAAGGTTCCATTCTTCTTCACGAACTAACTTACGAGGTTTAAACAATTTGCCAAAAGTAGAAGCAACTAAAGGTCCAATAAATGGAATCTCTTCGCCATATGTACCAGTGGTAGGAGCTGGACGTTCATATTGATACTTCTTCTCGTAATGATACTTCCAGTCATCAGAACCAAACAGTGCCTTCATAGGGTTGAGCAATGGGTCATATTCCCATTTCTCTTCTTCTGTTCCATACATGCCTTTTTGATAGGCTCTACTTTTTAGTCTAGCTAACATATGAGGTCTGTAATAATCTACACGGCCGCCTTCAAAAGCAGTGCTTCTTCCGAATTCCCACCATCTACCTTTGCGTATCGCTACCTCTTTACGTCCAGAATATATATCTTGTAATTCTTCAGGAGTCTCTTCGCTTCCTAATATACCAGCAACAGGAGCCATTGGATTACCAGACAACAAACCAAGACTACCAGCAATTCCTGCCCATGCAGTTATGCCACCAAGGAGCCCTAAAGCCATGGGGCTTTTGATTTTGGTTAATGCTCGGCCACCAGGAAGTTTACCAATTTCTTTACCAATCTTAGACTTCCATATCTTGTCAGATAAACGAGATGCGCTTCTTTCTCTAACAGATTCAAAAGTTGCATACAGGGGAGTTTTTGTTCCAATTTTCTCTTTGACAGACTCTCCCATAAAATAAGCATAGCTACCAAGACCAGCTATAAGAGCACCAGTACCACCAAACCCCAAAGCAGTCTTAACGTCCATAAAACCAGGAGTTATTTGCTCTTGTTCTCTGATAGTGTCTGTGAAGCCCATTGACTGAGAAAGTTGAGCTTTAGCAACACTAGCATCTGCTCCAATAGAAGCAGCACCATAAAACAAACCTTCGTCAAACCTAGGAGACAAAGAAGTAGCTAAACCAACAGCTGCACCGGCTATCATTCCTGCCTTAGAAAACTTCATTCCAGGCTGACGTGCCAATAATGCTCCTGTTCCTGCTCCACCAACTGTTGCTAAGACTCCTGCCCAAGGACTTCCTTCAGAACGAAGATAGTCTGTATACTCTAAACCTTTCCATGCAGCGCCAACAAGCATACCTTTTACAGCATACCTTTGTAACAGTTCTAAACTACTCCCAGGCTTAACGGCCAAGGTTCTCATTCCAGGAATCTTCTCCGCAATGTTTTTGATACCAGGAAGCTCTACAGGGGCTCTCAAAAGAATATTAAGACGACTGGCCGTTGATGCTGCTTTAGCACGAAGCAATTTACCCAGCGTTTCTGCCTTAGCAACATTTTTGGCCATCGACTCAGACAAGTTTATATCTTGTCCTGCAATGCGTATCTTTTCTCTAATCTTAGAGCCGACAATCATTCTTTGACGACGTAGGTGCGGCTCGATAGTTTTAAGCCAGTCTTGATATGGCAAAGGTGACTTTGATGTTTGCCACTTGTTACGAAGAATTGCATCGTTTAAAGATTCAAACTTACCAAGTTGGATTCCTTCTGCACGAGCTGCAAAGTCTACAATTGCTGCACCCTTTTGGGTACCGGATTCAATTTGTAAACCCATACCAAGAATCTTGCCAGAAGCATCACGAACCTCTCCAAAAACCTGTCCTGTTCTATGTAAGTTGTATGAACCAGATTGGCCAAATGACGACTCTATAAACTTACCGTATTTGCCATGAGCAATATCTTGAGCAGAAGTAGCAACAGTACCCCAGCTTGCCAAAGGAGAAAGAAATTCTGACATACGAAATGTACGCAGAACACCACCAGGAGATCCAGCTTCAATTGCACGAATACCAGAAAGATATTTATCCCATATGCGTCCGTTCGCAGTTGGAATAAACCCTGCACCTATTGCACCTGCTGTACCGAGTGAAAGACCGAGTAGATTGCCTTGGTTTTCAGAATAACCCTGACCAGGCATACTTGGTTGAGGGCCATATGCGAGGTTAGGATTAATCAAAACGTTTAGCCTCCTTGGCGTGCACGCAATTTCTGTTTGACCCTAAACTCTTCCATTTGAGCTTTGTAGGCAGGGTCGTCAGTAAGTCTTGTTGAAGCGCCAGCATCAGGAGAATCAAAACGTTCGTATTCTCTCATGTCGTCAGAAATAGCACCCTCAACACTGAAAGGTTTTTCTTCTTTAGGTTCAACGAATTTGATACCTTCTGTTATTATACCCTGTTCAAGTAGTACTGTCTCAGCATCAATATAAACCTGAACTATTTCTTGAAACGTCATGTTATTTACATCAGATATTTTATAGGCAGAAAATACCTGACAAATAGTTCTACGCATCATTGAAATGACACTATGAGATTGAGACCTGAATATACCCCACAGTTCTTCTGTGTATTCTTTAAAGTTTTCATTTGTACCAGAAAGATAAAGAATTGTTTTAGCAATAGTTTCTGGAATACCAGCTTTAAGATTTTGATCATGAACCGCCAAATACTCATCAAGTACACATTCTTCAAAAATATGATTAAAGACAATAGTTTCTAAACTGCCATTGCCTTCAGCAGCATTGAGAACTTGAGCGTATTGTGAAGCCTTTTTAAACGAAGGTAGTTTAAAGATAACCTCTGTGTCATCTGGAAACGATACAACATAGATATCATTATCTACTTTTCGAATTGCTTCTAGTGCGGTTACAAAGCCCATTACAGTTTAATCGTAATGTTTGCTACTTGCATTGGATCTAGGAACATAGACTGAATGCGTACTTGTTCTGCCAACATAGAAGCTGCGCCAGCTGGCAATCCACCTTTGGTGTGGGGGTTGAATTTTGGCCACAAGGTACATTTCTCTGCCATATGGTCTTCTTGTTGATCAACACGTAGCTTATGAAATGCTTCATTAGCTTGTAACTGTGCCCATTCTTGACGCTTCAAGTACCTGTAAATAAATACATGATCATCAATCTGTAGAATAAAAACATTGCCATGGATATTTTTCCATTGCTTTAGAATTTCAGCAGATGGCGCACCAATATTCATTTCGGCAAGCATCTGTGCAACCCATTCAAGTCTAGCTTCTGGATCTTCAGGAACTTCAGGTCCTTCTTCTTCAGGCTCTTCAGCTGACTCTTCCTGAGAAGGCACAGGAGGGGCTGTAACTGGACTTGGAATAGGTTGGGGCTCTGGCATAGGAAAGCTAGGATCTTCCGCCTGTACAGCGTCCAGAGCGTCATTAATCATATTTGGAGACTTCATTTGTTCAAACTCCTTCTGGCTAGCAATTAAAAAGCTATCATCTGTAATATTATTGTCTACTAAATCTTGCATTTCTTCAAGAGGATTAAACACAACATTTTTAGGACCATAAATGCTTTCGTCTAGTTCTTTTGTTTTTGGATTCCAACCTTTATTTGACATGCTTTCTGCAATAGCAAGGTCTTCTCCATATTTCGCAGCGATCTGCGGTTTAAGAGGCAGCTTCTTTCCCATTTTAAAACTCCTTGGTTATACGAGGTTTCTTGCGATAAAATTATATTGCTCGTAGACGGGCTGACCTGAAATCTCAATGCTTTGAGATTGCCCTGTGAATGAAAGATCAAGAATTTTCTTGACCGTATGATTAGCGGGGTGATGTGACATATCTCCATAAACAATCCACATGTCAATTTGTGGATACTGATCTACACGTCTATGTCGTAATACATTTTCATTTGTAATTTGAGTTTTCTTATCAATATTTTTAGAAAACAATTTATCTCTTACTGTAGGATTGCTAATATCAGATCCATACCAAATAGCATCTTCAAATACTTCTGCCCAGTCTTCAAATGCATTATCAGGAAGAGCCCCAAGTTCTCTCCAGAATTGATTGTACTGTCTGTTCTGTCTATTCTGGTTTGCTGTCTCTTCCCATCCAAGCATCTGTTCTACATTTGCTTCCATCACTTGTTTTCTTCTGGCAGCTTTAGATGCAGCAGCTAGACTGTAGCCAGATTCTTGTGGATTGTACGAGTTTATTATTTTGCCCTGAGAATCAACAGAATATCTAGGAGAGCTAGATAACTGGGATCGGAATAACGACAAGGCTTCATCGTTTCCTGCTGCAGTTATTGAGTTAACAATTCCAGCCTTTTCTTGAAACCTTTGCATTGGCCACAAGAGATATCCTGCTTCTTTAAAAGCTACAGTTAAAGTACCTTGTACAATAACATGGCCATCAGCAACAAAAGTATAATATTGATTTGCATATCCGTAGATTGGAGTTTTTGTTTGTTCGACATTAAAACTAAGAGCAACAGCACTATCAATTAAAACATCACCAATCATGACTCCAATTTGCGAACCAGAGAACCAGTCGTATTCATATGCAAATGAACCGATTCCGTGTGGATGCAAAAAGTTTCCTTGGTTATCTCTAAGTGCCATTAGACAAATTGGTTCCTTCTAAGCAAATGGTTATTTCTGTATTGTTGCTCTCTTAATAAAGAAGAAGCAGTAGAGGTCCATTCCTCTTTAATGCCTTGGCCGTCTACCTGACGTTTGTCGACCAAAGTCATTGGGTCCATATCCCTTGCTACATACTGTACCACGTTCTCAGAGAAGATGTCTTCAATAGAAAAAGTAGATCCTTCTTGTACAAACTCTACGCCATATAGGCCCATATGTGACAATGCACCATACTCATTTGCAAAGACGAGACTAATATCTAAGGGAGGAAGCTGGTCTGGCAAATTAGTTGTATAGGTATATTTGTCATGGTCACTAGTACCTGTATTGTAAAATTTAAGATTTAAATTAAGTATTTCATGCAATACATGCTCATGGAATACAGTAAAGACCATAGAGCCACCAATTGTTCTAGGGCCACGAACATATGCTCTTGGATACACAGAACCTAATGTTCTAACTGGTGACTTTTCACGGAAAACACTATACGAAATTGTTTGTAGTTCGGCAATAACTTTTGATGTTGGCATATTTTTAATATCACTAGAATAACTGTCAACAAGTTCTAGCTCACCAAGAAGAGCATCTCTTTGTTCTGTAAGCTGGATGACCCGATTAGGAACAGTGCCATCAGAGATAGCAGTTGCGATTTGGTTGTCTAGTTTTGATAGTTCATACTCATACTTGATCTTATCTTCATAAACAACTTTATCAAGCGTTGTGTCTCTTGGAAAATGAACAATCACTTTACAGTCTGCACCAGAGTAACTGCCAAATCCAAGATAGTCAGACACTTGTGAGGAAATACCTTCGTTACCAGAACTACCGGCAACTTGCATAGCCTGACTTGCTTTCATAACTGTTCCAGCTTTTGTACCGAGATTGGCCATAGACAAGTTCTCCTTAGAAGAGAGGAGGGAAGACAGGGTTAAGGATTATTCCCTAACCCTGCTTAATAGACAATTAACAAACTAGCTCAACATATCTTGATGGACACCTTGACTTACCCATGGCAATAGACCATGAGCAATATAAGTGTAACTGTGCTCTGATACGATATCATCAATAGACACACCGTAACCAGAGTTCATTAGTTCGCAACCAAGAATTTTCATAATGGAGAGTGCTCCATATTCATTTGCTGCTGCAAGAACAACATCAAATGGAGGAATTTGGTCTGCGTACCATGGCAAAGCTTTTTGCTGATCTGAGCCAGCAGATGTAATATTACTTTCTTGCTGTCCAATATTTGCACCAGGAACGTTTGCGCTTCCTGTTGGATCTACTGGACTAACACTAGATGTCGCAACAGATACTGTTTCTCCTGCTTCATAGTTAGGACGTAAATCATCAATATCGGACAAGAAATAAAGACGTCTACTTTCTTCTTTCTTATCGGGATTTGCAAGTTCGAACATTAGTGGTTCATGATCGAATTGAATAAAGACCAAAGAGCCTGCAATCGCTCGTTTGCCACGTGCAAATGCTCTTGGGTCTGCGCTACCCATTGTATAAATAGGTGCTTTCTCACGAGACACTTGGTATGAAATACCTTGAATGCTACCGATAACATTAGCACCGATAACAGCCTTAATGTCTACTCCACTGAAACTATTATAGCCTCTTGTGAATGCGGATTGTAGTGCCATTGCCTATCATTCCTCCCTTAAATTAGCCAGACTTGCTTAGTGACACTGTCACATTGATCTGACGGATCTCGAACGCTGGAATCAACGTCAGGTTGACTTCCACTACGCCCAACACTTCTTGTTGAGGTGTTTGAATTACACTAAAGTCTTTGTAATTTTGCAGGTATCCATCTTTCTTCCCTTGCAGAAGAACTCCTTCTACTACAGTTTCCATACTTGCACGCACAGAAGCTCCGGTACCTTCTCCAATAAACTTATCAAGTCCTGCTCGAACACCGTCTATAATTGCTTTAACAATACGTACTGTAGACAAACGTCTCCAGTCAGAGCTTGGCAAAGTTGCCATAGGAGAATCAGTTACTACCACTCCGCCACCTGGACGTGTACGTAGAGAAACATATCCTGCTCCTGTTAAGCTGTCATAAGCACCAAGGCTCATCTTGTAAATAATAGATGCACCAGAAACAGACTTGTTTGTTGGAGCTGATGCTGGCGGCATGCCAACATAGAATCCAGCGTAAGAAGCTGCCCATGTTGCACGGTATCCTGCTGGGTACCAGTTATTACGAAGGAAACCAGTTTCAGCAACTATAGAAAAGTATTTACCAAGATCAATAGCAACATCATTGTCATCTAGTTGTTCTGTACCATCCATAAATTCGGTATCAGTAAGAATGAATCCACCGCCATAAACACCACTTCTATGATCACTGCGACCGACCATAAACTTGTTACCAAGCAAGCCAGTACCATTGTCTCCTGAAGAAGCAATAGAATATACGCCTGTGCTAGTATTTAGTGTCCATGTTGGGTCTTCTCCTAGCCAACGAGCCTTGTCTCTTAAAGAATTGCTCTCTGGAGGAAGAACACCAATAACACCAGAAGCATCAACAATTTCTTCACTGTAATCATACAAGAAGCGACCTAGTTGATATCCAAAGTTAACCTCATGGAAATCAGCAGTTGTCAAAGTTGTGCCATCAATTTTTGTAGTTGTACTTGAAGAACCAACTGCTGGAGTAGGAACTACATCTGCAACACCGTCACCATTAATATCCCACCAGAAATAATATTCTCCTTGATACTCTTCTACATAAACTTTACCTAAAGAGTCAACATCAACAGTTGGAGAATATGCACCGGCTGTTGGATATGTTTGTCCGGCAGGAATTACAGGAGTCACTGCTCCTTTAAAGTTACCCTGTGCAGCTACATTATTATCATCTAAATAAACATCCATAGGCACGATTACATCAAAGTCTTCAGCCATTAGGTTTTTATATGCAACATATAGCTCTTGGTACATTTCCATACGTGACAGACTTAGTCCATCTGTGCCAGCAGTAAAAGATGTTCCTGGGTATGTAGAAGCATCTACATCTTCTAGGTTGACTGCCGCAGAAGCCGTACCAATGTCGGCTCCACCAGCAGCTGCACGATGACCACTAACTACGACTTCAAGTAAGTCAATTGGACTAGTGCTGTCGTTGTCATACACAACAAGACCATCACTAGTACGATAGACAATCAATCTGCCTGTACTGTCAGTGTAGAATACAGAATAATCTTCTCCTGCGTCTGCATCTTGTTCTACTGTTTCAATTCTAAAACCATCTGTGCCTAATGCATCGCCAACATGATCTAGAACTGCAGATGTTGAACCAATTCTATAGAGCGTAATTTCTTCTGCTCCAGTTTTTAGTGCTTCCCACATTCCACGAATTAATGTTCCGTCGTTACCAAATTCACCTTTGGCTGCAGAACTTGTTGGAACAAGATAAATCTCGTCTCCTTGTCCTTTACCGGCCGTACCAACTACCAGAACACGTGGTGCTCTTGATGCTGCTGAAGGCGCTAAGTTTCCATCGTTCTTGGAAAATTTTACACCTGGAAGATTTGAATACGTCATTTGCGAACCCTCCTAATTGCTTGATAGTTCCAGTTTAATAAGAATATCTTTTAGTTCTTGCGTACTAAAGTAGAACGTATCATCTGTTCTCACCATATAGGTGATAGGGTATTTTGTTACTGTAAGTTCGTCTATCATTGCTCTTTCTCTACTACCAACGCCTTCTTCAACTACACGAAAACCATATAAACGAAAATACCAGTTATAAATGTCCATTACATGCTCAAACCATAAGAGTCTTTCTCTAGCGACCTTATTTGTACGAGCGTATATGTTGAAGGTAATCCAATTATCATAAAACCTGCCAACTGTGACAAGTTTTTGTCCTGGCGCTTCAGGATGATCAATAATTGATCTTTGATGAGGAACTACCTCTTTAACTTTTCCTGCTCCAGAAGGACCTTGATCAATACGACCAGGTACTCTAGTTTTCAAATAGAAGGTTATTGCCTCAGTATCTACAGACTCTGGAGGATCATCTTCAACAACCAGAATTTGTTTGTCTGCTGGTACTCCTTCTTGATTCTGTTTCGAACTAATTACTGTCTGTATCATTTCGAAAAAGTCTTGTAATTCTGCACCAGAAGCAGGAGTTCTTTTTCCTCTGTCATAACTTTCAAGATAGTTAGCAACAACGGCATTAATTTCCGTCTCATTGTAGCGAACACGCGTGCTCGAAGCTTCAACTGACGGTATATTAGTTATGTTGTCTATTCTTGATGCCATACCACGTACTCCATTTACGTTCTTCTATTGCACGAATTCTCCAGAACTCTATTCTACCATTATCTGACCTAAAAGGGTCTGCAGCTAAAATTTTAAAGAACTTGCTACGTGTTACTGGAGTTGAAGGACTACCATCTACTCCTAATTCAACAGTAACTATGTAATCTTCTGGAGCAATAACTACATCATACTCAAGAAAGAAGTCGTCTCCTTCAAATTCTTGATTCTTTCCTTCACGCTTACGAAAAGAATCATCATTTCTATAATACACTATTTTGACCTCATCCCAAAAGTACCCCATGCCTAAACAGTATCTGCAATAATAATCTTGGTCTGATTCATCAGTAACTTGATCTCTACAAGGACAGCGAAGAAGGTCTCCATTATCGTCTCTTCTCATACGCCTTAAAAGACCTTCGCGACCTTTCGCTACTTCATCAACTGCACCATATAGTGTACGATACATCTCTGTTCGCAAATCAAGTTCTTTGCCAGAAGACCCTGTCGGATAAAGATTTGTATATGGATTTGTACCAGCCATTAATCATCAGTCCTCCAGGAGTTCTTTGTTCTCCATGTCTTAAGTGCACGCCTACTACTACTCCCTCTTACAGAAGTATTAGTAGATGGACGATAATATCCAAGACCTGAAGTTGCTTCCCATTGTCTTCCAACTGCAATTGCATCATCTGCGTCGGCACCTTTAACTGTAGAACCAGGCTTAACAGAAGTGTCAGGTGCAATTTCTCCACCTGTTTGTATGACAATCTTCCAGTATTCAATACAATCTTGTAATTTTGCTTTAGTCTCTGAAAGACCTTCGCCAACACCATCTCTAGAGATAGACAAATCACCTAAGCGCTTAGTCATCTTGTCAGACGTGCTGCCGTCAACAGAAAGACTATTTACAAGAATAAGCTCTGCTAAACATGTAGTGTATTCACGGCGAGCCATGTTTCTAAATGTAGCATTGTCAGTAGTTGCTACAAATGTAATTGCATCTACCATAAGGGAAGCTTCTAGGATAGCTAGCATGATTGTTTCATCTTGAACAGAAGAAATAAGAGAACTCAAGTCAAGCCTGATTCTTCTTAAACTAGTATAGATAGGAGTATAAGAGGTAGCAAAATAGGTAATATATTCTTCGTCTAATGTATTACCTTCATCATCAGCAATAGTTGCATCAAGAGTTATGATTACAATATTGTTTTGATAAAGCTGAGCAGGATCTAAATCAACTCTAATTACATTAGTACCAACAAGAGAAACTGTAAAGTCTAGATCTCCAGTATAAGAAATACCCAAAGAATCATCTACTCCAGTGGCAGGCTCACTACGAACATGAACTGCATCTACAAGAGTTGTCGCATCGGTAGGATTAGTGTCTGTGAGTGTAAATTCAATACGTTCACCTGCATACGGATCAGTAGAAATAGTAACACCGTATTCTCCACCTGTAGGATCAACAGAGACAACACTAAAAGAAGAAGTAGAAGTTGAGCCAGAAGTCGTAGTGCCAAGTGTAGCGATGCCACTTGCACTAGAGGTAGAAGGAGGAGTTAGAACAGAGCCGCTGCCTGTATGGAAGGTCCACTTGTATGTGTTTGGCAGAGCGTAGAATGGAATACAGACTATTGTCCATCTGTCACCAGACACGAAAGTACCATCAGGATCACATGTGAGATAGAGGCCATTTTCAAGTTCTCTACGTCCTGTTACTGTAATTCCATTATATATTGTTAACGGGTCAGATTCTTCCCACCATTGATAAGTGGCATTACCAGTTTGTCCACCAGCAGTGATCTCAACAACATATGTTTTTTGTGTAGTCGCTGTAAAGCCTCCGCCAGCATATATAACACCAGTGCCAGTTACAGTAACAGGTTCTGGATCAAATACTGTTCTGGTGCGTACTCCACTATCAAATGCATTTGTTGTATCTTCATCGCCTGCAACAAGAGCAGAATATTCTTTATTAGAAGCAAGAGGAGCTTGAGGCGTAAGTGTTGCCACTGTGTACCACAGATTGCCAGCACCAGCGTAATCTACTTCGGTATCAGCAACTGGAGAGCCCGATGCATCTACTCTTGAAAATGAGACCGTGCATTTTATAAAGCCACCAAAGTACGGAGAGTCTAAAATATCAGAAGCATTAAGGCCAGGTTCTTCAAATGGATTCATTTCTCCACCAAAGAACACACCCTGATCTGGTCCTGTTAAAACAAATGTGCCAGTATTGATAGAATCTTCATCCATTTCCTGGTCAAATGTTACAGTGATTTGATCGCCAATTGGAATACCAACAGCACTATTTGCAGGATAGACATCAACTATACTTGGGACTGTAGCCATATTTTACACTACTCCTCTTCGATTTCGAGTTCTTCCGCGATTCTAAGAATCTGGGCATCTTCGGCTGTTGGCTTAGGAATATCATTACCGTCATTGCCGAGTATCTGTGCAAATTCTTCAGCAGAAGACTCTGCTTTTTGGCGTTTAGCCAATGCGCGTAAATTGCAAATAAAATCTTCTGTTACTTTTATTTCTTTGTCTTCTCCTTTATCTTTTACTATAGCTATAGAGGGAACGTTTAATTTAACTTGATGTTCTTTCTCTGGCGGCAATAACTTAATCTTGTCCATTTTAAAACTCCATGATTCGTTGTTCAATTGTACTAATAATACCTGCACGATTTCTGTCTGACTTCTCAGTCTCTAAACAAGCATGCAAAAGCATCAAACCTTCTTCTGTTGTTGGTAATTGCTTGATTGTCTTTTTAACTGTATTGCCATTCTTGCTTAAAAGCAACTCTGCATTTTCATAATCATTTTCGTCTGGAACTTGAACTTCATCTTCGTCTGGAGCATCATCTTCAACTGTCATAGAAAACACCTCGGGAATCGTGTCGGACTCGTCGTACTTAATGTCTTCTATGTCTACAGAGAACTCACCACTAATAAGAATTGCACTATCAAGGTTTTTTAGCTTATTGTTGTCAGGATCAAAGATTCTAATTTCGCCTCTGCTTGCAGAATGGTTGATAATTTTTTTGTTCTCGTCTGACAAACTATCTATATTGATAAAATCACTTACTGGTTTATTCTTAGTTAAGTTTACGGTTTTCCCTAAAAACCAAAATGGGCAATCTGCTAGTCTAATCTTAACAAGCCTCATTTGCTTTACTCCTTGGTTAAAAACAAGAAAGGGAGAAGGAAACCGACCGCTCCTTCTCCCTTCCGATTGCTACGTCATTTCGACGCTACGACTTACAGGCCAGTGATGGCTGTTGTATTGTCAAGCTCATCCAGCGATCCAGCTGCTGAAATCGTTGCACTTACTGGAAGTGCGATCTCGTTAGCTACTACTGGTACGCTCTTCAGAACGCCGACTGCCAATCCATCTTCATAGACTGCAAATGCATAACGTTCTTTTAGTTTCACTTTCGTGATGTCAGTAGACATGTCTTCCCACTGGTCCATGCTTACATCCTCATCAACAACCAGTGCACCAAGGTTTTGGCTATCGAAGATCATGATGTCGCATGTGTTATTGTGCACATTAAATGGCACGAACGGGGAAACTAGCACACGTAGTGGATGTGGAAAGTAACCCGGAATAACTGGAGCAGAAGTAAGATTCTGATCAATTTCAGATGTTGTGGACGGAGTCTCGGAACCAGCATTGCCAGTAGGAGTAAACTGTCCATATCCACCAGGAAGACCCATTTTGTTCTGTGAAGAATTGGCCCATGGCTGTCCTGATTTTGGCATATTGTGTGGCTGGAACCATTGGCCATTGCCAGTGTTCTTAACGATAGTCTGTAGCAGAGGATCGGCCATCCACATCGACCATGTAAGAGGATGCATCAGAATGGTGTCAGGAGTATATCCCTGCATCATAATATGTGCATATGCTTTCAGGAGGTCTTCCATACGACAAGAACCGTTTCCGGCACCTGTGATAGAGCGTCCTGTGCATGTTCCATACATTGAATTCCCTGGTGTAATATTGTCAAACAACGTTACGCCCATAGAAGTAATATAATTCATACCCTTTTGCTCTTTATGACGGTCCAGTGCTCTACGAGCTGCACGGATGTGCATATTGATTACGTCAAACTGAGAATACTTGCGCATCTCTTCAGTAATCTTGAAGGCAACACCAGTTTTCCCCACGTTGATAGTGATGGAACCAGGTGCCACGTTCAGTTGCTGCTCAGGGTATGACTGACCTTCACCAAGGTCGTAGGCTACCAAAGCACCAATAGCTGGGAATGTAATACGAGCTGCTGGCGTATATTGAATGCGGTCTAGCAAACTCGCAACAATCAACATAGGCTCGACAGGCTCACGAATAATTTCTTCAATTACCTTAGGCATCCAATAGGATGCATTTGGTGTAGCCATGATATCGGAGAACTCAAGTTGCGTTTGTGTCGCATCATTGAACCCGTTGTTCTTCCATGTGTCACGGAATAGCTCATAGCTGTCACCGAAGGCTTTGTTGAAGTCGATGTTTTTTCTACCCATTTTAATTATCCTCCTTCTTCGGCATTAGCGGAAGATCAAGTTAACGATGATCATTTTCTCAGCTGCATTAGCATATGTTAGCTGATCCGTTCGTCCACCAGTTGCGCTTCCTGAAGTCTGCATGTTAGCTGCAGTTTGTCCAGTGTAAGCTGTATGTACTCTATCAAGATAGTCTTTAGAGTGACGGCCCTCTCCAAATACTGTCGTACCAATAATTTGACCTACAACACCGAAGATGTGGTTGTCAATTGTTTGTTCGAGCTGGGTTGAAACAACAGAATTAGTTGTTTCTGAATCGTATTCTGGGTCAGCAGCAAATGGATCACCAGAAGAGTCGTAGCCTTCACCAGTACCAATATCAAGAGTAGCCTTAATAAGGTTACTGTTGCTATCGTATGTCAGCATGTCGCCATATTCCAAGTTTCCTGTTGCACATGCATATGTACTAACAGTATTGGTGGCTGTTCCTGTAGTTGCATAGTGGTAGTATGTCAGTGTGGCAGCTGTTGTCCATGGAGAAGGAATAGCGTTTCCGCCAGCTTCGTACAAGAACAACATTCCAACTTCGTAATCCACAAAGTAATCGCCAGCTGAACTAATAAGATCAATTGAACTTACTTCACGTGTCAGGCCAGCAACAGATGCTGTAAATGGGCTGTCTTCTGTAATGTGAGCTACTGGATAGTTCACAAACATATAGCCCACAATGTCATCGCCAGAAGCAACGTCGCTACTATAACGAGTAACTTCAGCAATTTGCTCAGAAGTGAACCAGCCAGCAACACGAGGAGTTGTCGTGCCGTCGAAGAAGTCTTCAAGAGCACCAGCAGCTCCGCCAGTATTGTCGTTGGCCATTGTTTCTGTTGTTGCTAGTGCCGGAAGCACTGGGAACGTAGAAACATAGTCACATGTAATTGCGACTAGAGCCTGCGGGCGGAAGTTATGTTGGTATAGGTTTGCTGGATTGTAATGGTCAGACCCAGCAGCCTTGTAATAATTGTAAGAAGCAAATCCAATAGGCTTTGAAATAAAGTCCATTGCATGTTCGCTATGACGAATCAGACCACGTTCACGTAAGGCTGCAGTTACCTGGGCACGTGTATAACTAACTGCTGCAGTAACTGCAACGCCAGTTGTAAGGTCGATAACGCCTTCTGTTACGTCTGTAGCTGTATAGCTTAGTGCCGTAGAGCCACTAGCTATATTCCAGGCTTTACGCAAACCTGCAGGAACAACATGTCCTTCGCGAGATTCGGCAACTACTTTGCCTGAAGAGACTACAATGTAGTATTCAATTTCAATTTCACGTCGCTGAACGGGAAGCCATGGTGCTGGCATGCTCTCGAAGTGCGGACGGTGAGATTCGGACCATTCGATATTTGGCGTGATGCGCCCCATACGGTCCCAATATTTGTGATCTGCAACATATCCTCTTGGAATAGTCATCGTTGGTTACCTCCCTTATCTATTCAGCAGTAACGTTTTCATTGTTCGCTGAAAGACTTTCAAATGATACGAGCTTTTCGTCAAGCACTTTTAACATTACCATTTTACCATAAAGTTGTTTTGCTTTCGCAAGTTTACCATTTTTTACAAAATCGCGAATATTTTCTATAGCAGAAAGTGCTGGTGTCGATAGGCCGTCAGGAAGCTGATTGTTGTCAACATCCTTGTTTGCTGTTGGATTTTCAATGGTTTCATTTGGCGTATTTGCCATACCATCGTTCATCTTGGACATGACATCTTCAACTTTGAAGTCTTCCATGATGATAGCTTGTTGCTCTGAAAGATTTGCTTCGGCTAGCGAATCCATTGCCTTTTCTACGTTTTCATACTTGCCACGCAGTGTTCCTACCAGTGCAAGATGATCTTTCTTTGCAGCTGTTAGTTCTACTCCAAGATCTACATAACGATCTACTTGCGCCATATAATCAGACATTTGATTGCGTAATTCTTCACGTAAAACAGATAGTGTGTTCTCTAGTTTTGATACTTTATTTTCAGCATCACTAAGAGCTACCTTTGCGCTGTTAGCTTCATCTTCTGAAGCCGCACACTTAGCACAAGGTCTATCAAGTTTCAAGTTGCGTGTAATCATTGCTGATTCCATAAGGTTAAATAATTCTCTGGCACTTTGATCGTCCAATGTTGCAATCATATCACAAGTTGGAACTTCAAGCTTATCAGCCTGAACTTCTTCTTGTTTTGTTTCTACAACATCTTTGCCACAGCCAAGAGCTTTAGCCTTACGTGCTACACAAGCAAGAATAGTTGCTTTGTTGCCTGGGCCTTTGTAACGACCAATTAAACGTTGTGCTGCAGTTACATGCGCACAATCAGGAACAGGGAATGAACGATCTGGCCCACAGAATGTAGACTTAGACAGTTTGTTTCTCTTCTCTGTTGAAAGCTTTGCGTCTGTTACTTGTTCTTCATTAAAGAGGCCTTCGTCCTTCATTAGATCGAATTCCTTCTCAAATTCAGCATAAGCAGCATCTTGGTCTACTTCTTGGTCAGTAACTTCAAGATTTTCTAATGCATACAAAAAAGCTGTTTCGTCGTTTAGTTCAGCTTCTACTTGGTCTGGATATTTTCCATCGTCACCTTTAATGCTAACAAGTTGTTTTGCAAATTCAGTGGCTTTGTCGTCGTCCAGCTCAGGGCGAAGTGTCTTAACGGCAGTCAGCATTTCTTTCTCAGCGTCAGAAAGAACTACTTCTTCTACTTTATCTGCCATGTTTTTATCCTCCTTATAATCTCTAAATGAGAATGTAAATTTTGGATTCTCATCCATATTCTTCCAGTCTTTAACAGGAACTGTAAATTCTCTTTTGTTGTCATGGTGCCCAATTGAAACCTGTGTTAAAGGATCTCCATCCATAACTACAAAGCTAACTTCGTCGTACTTATAAACTCCAGGCACCAATGCACAAACTACTTCTTCGTCTTCGTCTCCATATTCCTTACCAGGTTCATGTTCGCAAAATCCATCTTGTGCCCAGTTTTGCTGGCACTCAGAACAATATGCATGTCCAGGAGAGCGAAAAGAAGTAGAGACGGCATCAAAACGACCATCACTGACTTGTTCAATAGTCTTATTGTCTAAAACTGTACCGCTAAGTTTAATATAACCTAAGCCCCTCCATCCATCTGAGAATGGAATGCCAGACTTCATAAATCTTTTAGCAGCACTAACTTGTTTTGCAATACTATTAGAACTATCCATTAGTATCTGTACGTCTCTATTATTCTCTAGTCCATCAGGAATAGTTGGAATATATTCAGCAGCAGTAATAATGCCGACAGGATCTTCATGTGTATTGTGATGTTTTAGGATCTTGGCAGGCTTGTTGCGCTTAATAAACGTAGCAGTTCCGTCCATCATACGTGATGGCAAATAGAATCTTAAATTATCATTAAGAAAACCGGAATGGGTGGCTTCAAACGTAACATCTAAGCCTTGTTTTACTCCAGCCTGAGAATAACTATCAGACTGTACAGTAAGAGAATCCTTCCATTTAGAAACATCTTCTTCTGTTGGCTTTACCAATTTAAAGTAATCTCTAAACAGAGCAATATCTTTTGGCATGCTTTTCACTCCTACTAATTAGTTGCTTGTCCTCATGGTACACGTACAGTGTGGATGCAACGGAGGTAATTCTTCATAAATTATAGCATCTGTGGATTTGTATTTCAAAAACTGGTTGTCACAAATCTCACAAGGCTGACTTCCACTTCTAGTAGAACGTATTTCTTCAAAACCATTTAGGCGATGACCACTAGATAATCCATAATTGTATGCTCTCATTATTTCACTGTTGTCTATCATACGAGTCCTATGTTCTAATGCATCAAAAATAAGCCCTACAAAAACAGCATCTTCTATACGAAGCACTGTTCTTTTGGTAGTGTGCGATTTAATACGACTAATTAAATTATCACGTAGCTTATTGACATATTTTTCCACATGATCATGAATTTTTGCATCAATCTTATCAAGTCGCACTTCCCAAACCATTCTACCGGTTTCATTTAACCCAGCCCTATATGCCTGTTTGGCTTGGCCAATCAATGTATCTCTAGCTTCAGCAAACGACATGTTAATAGAAAGCTCAAGTTTTGACATGGACACGCCATCTCTACGAACTTGATTAACTATATCGTTCTTAATGCTACCATAAATACCAGCTAAAGGTCCGCTTTGCTTATAGATAAAGTCCAGAGTATCTTTGTTTATTTTGGCAGATGAACGACTTCCATGTTGATTAGACGGTTTGTTTTTATTAGAAACAGCACTGCCGCCAGCAGAAGCATTCTTGGTAGAGTTAGCCTTTATCATTGCTTTTGCTTCATCTGTGCCAGGCTCATCAATAGATTGTAGGATAATTTTGTCTCTTTCGAAAAGTCCATAGTTTGTATTAGCAAAATCACCATCGCCAGAAGTAAACATTTTATTCTTATTGTTAGCAGTTGGCCATCCATCGCCCTGATATGGTTCTAAGCCAATCATTTGACGCATCTCGTCATGTGTAATAGCATTCTTCAGGAAGATATCAACAGCATGATTTTCTTTGGCCTGACGAGACTCCATGTCAATTTCTTTGAACTTTAATTTAACCATATTCTCTTCTTCTAACAGTGTAGATTCAGGAAAAGTAGATTCCATTAAAAGTTCTTGGATGACTAGTGCATAAAACTGAGCACCAAACTCTTTTTGGTCTGCCTTGGTGTCGTCAATAAGATTACGAGACATAGTTTGTGCAGTACTGCGATTTGCAGTTCCGCCTTCGCCCATATCAACAGATGACACGCCAAGGCCAGTAAAGATTCTTTGTTTAAAATGCTCAACTACTTTGTCTACAGCAACAGGACCAGAAGACACTTGTAGAGGAACAATCTCATGTCTCTCAGGAGTAACCCAGCAACCGTCTGAGGGCATTTGAGATACTTCTGTCTTAACTATATCAATCTCAGTACTGCCATCTGGAAATACTGCAGCAGGAGCATCTTGTGTTCCAACCTTATAGTGAAACAAGGGGAAAAGATGTTGATATACGAGAAGCTCAATATTCTCTTCAATACGACGTAGAGCACGAATATCATCTTTAACAGGAACTAAAGAAGGAGTACCAACAGAATACCCAGGGCGTTTGTCGAAATAAAAATGAATAACATCCTCAGGACGAAACTCTTTCTCTACTTTACCTTGTAGCTCTTGTTGATACTTAACAATCTTACCAAACTCGTCACGTTTAAAACGTACTGTTTCGGCGGGGACTAAAAAGTAACCAGCAACTGGCTCTAATCTTTTGCCATCTGCTGAAACACGTGTCTTGCCGCCAGAAGCAACTTGCTTACGAACCTTAACCCAAAAAGCATTGGATGTTCTAACAAGAGAAGCTACTGTTTCAGACATCAATATAGGGAATGGCATACCAGTAGCATGTTCCATTTGCTGTAAACGTTTTTTGATATAGCGAATTCTAGGAAGATTTGAACCTACAAATTCATAACCTTCTTTAAGGAATAGGTTTTTCTTTACTCTAAATGCTCGTCTAACATAGGCTTCAGTATCAATAATTCTGCCAGTCTCAACTAGGTCCCATTCTGGAAACTCCCAGCGAAGAGTAGGCGCTCTGCCTCTACCGATATTTGATGTATATACTTTTGTTGGAGGAGGAAGATGCTTAGGAATGATACTTTTCTTATCAGGAGTACGAAATCCATTATTCTTTGTGTCAGGAGCGTTCTGGTCTTTCTTAGATATAGTTTTAGCCATTACCGCCAGTTCTCCTCTCGTATTCGGCAATCCAATCTCTAGCTTTTGATAATTCATCTGCTGCAACATCACGCAGACAATTCTTGATTATAATACCTGATTCTGTAGTTTTTTGCTTAACTTCATCAGTCTTAGCTGTATCTGCAATTTTACCAATGCCAGTATCAATAGTGCCCTTGTTGGTTTCAGCAAATGCGTCAGAAACTTCACTAACAGTTGGAGGTATATTTGTACCAGGCGGAATCACCATAATAGACCCATCGTCAAGTACCTTAAATTTTGTATCGCTAAATTTATTAAGACCATCTTCAAGGATAAACTTGAGCTGTCCTTCATCAAAATTACTATTAACGCCACACTTTAAACCATTTTTTGATACAGCTTCAAGAATAGCCTTAAGCATCATGATCAATTGAATAATTTTTGATTTGAGCTGTGTATTTCCTGTTTTCTTAATCATCCACCCTGCATCTGTTCCCAAAAGATCATAAACCATCTGTGTGGCATAATCGAACCAATCTTGCACATAACGAATAGAGCCTTGCATTATATTACGCATTTGTACAATAGAACTAACTAAAGGCTCTGGGTCGAAATATTCACGAGCTTCTTGTGGACGAGTTTGTTTCTCTGGAGGATGGTTCTCATTGCCAGCAGAAAATTCTTTTGACCATTTTTCAGACTGAGGAATGTCGTCTTTGCTCCATCTAGTGCCGTCTTGTGAACTACCAGCACGAAGGGGAGGCGGAACTTTACGACGTTTCTTAGCTTCTTTGGCTCTAAGTTCTGCCCATTGTTGGTTTCTTTCTTCTCTTTCTGCCTCTGACAAAGTTGGAACCCAAGCTTCTTTCATTTCGTCTGCTGCTAACTCTGTCTCTTCTTGTGGCCATTCAGGTCTTTGTGGATTATATTTCTCGCTATCAGGAGTATCAAATCTTTCTGCTTCTCCTGCAACCCAGCCTCCTTGACCAGCCATTACGCTGTCAGCGTTAGTACCTGTACTAAAGGATGATGCAAAATTATTATGGCCTGGAGCGGCAACGCCAATATCTGCATCTATAGAGACAGTTGCTTCAGAAAGAGGAATCTTCATACTCTGCGCAGTAATAATGGTTTCATTGATGTGATCGACTACACATAGCATAGGACCTACCAATAGTTGCACAAGCTTGTCTAGCCACTGAGCAAGAGCATCCAAGAACGGACTAAGAATTGCACCGACAAGATTAATAATGAAGTTGATATTAAATCTTATATCTAAGTTAAGCTTGGCAAGATACTGTGTAAGTAAAGCTAGCATTGCCAGCAAGTCTTGTGGGCACAAATACGCTAAAAGCTTTAAAAGCTCACAGATATCTAAGTTCATTCCTGGATCTTTAAACAAGTTAACAATCTGCTCAATTAGATCTGTACGTAAGCTAATGTTTAAAAGATGCAGCTCTAATAAGTTTCCATCTGGCAATAAGTCTTCAAGCGATATACGACCAAAACAAGGAATACACTCAGTAAGCATTTTGCCAATATTCTTGGCTTTTGTTTTTGCAGATGTATCAGAACCAAAAATCTTAGTATAGTCAAAGTCCTGTTGCCTAGAACGAAGACCGTTCATAAAGGCATCAGGATTATCCATTGCATTGTTCCAGAAAGACTGCCTGTCGTCAGACATTTCTTTTGCATTGGTATAAGCAGGGTCTTCGCCAGGCACATTGGAAGTTTGGTGCATTCCAGGGTAGTAGTCCATCTGTTCTCTTACGCGCTCAGAGAAGTTTCTTGTAGAATAAACATCTTTGTAGTGATAAGCGAGAGCATAGTCTTCTTCTGCCCAGTTAGAAGCCTCAAGTTCAAATGTATTAATAACAAGAGCGTAGTCGTGTTGAGAAAATGGATTTTTAAGATTAGGCGTAAGTTTTATTTCTTGTCCATCTAAAGAAGCAGCTACCTTCTTCTCGTTCGACAAAACATCATTTTTGTTATCAGTAAATCCCATTATCCACCCGTAGCAGCAGAGACTACTTCAGTAAGTCCTGTAACAGCAGCTCCGCCTGCTTCTTTCTGAGCTTTAATTGCTTGTTCTAATACTTTACTTCCAGGAGAAGGAAAACTACCGTCATAAACAGGTAGCGCCAAACCAGTTCCAGGAGAAGTAGTAGAGCCAGCTTGAGCAGTAGGACTACCTGTAGTAGCAACTACTTGTCCTGGGTCTACTTTTAGCACCAAGTTTGTTTTACTCATCATTTGCTTAGCATCTTCCCTTGTTGCAAAATCAGTCATAATATAAGGGAATATTTTAGCATATGTAATAAAAGTTGCTACCGAATCATAGATTTCTTCACTAATTGGTTCAAATGCCATCATGGTGTTGGGGCTCCTGTGTCATTAGATATTTTTGCCAACTCACGAACACATACTTTATACATCTCAAAAGTTATTTCTTCTATTTCGCCAAGACCAAATATCCTCGCCAAAGCTTGCATAACAGTAAGATGCTGCGCCCTATTAAGAGGCACTGTAACATTTTTGCAACGTTCTTCTATCTGAGCTTCAGTCCTTTTGCATTCTTCAATAACTTTAGTATATCCATCTACTACTTCTTTTGCTTTTTCTCTTCGAGTATCAATGTCTGATTTTTCTTCTCTATTTGGAGTGTCAGACATATACGGAAGCAAAACTTCTCTAGGATCAGCAGGAACCCAAGACACACCAGCAGTTTCATTTAATAAAGTTGCATCATTAGGATCTAGAAGCTTTTTGATATCTTTCATTAAATTACCGTGTTCTCTGTATATTCTACCTTTAGTACAATATCTGTTTTATTTTGTGCATTGGTATTAGGTGGACAAGAAATGAAATACCAGAAAGGAAAATATGTAGCCGAATCTCCAACTCCATCAGAGCCAATGTCATCCATATCTATATATTCTCCCCAGTCAATATTATCCCATTCTGCTTCTGTAGGTTCTGTTCCGCCCTTATTGAGTTTAATTCCCCAGCCAGTTTCAGTATATCCTACATCTCCATATGGATTTGCATCAACAAGATCAACAGGAGTAATTTTGATATTTGAATACCACACTGCACTATCGTCGTTACGCAAATAAAGAATAATAGGACTTTCGTCTCCTTCTTTGCCGTCATGTGTAGTAGTTATTGGATTAGTTAAGTCTGTGCCTGTTGTAGCCAAAGACAATAAACCATCAGAATCTCTAAAATATACCTCAAGAGCCATTTTGCCTCCTAAAAGTTCGAGCGCGAGGGTCGGTCTCTTCTAATTGTTTGGCGACCTCGCCTGCGCTGCAAAAACTCTGCAATATGTCTATCTTCATCATCAGTATCCCACCCAGGTTTATTTGTGCGAATACCATTTAAGCCATTATCCACTCTTGCTGGCAAAGATGCAAACAGTTGTTCTTCAACAACAGTCTTTTGGAACCCTCCATCTAGTCTTCGTTCTTGAGGAGTAGAAACTCTTTCTTTGGATAGATTTTTGTCTGGAGAACCTTGGTTTTTTAATGTTCTTGGATCTGGAACAGACGCAACCTGTGTATTAACATTTCTAACATGCAAACTATCAAACTCTAACTGAAATGCAACAACAGCAAGATTAAAAGCATCAAGCCTATGGTCTAGTGCCTTAGGATCGTCAAGACCATAAACAGGAACTTTAGTTGGTGTAATTCTTTCAATTATATAACTTCTAAGTTGTTTTTCAAGAATATGATCATGAGACGAAAGCCTAATAGAGTTTTGTTCAAACAATCGTACAGAGGCATTAACCATAAATGGTTTTGCAGGAGACTTCTTTCTTTGTGCACTTACAGGATCACGAGTCTCAATCGAAGCACCTGCATCGTATTTCTTTAATATTCTTAACAAATTAGCAGTATCTCTGTCTCCCTCTTTCTTCATGTTCTCATAGGCAGTTTTACGAAGAATCTCATAGTTGGTACTGCCATTACCTGCGTCAATATATACAAAATGCGGCTTCCATTTACGATTCATTTCAAGTAGCTTAGATACGCCTGTAAGCTGTGTAAACTCAGAACGCTCAACATGTAAAGAATCCACTACCTGGAACATGTTTGTAAATGGATTAAACCCTAATACAACAATTTCAGTACCATGTTTCTCATTCCAGTCAGTTCCAATTGTGTATTTCCATGATGGGTTTCTTTGAATAGTTTTATATTCATAGTCCACAAGAGATCGATCAATATAAGATGGTTTATAAACACCAGCTTCTGCAGTTCCCCATTCGGCCAAATATTCGTGTTTCCAGTCTTCTTCTGTAAACTGTGCTTTCTCAGCCTCAACCTGACGCCACCAAGGAAGAACTTTATAAGTAAAGTGGAATTCTTTATAGTGCGGGTTCTCCTCACATAATGTATAGTATGGAGTCTTAAATCCTGTTGGGGTCGAGAAGCCTACAAGAGATGTGTGAGGCGACGTGTGTAGAATCGGCAAGATACCACTTCGAAGAGCAGTCTCGTCGATATAATCCATTTCCTCACAATTGTGAGTAAACAAACCGCCAGCAAAAAACCTATTTGCTGCTCCAGATGTTAAATTGTAAACATCAACTGGCTCGTTACAAAACCTAACATTCTCTCTGATAACCGGAAGAAGAACATAGCCGTCTTTCCATGTTAATTTTTCAACCAACTCATAAGGAGTTAATAGTCTTTCAGAATATAATTTATCATATAGTTTCTTATGATATTTTATCGTAGACTTAGGAATATTAAGACTTAAAGATATTTTACTTGAAGTTCCAACCTGAAGTCTAATTAAACGATTTTTTATCCATCTTTCTGATTTCCAATTTGATTCGTAGTGCCTATATAGCTTCCATGAATTAGCAAGCCTGGTTTTCTCTGCACTATAACAAAAACCAATTTTCTCAACAAAAGAATCAATGTTTTCTTTTGAGTTATTGATAGAAAGATATCCAACCCATCGATCTTCGTCAGCAAGTTGTTTAAAAGAAATTGAATATTTTATGTCTATTTCATCTAGCAAAGCACAAATATCAGAGAACCAAAGCTCGATCCATTCTTTTTGTTGGCTTCTCATATTTAAAGCTAATGCTCTTGGCGTTCTATTGTTCTTTTGATATTTGACGCCTGTAGATTCAGCAGAAAACAAACCAGACAAGAAAGATGTTTTTAGACATGACTTCCCATGTTTAATAAAACCAGGGACTCGAATTGGTTGTAAAACTTTTTTACCATCAGGGTGTAAATCTTTAAAGAACTTATAGGCATAAGAAGATCTTATCTGTGCACCAAAACCATAAATTCCTCGATCAACATTATTCATCTCTCTAGCAGAAATCTTGTGTTTCTTATCGCCAAGAGACATTAGGTCTATTTGAACCTGTTCCAGATCTTCTGGCTGGCCAGACCATCCTACAATATTGCTAGAGATCCAGCCATCTCCATACATAAATCCTAACAATCTAGCAATTACATTTTCATACCCAAAAGTTAACTCTTTATGATAGAGAGAGACTACGACCTCTCTTGCGTCTTTGGCTTCAATGTCTTCTTTACCATTAAACAAAGGATGATCTGGAGTGCATTTGATAGTATTTAGTGCAGTAGGAACTGTGACCAAAGTGCCTTTTCTTATTCCTAGGTTTTGTATATCTCCTACGTACACTCCTTTCTCGTCTCCACCTAAAACAGTATCTTGAAGAGTTAGATCTTCAATAGGCTTAACAGAAAACTTAGATGTATTTACTAGTGTTCCTTTTGGGAAGCAATAGATATCATCAGCATCTTGTCCACGACCTGCCAAACCTTCTTTCTTACCTTTGGCGCCACCAGCAAACCCACGTGCACGAGAACCATTACGAAGTTTAATCTCATAGTATGGAGCCGCAACATCTCTAATAACAGAATCTTTAAGAATAGGATTAGCAGCAATAAATGCACGAATACGAGTAAAGATTTCTTCAACATGAACTTTTTGAGGGCCAGTAACAAATATCTTACGATCTGTACTAGTAAAAAGCTTAAATAAGATTTCCATACACACAGAATCAGTTTTTCCCGTTCGTCGGCCAATACGTAAAACCTTACGTCGGGATGTACAGCGAAGAACTTGTTCTTGGTACCATCTGGCTACCCACGGAAGATTGCCAGGTAATTTAGCAAATTGTTTAGCAAATTCAACCTTATCTCTAACAGAACGAAGAATATCTAATTGAGTATCAGTTTTGGTAGCCTTCTCCATTGGAGATACAAGTTCGTTTGAAATACCAGTACAAGGAACCATAAAGTTCTTACCAACTGCCTGGCCTTCATAGATATGTTTTTCGTACTTTTTAATCTGTGCACGAACACATTCATGGCATTGCGGAATGACCTTATCTACATCAAATGGTAAATTAAGATCTCTTAAGTCAGCTAATTCATCTTTCATATTGTCACCTAAGACAGAATTGTATAGAAATATTATATATTTGTACAGTGCTTATTGATGTAGCATTACGCCTTCTCTACCAAGCATAGACCTAGAACTCATCTGTCCTCTATTCATGGCCTGCAAAGACTGTTGTCTCATGGTAGATGCTTTGCGTGTTTGAAATGCAGACATATCATTTGTCCAGTTAAGATTTCTTTTAGATCTTTCTCTTTCAACCATTCTGTCTGGAATCCTGCTAAGAGCCTGGAATCCTTCGTCAGAACTAATGGCGCCCATAAGCCCACCAGCTATAGCTCCTATTGCAGTTCCTACACCAGGAAGAATCGCAGAGCCAATACTCATTCCTACTCGCGAACCAATTTCCCAACCAACCTGTCCAACTAAACCGCCAGTTGCTGCTCTAGCCTTCTCTTGTCCACTACCTGGCGTTAGTACGGCTGGCAGTCCAATAAGTGCAGCGCCGACACCAACTCTTGCAGCAGAGCGTAAAGCACTTACCTTTCCTGGGCCTTTTGATGCTTTTGCTATAGCATTCCTAATATTAAGATTGTGTGGATCTACTTTTTGCATTCGTCGAAGATTAGAAAGATGTTCTGGGCTTCCAAAGCCGACCTTTCTCCTCCATGGAGCCTTTATTGCTTCTCTGGTTGTTGGCGCAAACATACTGCTAGCAAAGCCACCACCGCGAGCCATAGCAGAAGGAAAAGAACTTTTAGCAAACTGATGCAGGTCCCAAGATAACTCTTGACGAATAGTAGAGTTAATCCCATGTGGATTTTGGGAAAACCATTTCATAGATTAATAGCCTCTATTTGAGGAAAGAACAGAAGAACCAATATGAGCCGCAGAAGCAGTGCCAATTGCGCCCATTGCCATGCCGCCATATTTATTAACAGCAGTAGCATTACGTCCTATAGCACTACGAGCGCCAGCCATACCCATGCCAACGCCTCTTGCCATATCTGCACCGTATCCAGCAGCAACTCCGCCAAGTCCAGTTCCGCCTACAAGAGATCTAGCTGCTGCGTTAGTAAGTTTACCTCTTCCCCATTTGGCTCCTCGAATGCCCATTCCTAAAGCACCACGAGACATTCCTGCAATGCCACCACGTCTACGCGCAAGATTCCCAGCCATCTTTACTCCTGCTCCACCCATAAGACCACCGCCAAGTGCTCCGCCTGCAGCGCCCATCCAGCCGCCGCCACCAGAACCGCCATAAATACCACCAGCAGCTGCTCCCCAAGCTGTTCTACCTAAAAGACTCATATCTTCACTCCCTTTGATCAAAGAAAAAGTTGTATACAGTTATATTATACACCATTAGTTGGTTTGGTTGAACTAAACCCAGAATGCTTACGCCCAGCATTGTGTGCAGCTCTATGTCCAATTCCTACAGCGTCAGTGCTAACTTGTCTGAACTTAGCCATCCTTTTAGCTCTTGCTTGATTTGATTGATAGCTACTTTGTTTTGCAGACATAACAGTTCCCCAATCATCAAAGAAATCATTTTCTTGAGAGACAGACGCAACTGAAGGCTGAATGGAAATTGGCGTACTAATTTTATCTGCAATAGCAGATTCCATAACTCCTAATTGATTAGACTCAATCGGTTTATTTGATGTCTTGGCAAGACCAAAATCTAACCACGAAACACGATTTGTTACCTCGTCGTATAGTACATTACCTCTATGAATATCAGGATTAAAAACACCACGCTGGCCAGCAATAACGGATTCTGCTTTAATCTTGTTAACTATATTTTCTGGAACATTTTCCATGCTATTAAGTGTTTTGCCAGGCATATATTCCATATACAAAGAACTAGACTTTTGGTCAAACATATATGGAGAAGGAGATATTCTGTCTGACACTTTACCAAGAGCAGCATATTCTGATTTCAATGCCTCTTGTCTTCTGCCAATACTTGGAGCCAAGTCGTCACCAAAACCAGCAAACTTCTCAGCAATCGAAGAATTAATATCTTTCTTAACATACTGGAAAGTATTTCCTCCTATTTGTGTTTCCATTAACGTAGCAGAACCATAAAGGCCCTCTCCAAGTTGTTTTATTTCTTTGCCGCTAGCAAGCGCCTCCCTAAAAGATGAACTAGCCTTTAATCGACGTACCGAGTCGTCTGTATTTCTGAACATTTGTTTGGCCAAAGATTTCATTGGGTCCCAGCCAGAACCAAATTCTGTTAAGGAATGACGCACATGTTGTTTTAGGCCAGAATCTGAAAGACCTTCAATAGTATTGTGCACATCGTCAAAACCAGAAAACCGCATTCCGTTGATAGCTTCTTTGGCAGCTACGTCATTTGAACCAGTCATTCCTGCGCCAGCAAACCAAAGAGCATTGGTCGCTACAGAAGCACCTGTTGCAACACCCCATTGTTTCCAACCTCTCATCCCTGCTGATTTAGCACCAACACGAGCTGCCTCCCATGCTGTAGAAGAAGCAGCATTTTGCCAAAAGCTTCCTGGAAAAAGCATATTAGTGCCAACAAAAGCAGCAGAGTAGCTTAATACATTTCCAGACTTTACTTTAGGTGCTATTTTGCTAAGTTGTTTTAATTTAGGCTTTGGAGTTTCTTTTATTTGTTTATTGCGGAGCCAATCATCATAACCCTTATCACGAAATGTATGAAGGCTTTCTTCTGGATTTATTAATTTGCTCAAAAATAATCACTACCTTTATTCAGATTCTTCCCAATCTGCATCTGTAACAAGATCTTCAGACACTTTCTTAGCGTCTTCTTTGATTTTATCAAGAGATGACAGTTGAGTGCTAGCGACATCGCCCGCAAAGGTAGATTTTAATTCTGCAAGGTAGGTTGAAGCGTCTGTATCATCAGACTTCTTAAGAGCAGCAGCCTTCTTGTATTTCTCTCTACGGGTAGTGGCCATTGAATCAAGAATCTGCATTCGTTCCTTATGTGCTCTTGATTTAGCCTCTAGCAATGGATGAAGAGCAACTGACTCTGACATTGTTTTACCATTATCAACAACTGATGTAGAAAGTAGAGTTGCAGCTTCTTCATCTGCTCCGCCTGATAAACCAAGATTGGCCCTAAAATCAATAAGGTCACATTCTACTAGTTTATTGATTAGAACCATCTCTGTTGGACTCTCTGGGTCTACAGCAAGATCTTCCATATAGCTCTTAGTAAGAGACTGCACCATTCTTGTTTCTACAAGACATTGTTTTCCAAGAGGCCAGTTCTTATTATCATGGAAAGGACATAGTTTGTTAGGACACTTTTGTCCTCCGCAAATCATTGGAATTGCAGCAGAAACTCCATGTTTCATTCTAACAATAGTATTCTTGAACTTTAACGCCTGGTCGGGTGTCATTGTCGTATGGCTATAGTCAGACAAGTCTGTACCTAAGAAATCAAAGAACTTAGACTTCTCTAGTTTGCCATCAATAAGTGCATGGCCGTCTAATACCATTAATTCGCCCTTAGGCTTGCCTGAACCTTCTCCGCCCATGGTTATTTGCGCCCTTCTCCGGTAGTTGCAAATCCTAATGGTTCTCCAGTGTGGTCTGTTATAAAATCATGATATTCGAAACTTAACTGCGGATTCGCTTTTTTAGGCAACGTGGGCCTATAATCAAACGGAACTGCTCCATCCAACTCATCAGGAGTTGCAACACCTCTAATAAAAGCTTGTGCATCAAAATGACGTGCAAAGATATAGTATGGCATCTCCATGACGCCTGTAGAGCATCCTAAGGTGATCCAGCCATTATGAGGGTCATCGCCTAGGATTGTATATACAGTGGACTGTGTGAAGTCTAGGAAGCTATCAGTGCATACTGTTACAGCACCTGAAGGAACTTTGAATTCACACCTAGAAGTATTGGGATGTACGACCCACCAAGACTCTCCTTCTTTTAATGGATAGTCAATTGGGCTTAGTCTAATCTTTTTCATTTAGTCCTTGCCTTGTGTTTCTTTAATGTCTTCCATTACGCAAAGGAAGTTTTTCTCTTTTGCGAACTCATATTCTGTATCTTCGTGTTCTGTCTTTAGTCCTGTATGAGTTGGGACCATTACAATGTCTCCTGCCTTCAATAGAGAATGTTTATTTGCCTCGGGACCAAAAGAAAGAATCTCAACATATTTAATTGTCTCTTCCTCTTTGGTGACTAGTAAGATGCCAGAGTCGGTAATCTTTTCTTCTTGTTTAATGGGTTTGGTTAGAATCCATTCATTGGTCGGTTTAAGCATATTGTTTTACTCCTCGTAGTGTTTGCTCCAACTATGATAGAGCCAATTGATCTCTTTGGCAACTGTTTTGGCCTGATCGTTTAAAAAGAATTGTTTGGCCATGGCGGCGTAGCGACAATCTTCACCATTCTTTTCTGACCAGAATTTAAACTGTTTAACAAACGAATTACGTTCGGTTCCGAGAGCTTCTGCTAAATCTATAAGTTTACTTAAGACTTTGGGCTTGGCGAATTCTATTAGGGACTCTCTAAGAGCTGCTAGTTTAAGGAGGGTTTCATTGCGTGGGTCATTCATGTATCACCTATTGTTTCTAGTGTGAATAATTTCAAATATCTTATCTACTTTATCTTTAATCTCTTTTATATCCTCTTTTTGGTCACATAAACTCTGATCAAGTCTTGAGAAGTCTTCTTTTGGAACGTATTGCTTCTCAAAGGATTTTTGTAGTTCTTGTTTAGTAACATAGTCTTGATCAGCTGTCCAGGCTCTAATATCAGAATGTTCTGAACTTGCCCACACGACAGCTGCCACGGTTAACGAAAGAATTGTAAGAATCAATCCAATCCATTTAGGCCAATCAGGCTGTGACTTCTTAATGGCTATTGCGATCTTGTCGTCAGTTTCAGTCAAGTTGTTTCCTCCTTTAAAGCCCCAGTTTATAGTCACCCACATGACAAGTATATCACAAGAAGATATAAAGAATTAAAAGAAGGAAAAGAAAAGATAGGAGTCTTAGGAATTGCCAAATAGTAAAAGCTTTTTACTCTTTTTATCTTCTGCCAGCGGGATAAAAATTGTAAGTAGGCCATTATCAAGAGAAACTTTAGTTTTTGTTAGATCAAGTTCTTTTGCAATTTGTAGCTTGTGATTAAAGCTACATTTAAACTTATCAGGAATTTCCTTTTCTGAATTGTCTCCCTTGATATATAGAATCTGTCCATCTGACTCTACAAGTACATCTTTTTCTGAGAGTCCTGCAACTGCCATTGTGACAGTCCAACCAAGAAGTGATGAATCATATTTGCCATCATATGCAGGAGATACATCCATTGGTGGTTTTGGCGCTGTTGGGAAGTTAAAAAATAGTTCATCGAACAGTTGAGGGAAATCACGATTGAGTACCATTGTCTCATCCTCCTATTAGGTTCCCTAAAATATGTAGGGAAGTGTAGGGTCATTATTGACCACTGTCTCCTTATATAAGGAGTACATATACATATATAGTCACGATTCTTATAGTGTCAAGATTTAGAATAAAAATATTTTAGAAATAATCAAAAACCTATGTGGAAACTGAAATGAAAAATTATGGTGATACCTTTTCTAGAGAGAAACTGAAAAGAAATATATTTTGGTAATACCTAGTATGAAGTGTAGGGGTGGTAGGTGCCCCTCTGTGTTCGGAGCCCACGGGGTCCACAACAGCTGCAAGGCGCAGCAGAAGGAGTCGTCATGACTAATCAAAACAACACAACTAACAACAATAACAATACTCTGAGATTCAGTGATTTAAGTGTACAAGAGAATATTGAAGACACTATCAGGATGATGAGTCCTATTGTTAATGAAGAGGTGACTACTCCTGGTAGTACACCTGTGTACATGAGTGTGAGGGACGAGTGTACCGTCCCTGATGCTATCAGTGGAGAGGACAGACTAGCGTACGTGTGTACGTTGGTCGTACTTAACAATATGAGTAGCACTGACCTTAGTGCTGCTCTAGACGAGGCAGAGGAGAGAGTACTGTGGCTCTCACTGGTGAACGGTACGTAGATAGCAGTAGTAGCGGTAGTAGGGCGTAGGTACTCAGGCCTACCTGTGTGTTCAAGTCACACTCACCCTGTATATGTACATGTGTGTACACTAAGGCCCAGTCTACATGGTAGATGGATGGGAGATACACTGGTGTGTGCATGTATGTACGTATGTGTATCTGTATGTGTATGCATACAGGTACATGCATGGGTATATGTGTATAGGTACGTATGGTATGTGCCTATATGTGTATACCCCTATATAAGGGTACCCCTATATGGAGGGGTGCCTATATGACATGCCCTATATGGGGCAAAGGAGTCTATCATGACAACTCTCAATAACAACACCCTCGTCGTCGCCATCGCCAACGCCCGCAACCTCAACGGTCTGACCCAAGAGGCCAAGGCTGTAGAGAACAAGTGGTGGGGTGACCTATCCCTGGCATGGGATGCCATCAGGGAACTAAACCCTGTAGACGACACCACCGGTGAGAGGGATGAGGCTATCGTAGGGCGCTGCTATGGGGAGAGCCATGTGGCAGAGGCCTATGGTATCAACTGGATCGAGATGCACTGTGATCGGGAGCTGTGGGACATGGAACAGAGAGATTTGGCCCTCAGGGACATGTATCCTGTAGCAAAGAAGTTGGCCAGAGAGGCCATCAGTGAGAAACAACAAGATGCAGCCAAACATCTTATGGTAGCCGTAATCAACATGGGCAGGTCCACTGTAGAGGACATGAATAAGTACGATGGGGCCAAAAGGATGGATGATAGGGCCAATGAGCTGAAGAGCGACTACACCTCCAGGTGGGAGCGTAGCCGTATGCTCCTAGAGTATATCTCTGAAGGCATCAATGACTGGGACGCTAAAACCGTCCTTAAGTATATCAACCTCTGTGACAGGAGGAACAAGCTCGACAAGAAAGATGAGTATCGGATGCTCTTCCCGTTCTACATTGCCAGCGGTGTACTACTGCATGCCGCTATGGCAGAAAGGGGCTACGGCAAACTCCAAAACAGAAGCAAGGGACTGCTCAATTGGTTCTTGGAGAAGTATGACCATCATGACGTAGAGGCACAGGTAGTACCCCAAGAGGATGATGAAGTAGTCAAGTTCGGGTTCGATGAGAACCGGGACAGTGACGAAGAGGCGACCGATAAGGTGGCAGGGAATGCCTTCTCTGTCAATGTGGATAGCATGATAGACCTTAAGGACTATTGTGTTCGAGAGGCAGGAAAGAGAGGTGTTACTCCCATGGAGGTGCTAGAGGAGATAGATGAGAGTCAGGTCAACTGGCTCTAGCCCTTAGGGCTGTAGGTATTTAGGCCTGCTTGCTGTTCGAGTCAGCACAGCTCTATACCACGCTTCGCTCCGCTCCCTTCGGTCGCTTCGCTCAGCTACTCGCTGCAGCTCGCCTCTTGCTTGCGCAAGAGTCAAGCCTCCGCTCAAACATCGTAGACAGAGCTTCGCTCCGTCTCAGGCACACCTCTTGCTGTCGCAAGAGTTGCGCCTTCAACTACGCTTCGCATTGAACTCGCTCACTTCGTTCGCTCAAACATCAATCATCAACTCCGCTTCGCTGCGGCACAGCTCTTGCTTACGCAAGACCTCTGCCTTCGCTTCACTTCATACGGAGCTGACAATTGGACGTTACCAACTGACGTCTTCGACATCAATTGGACAACTTGAACCCTTCAGGTTCTTCGACATCAGTCGTCGTTATCACTCCTCCTTTCGAGCACATGCGGATATAAGAGCGAGATAGTAGATGTACTTGTAGTCTCTATCCATAGAACTATTCGCTTTGCTTTATGTATTGAGTAGTTGTTATTTGATACCTACAGAGTGGGTGTTTCGCCCCAAGAAGAAGCTGGGTTGTTTGTCCCGAAACAAGCTCTAAATGCATACACATACAGACAGAGTTTTATCTCCCCCCGTGGAGCAATGTGACTCTATTTGTCTAAGTGTTTGTAATCATTAGATAGTGAGTTTGATTGTTTATGCATAGTATTGTTTGATACATGCATGAATTATGTTGTTTTGCTGCGGCAAACACACTCACTGATGGCACAATCATATATTCCCATACAGTAATATATACTGTACTGCTTACAGAATAACACCGTAAGGGATAAGCCTTATGACTGTTAGGTAGTTAGGGAGTATTAGGGGAACTGTTTAGAATCATTGGGATTCTGTTCTCCTTAGGTGTTGTAGAAGGAAGGTATTTTACTGTACCTAGGTAGTTTTCAAGGTATAGTCTATTTGTTACAAACGAACAGGAGGTATCTAATGCCTACAAGGAATGTGGTGAAAGAACTGGTTAAAGATTTCAACTGTCTTGAGTGTGGGTGTTATGAAACAGTCACAAAGGAAATAGGTGAGCAATTGGAATACAGTTTTGATACGCCCGAAGAGAAAGAATTCTGTTATGGATAAGGAGAATGTCATGAACAATGAAATGAAAGTAGTCGAAAGGAGTTCAACAAATGAGTGATGTAATCAAAGCAATCCGTGAAGTCATGGCAATCATCATGGGCTCTGAATCAGAGACAGCACTCAATCAGCTCAATGATGAGTTACAGGTACAACCAATCACACCATGGAGCGTAGAGTGATGTGGGGAATCGTAGCACTGGTAGTAATCCCTCTTGCAGTCATCGTATTGTTATGTGATTTGTTCGAAGGCAAGTTTTAATGTGGGCAATATTGTTGATAATTATCGTAATAGTAATGTGCACAAAGGAGTAACTCATGGACAACAAATGGACAGCAGAAATGAGTCATGAACGATTCCAAGCAATTCAAACCAGGATTACAGAACAATTCGACCAAGCAGTTGACCCAGTGTGGGTTGCAGCATTCATCGACCAGGTCGTTGACAATGAACTAGAACTCTACAGTCAAACTCCATGTGACACTTGTGAACACAACTACAGCAACTCGTGTATTGAGGCTAACTGTCCTCACATCTAAGGAGATACTGTCATGAACTGGGCATCTATCAAAGAAGCAACAGTCAAAGCAGCAACCGCAACAACACAAATCGTCCAAGCAATCAACTTCAACATTGATGCCATAGAGTATAAGTGCTTCGGAGACTTAGATGCCAAGGCAGACGTACTCTTCGACGAGTGGGGCAATATCATCGCAACCAAATCAAGAAATGCCAAAGACTGGACCGTAAGCAAGTTCAAGGAGACTGACAATGACATTCAACGGTAGAAAGCTAACCGCCAAAGAGATGCAACTGTATATTCAAGGTAGATGTATCTGCTGTGGGCAAGAAAGAAAAACAAATTACTTCTGTAACCCAGATGTTGAGTGTATCAAATGCTACAAGACAAGAACTCGCATCCACGACCAAGCATATGACCATCTCTATAAAAGCAAACAATCTCTTCAACAAACTGAAGAAAGTAGGCTTCAGTAAAGGATAAGACAATGAGATGGTTAATGATTGTAATACTGTTATGCACAGCATGTGAAATGCCAGACGCGAAAGAATCCTTTGCATTTATTACCATTATAGGAGAGGATGGCGAACTAAAAGCTGGCTCTGGCTTCATGTTAGAAACCGGCTATATTGCGACTGCACATCATGTCGCCAAACACAAAGGCACAATGTTCGTAAAAAACTTTGAAGGAGAAGAAACAACAGCAACAGTTGCATATGTTAACAGTACATCAGATATTGCACTTATAAAACCTAAAGAAGATGTATGGACACATGCATTAGAGACAGGAAAAGTAAGTTCAGGGGGACTAAGAAGAGGCTGTATTATTGGCCGAGCAAGCAACGACATATCTTCTCTGGACATAATGACACTTTGTGGAACTATGGGCCTATCTGACGACCATGTAAGGATGATTGGGAGCACTGCTAAATCTGGTATGAGTGGAGGTCCATGCATAGTAGATGGCTATGCAGTAGGAGTCATGTCATTCTCAACAAGACGAAAAGGAAAAGACGAAATCGGTTTTGGATTTGCAACATGTGACACATTTGCACTGTCAACAGATTACATCGAAGTACTCCAACCAGGAGAAAACGAATGACAATACGTAATAAAGAAACAAAAGAAACAACAGGCTTTTGTCATAATTGCAACGAAGAAGTTACTATCCAAATAGAAGAAGGTGAGGTGCTAGTATATTCAATCGACGACAAAAAGTTCTGGTCACACTACACACTGCGCTGCTGCAAAGCATGTAGTCAATGTCTCCATCAAACCAACACTGACTGCTACATAGAATAAGACAAATACAATGCTACCAAACATTCAAAACCAAATGTACCAACTAATGCAAAACGCCAAAAACAAAACAAACACCAAGTCAGACTCAAAGGCACTAAGGTACCTAAACGAAGCACTTGAAGGAAAAGAACCTAGCTTCAGAGAAGACCCTGAATTCTGGCTGAACAACCTAGACGCCACGCTAGAAGCCATAAGGGACCATATGGACGAAGAAAGAATTAGGATGGTCATCGAAGAACTAGAAGGTTATCTCGAAACAATCTAAAAACACAAAAGGCAAACACAATGAAAAGTTTAATTATAGTATGCTTATTCGCTCTTTTAGCCGGATGCAACAATGGGCTCGTCGTCCTTGAAGGCTATGAACATGCAACAGTCATCTGTGGCAATTCACTTATCATCAACGATGGTCATTACAATGACCCAGAAATCAAAGAGATTGTAAAACTCGCAGAAGAACGGTGCCCCAAGTAAACAAGGTAAATACAATGCAAAAGAAAACGCTCGTCAAGAAAGCAAAGTGGGCTCTTAAACACAAATACTCATCTGTAACAAAAAGCGAAAAGGAAATGCTCGAAGAGTTTTTGACAGCTCCAACAGACCAAGAACAAATTGTACGAGCTGTTAAAGAAATCATCACAAATATTGCCAACGAGAAATAAAACAACAGGAGGCAGTCGTGCAAGAAGTACCAAAGCCCGTTGAAACAACACCATGTGCTCTTTGCAGCAAAGAAACAGCAGTATGGTTTACAAACCAACATGGTAAGAAAGTAGGGCTCTGTGACGAATGTGACAAGGTATTTGTACAGATGCTCACAGAATAGGAATGCGAATCTAAACCACGCAAATGCGTGGCATAAGCACACACAAAACCGGAGAAAAGCAAATGAAAAGAACAAATCGTGTGTTTCTTTACAAGAACAACAGGAAAATAAAAAGGAACAAATCAATGAAACTTAGCGTACTATCATTTTCAATACTACACCTAATACAACTAGCAATCATTGCCATTATCTTCTCATTCTTCTTCTGGGTTGTCTATTCAGGTGTCTCATGGCTGACAAGTGGAGAAGTAGGCAAAGATGTTGGTGCCTTCGCAGGAGAGGTACAACAAGGCTTCCAGGAAGGACAGCAACGATGAAACATATCATCTGGTTAATGCTGCTAATGGCAGGATGTTGGCCAGAATGCAATCAAGACGACCTTAAGTGGTGTCACTGTCAAAAGGATAGTCACCTACTTCAATGTGAAGCAGACGGATGGTGGGAAGACTGTGACTGTTATGATAATGGCGGCACAGGAAGAAATCCTAACCTGCCATATGATTCAGACGAAGGAGGAACAAACTACAGCAGCTTCTTAGAATACTTCCCAAACTGTCAAGAGTCATATATTGATGATTGCAACTGGGATGAAATCAAAATTCCTTGTACAAACTTATGTTGGAGACGTTGCCCGGCAGGTCAAGAATGGGACGGTGCAGCATGCACAGGATACCCAGAATACCTTGCTCACGAAACAATTCAAGATATGTGCAAAGAATACAATCCTGATTATAGATTTCCAACATTAGAAGAGGTGACATCTCTAACAACTAAATGTTACCCAGGTACATTTGACTATACATCCGTTAACTATTGTTCTCCATATCAAGAGAGTGCATTAAGATTTGTAATCGACCCGCCATGGGAAACTGCATTCGATACATGGATAGGACAATTAGATTGGTGTATAGACAAATACGGATTTGAAAAGAAGTCATGTGCATGGATAGGCAAGTTTTATATTGACATAAAGCTAGAAACCGAAATGAACTGGCTAGTTGGACATGGTGGTTATGGTTCAGCAATGTCAGGAGGCATGTGCGTAAGGAACAAATAAAATGAGCAGAATGAAATACATCATGGTTGATGGCAATCGACCAGTCATTTTCTTAGATACATGGTTTCATGATGACATGGCTCGCATGATAGGAGCAAAAAGAATTACAGGAGCAGGATTCTTTACTATTGTAAATGGCCGTGCTCATTGTTATGGAGAAAGCGCAAGCCTTGGAATAAAAGCCCACAAAGATGATTCATATTGGGTAAACAATGCTCTTGAAATAGAGTAAAGGAAAAATAATGGATTCTAACAAATTGATAAGTGAAGCAGAAGCAATGTCCAGGGTACTAGATTCACTGGTAGACAGATATCTCACACATGCTGTCGTAGAAATGAGGAAAACAATTCACAAGGCAATAGGTTTTAATGACCTAGACCAAGAAGCAAACCAAAACTTAGATGGAGCAATTTGGTCAACAATTGCCAAAATTTCAGGAGAAGAAACAAAAAAACAAGGGAAAAGATTCATTCAAGAAATGAAGAAAAGGATTCTAGAGAATCCTACTAATGTCCCAGATTTTCTGCGTAATTCAATTAATGAACTCAGTGAAACACCAGAGTTCAAAGACAAGAATGACAATACTCCCCCACTAACGACAACCAAGGTAGAGGAAGCGTAATGAAGGTTCTGATTATGCGAGGCATATCAGGCTCAGGCAAGAGCACATATGCTAACAACATTGCCAAACAATCTGACAAAGCAATCATTTGTTCTGCTGACAACTTCTGGATTGATGATGTAGGCAATTACAACTTTGACCGAAACAGACTCAGTGAAGCTCATGCATGGTGCTACGCTCACTTTGTAGGAACACTAACAACTAACTATCATGACATTGTAATTGTGGACAATACAAACACTCAACTATCTGAAATAGCTCCATACATTGCACATGCCAACTATCACAATGCAGACATTGAAATTGTTAGGTGTGTATGCCCGCATGAAGAAGCAGCTAAACGTAACGTTCATGGCGTACCTGCAAAGACTGTTGAGTCAATGCAGAAACGTATGCAATCTCTACCAAGACATTGGCCGAAAGAAACAATTGTAGAAACAGACTTGCCATTTCTGCAAAGACTAACAAACGAGTGCGAGGTAATACAACCACTGAAACTAACAAACAAATGTGACCAATGTGACCATTGGGATTGTTGTAGTGACTGTACAGAACTAACAGGAGAAGAAATAGTTCCAGCAGGATTCGACAGTAAACTCTGTTGGGATATCCACAAAGAACTAGATAGACTCGAAACAGGTCTAAGTGCTCAATACAAAATTACAAAAGGAAAAATAGAAATAAGTAATTGCTGGAGTAGATTTGGACCATACGACGCAGTATTGTTACTTGAATGTTTAGAGTCAATTAAAGGTGACAAAACCGACGAAGACATCATAAGAACAATCAAAATGAATTTTGGAGGAAGCCCATTCTAAAGGAGCAAACATGAGTCTACTTCTAATTGTTGGCAACTACTTCCTATGGTCTCTATTTACCTTGGTAAGTGGAGTCATAGGAGGATATGGTCTTGCAGCAGGCTTTGATGGTTTCAAGAGAACAAAGCTGTGGCTTAAGAACAACAAGAATTCTAACTATGTAAGTGGGCTAGAGGAAGAAATGCTCGCAGGAGGAGCAAAGACATAACATGACAGACCCAATCATCAGTCAGATGGATAGCCTAGACGAAGGCAACAGACCTACCGACATGGATGATGAAGGAGGATTGGCAGAAGACTTAACGCTTCCACCAAAGAAATACGAGAAGCTTGATGTCAATGGTCAAGAGTATGACCTGCGTAAGAGAAATGAAGTACACGAGGCACAAGAAGCAACGGAGGACTATCGAGAAGACTTAAGATATGGCGAACTCGATGAGTACGAAGAAAAGTCAACTGAACCATTTGGAGGTGGCCGATCAAGATTGTTCTATGACGAACTAAGAACCAGAATGGCCTGTGACTATCATGATGGTAAACATGATTTATCATGGGAACAACAAGATGCTGAGTGTAAACGAATCATTAAGATTCGTATCGCAGAATTCAAAGCTGAAAGTAAAGGATAATGAGTAACGACTGGGAAAAAGACAGAAGAAGACAACGTCGAGCACATAAGAAACGTGACAAACAAGGTGACAAAGGTCATAAGGCAGGACTAAAGCAACAACATGAAGAAGAGTACCTGTATGATCTCGAAGAGATTTACCAGGAATGGGAGGAGGACGAAGAAGATGCAGAATATGTTGATATCCACCACTACGAAGAATCTAATTAATGACATCAACTTAGACCTTATGCCAAATATGCCAACACAAGTTGACTTTGGTATGATGCCATCTGCTGATTCAACAAAAGTCTTCGGTGCTCTACAGTATGGGTACCGGAGAGGACACTTTACTGCACAAGAGCTAAACAGTGCATTGGGTAATGGCAAAGCTCTTACCAAGCTAGTCGATAGGCCAGATAATGCATACGGTCACAATATAGTCATCAAGACTGCATGGGATAATGTGCACGAAGAAGAAGACGAGTACCATGTAGAGCGTGAGAGAACTCGGGAACAAGCAACAGCAGACCGAGAAGAACTGTAAGACCAGCCTACAAAGGCAGGAGAGAACGATGTCAAAGAAGAAAGTAAAGAAACAAAAGACAGAAAAGAAAAAGCCAAACATCTTCATGAGAGCTTCAAAGAGTATTAGCTCAACAGTTAGCTCATGGAATGGAGAACGTAAGCATCGTAAGGTTAAGAAGCAAGAAATGAAAGAGTTGGCTATGTGTCTTGCCGATGACATAAAAGTACAGGCCGACAAGATAGCACTGCTTGAACTCGCAAAAAGACAAGAAAAGAGAGCAGCAGAACTTCGTCTGATGGCAGAGGAAATTGTCTGATGATATTTCACATCTTTGGAGGGCAATGTTCAGGCAAGACATCAGTTGTAAACAAGTTAGACCCTGAACGGTTTGCACACTGGGATATTCTTGAAGACTTCTACATTCCCAAAGGCATTATCAAAGACAATCAGATGGATTGGGACAGTTGGAGAGAACATAAAGACGAAATTGGAAAAGACATTAAGGAATTTGCTGTACAAAACTCCAACAAACACTTATTGATTGAGTCATCAGGGCTTAACAAGAAAATAAACGAAACAATTAAACAACTTGGAACTGTAACGCCAATAAACATGGGTGTTCCATCAGAGAAAGAGAGCATTAAGAGAGCTAAGGCTCGTGGGTTTAGCTCCAAGCAAGTCAAAGACTTCAATAGTGCTGCTCGCTTCAGATTTGCCAGACTCTCAGAAATACTACCAAGTATGTTGTCTATTGATGAAGCAGTAGCTCTTATCATAGAGAAAGAAGAGACCGACAAATGATTGCATTAATGGTAGCAGTATCGTTGGTATCAACCATCATCATAATCTTGATAGTTAAGAATACAAAGGAAGAGACAGATGTTAAAGAATTGGCAGCCGAAGAAAGCAGCCATCAGGATCAGGAAGACGTATGACAGGGTAGACTTTCATGATACCTATGTCATAAAGACAGAAAAAGACATTCAGGATATTATTGCTCATATTCAAAGTCATCCAGATTCTTACTGTAGGAATATGGCTCGTGAAGATGGATTGACAGGTGTTCCAGACCTAGAAATTGACACAGAAACACAAGAAGCAGTTCCAAATGAACCTGACGTTCCAATCAAAGCAGTAGTTCACTATACATTCGTTACCAAGCAATACCAGAAGAAGAGCTATCCGATCATTCCAGCTGTATTAATCCTTATCGCAGCAATCATTCTTATCAATGTGGTTATGCTATCAGACATAGCCAAAGCAGAGAGGCTTCGTGGCATGTGCAAGGTCTATTACCGACATGGTGAGGCTACTCACATTATGCTCGGAGAGAAAGAATTCGATCTCAACAACATGACACAAGAAGATATGGTGTTCCTCAATCCATGGGAAAGAGAAATACTACAAAACACTGACATATCTGAATGTCTTCGGATAGACAGGAGATAACATGGCCAACATCTTCTTCCTGTTGGTAATTGCATTTGGAGGAACATTCGGCTTAGTGTGGACTATCCACTATTTGCCTAACTACAAGACACTGTTTGGATTTACATTCAGTCCAAGGCTAATGATTTGTAAGGCATTGGCTCCATTAGATGCAACACTAACACTAATCCTAACTGCTGGTGCATGGATTGGGGTAACTTCGGCAGTTACAGGAATTAACATGATGGTTTACAACGTTCTAACCGGTATTGGTATCAGTTGTGGTGTAGTGTTTGTCAAGAAAGTCATGATTCCCAAATGGGAAAGAGAATACAAACAAATGCGAAACGATTCAATAACAGTCAAAGAAGGATTCTAAATGTTCACCAAAGACGATTTGATTGCTATGCTTCTAATAATAGCTTTTTAGCTGCAGGGTCCATACTAGAAATACTAGCTGCCCAAAGCGAAGAGCACAAAAGAGAAGCTATTAAAAGGTGTGCGCCTTATCAAATGCAAATGTATGATGATCAAGTAACAGTATATGTTTAAGCCCAAAAGGACATAGTATAATCATAAACAAACAGGAGGAAGAATGAGAAACTTGTTGCACCAGTTTAAGCGTGCCGCAGGACACATGAAGAGCATCATCATGAAGCTCATGTCCAAGATGACAAAGGGAGCAACAGTATCAGCACGAGCCCTCGTAGAGGGTGTAACAGTTGCGGTGGCAGTACCGCTGGCAATTATACTGCTTGCTGTAAATGTTATTTGTCTTGTATTGTTTGCGGCATTTGGAGGTGTGCCTGCTGAAATTGCTCGTAACAAACGTAACAACGTAACAGTTCCAGTTGCAAGCACTGTTCATTAAATATGTCATACATTCGCAACTTAATATCACGTACTTGTGACTTCTTTAGAGGAACACTTCATGTCGTAGGTACGTTGATAGGAATAAAATGGACAGGAGAATGGGGCGCACAAGGTCTTGTTATAGCCGGTTGGACATTCCTTATTGGTATACCAGTCGGCATGTTGTTGCTAGGCCCTACAACATTCTCTTTGGCAGGCTGGTTGTTTACAGTCTTAACAGTACTGATGATTACAAACATGGACGATGCATTGATCATGATGAGTAATTATCTAACCTATGGTGTTGATGGCGAAGTCACAGACCCATATGAAGAAGAACAATGCTAGAACTAATAATTCTCTATCTTGTTATTGGCATGATATTCAGCTTTTACCTAATCAACACAATTGAAGAAGCAGGCGGAGAAAAAGCATACAAAAGCGAAATGATATTTCCTGTGTTTTTTCTAGGTCTCGTGTGGCCAGTGTTGCTAGTGTTAAAAGTTACAGTCAAGTAAACATTCCGTTATTGTCACAGCATAATTTTACCTAGCAAACAAGTGAGTCTGTGAAGCTTATAAGTTATCACGAAAGCATTTTTTGTTAATTATTTCATTGTTTTACGAATAAATAGGAATGGTAATATACCGCAATAGACAGAGCGTGTAAGAATTTGCACGCAATTAGACAGAGGAGAAACAGATGGCAGGAAGAGTAAAGGTCAAAGGCGTAATCGGAAACACACACTACATGAAGCCTCACATGATTTGGGAAACAAAGGAACGTCAAGGCGAAAAGAAAAAAGTTCCGTTTATTACATTCAAGATGTGGGCAGATGATTACACTTTGCCACTAATCCAAGGAAACAATGGCAAACAACGATATGACCGTTCTCCTATTCAGGTCATTCTTCCAGAAAGTCAACGTGGAATAAGTTTGTTCAAAAATCTTGCAGCGGGTCGTCATGTATTGATTTATGGCAAATTAACACACAGGCCTAACAGTGTTCTTGACCAAGAAAAGGCACAAGCAGCACTTGATGCATTTACCAAAGACAAAGACTACAAGAAATATGAAATTGCAACGAAAGAAGCAACAACAGTATATGCTAATCCAGTTATTTACATGGAAGACATTGAGTTCTTGGATGAACAACCACTATATGTGGCAGAACGTGTAATAAACGTTCTTAAAGGAGAATGTAACGTTATTACTGACGAACAAGCGAATCAGTACTTCTCAGCATTTGAGAAATACTGGGAAGGTCTTCGCAAGACAACAGAAGAACGTATTGTCGAAGACAAGACTACCAAAACAGAACCAGTTCCCGAACCTACTGACCCAGACGATCTCGGACTTCAGTAGCACTCCTTCCTTCCTTAAACAGCTATTCCAATCAAGGATAAAGTTTATTTATACTAAACAGATAGACATATTACACATAGCATCGTGTCTAGAATCACTGTCTATCAAGCACAAGCTAGGTGACGCTGGAAGTCCTAGCATTCTACTAACAACATTACAAACAACATGGAGGTCTAGATGAGGCAATTGGCAACCAACAAAGTTCGCATCCATTCATGGTCTAAACAAGGATGGAAAGCTAAAACTGCCACAGAAGAACAACGTACACAAATGACAGTTGTACGTCATAGGGCTCCATACCGGTCTAATGAACTTACAGGCTTCTACTCAAAGGGCAAAGACCTTGACCTGTTAGATGAAGTACAGGCACAAATTCAAATAGGCTTAGCGTCTGATGCAATGGATGCTCTTCCAGATCCTTTAAGACAAATGCTTCAGGCTCCTGACGTATGGCATATTGCCAATGGCAAAATAATGAAGATTGTAGATCCTATCACACAAGCTCAAGATGGCGAGTGGGGTGCCGACAGTAATGAGGCTGACATCGATGTACTTGGAGAAGGAAGAAGTGCAATTCGTATGCTGCTGGAAGACACACAGGTCATTCAAGCAGATGCGTCTGAAGAAGACTACCAAGACGCAATGGGAGAGCTTCTTGAAACTAACAACGGAGAAATAATCCCAAGCTCACCAATGGTACGAGTTAACATGGCAGTCCAGTTTATAGGTGACAATGGAGAAGACGACAGCGAAGGAGATTATGACGGAGACGACGTCGTAACCCAATTTCAAGAGCCTACTCCAGTTGTACCTCATATCTCTGACGAGATAGCTGACCAAATCAAAGCAATTCGAGATGAATACATTGACAAGATTGAGAATGCATCTACTGATGCCGAACGTGAAATTCTCTTGCTTACTATGGACCAAAAGATTGACCAAGTAGCTAGCAGAGAACTATGCAACAAACTTGATAGTCCATATTGTGGATACAAATACAGTCCACCGAGACGTAAACATGAGTTCATTGTTACAGGACAAGAATCTCATCTGACTGAAGCAGCACAAGAACGTGAAAAGTTCTTTTACACACTGCTGGCAGAAGCATCTTCCTGTAAGAGCATGGAAGCTATGCATGGTCCTATTGTAGAAGAGACTTATATCGATAAACTGAATGGAGAAGAAAAGGTCAAGAGAGGGCGTCCTGGAGGCTTTGCAGGGCATGTTCGTGGCATGTATCAACATGATCGTGATCTAGCACGTGAATGGAGCATAACAGGAGACGACAGTGCTTTTGAAAAGCAACGTACTGAACTGATACGTAAACTTCGTGAGGAAGGAAAAGACGAAGAGACTGTTCGTAGAAGTGTATTCGCATGGTTTGACAGAATAGCTGGAGTAATTCCTGCCGAATACAAAGACGGCAAGCTTACCAAAGAGGGCAAAAAGTGGAAAGATTCTATCTGGAGACAGAAAAGAACTGACGCACTGAAGGACCTCTTTCTAACCAAGGCACAATGGAATGGTGTCTACAAGATGATGGGACTACAGAAGGAACGCATCAAGCTCAACGTTAACACTAACGACAATGAGCGTAAGGCTATTGCCATATTGCAAAAGTACTTTGAGCGTATCACCAATCTTCAAGATTTAAAGGCATACCGTCAATGGGCCGAGAAGAGAAAGTTTATCTATAAGACAGAAGAGAAGACATGGACTGATGATAATGGTCGAGAGCGTACCAAAACAGTCCGCAAGTGGAACACTTATGACTTCAATATGTCGATGGTTGATTATCTCTCCACAAACAATGCTGCCAGATGGTGGAAAGGGTTGATGAAGAAAGAACATTACCTACAAGACAGAATTTCATTGTTTAACAAGTTAGACGATAACATTATTACAGCTCAAGACACAGAGCTTGATGAAGTATCTGTCTCTTGTCCTTATCCTAAATGTGAGGGCATGGCCATTAACAAGCCAAAGTTTGCAGAACTAAAAGATGGCAAAGGTCATTTGTTTGTTGAATGTGAATGTGGACGTAACGTATGGCTGCTGGGCCACAAAGAATCTGGCTCTGACATTAAAACCATGGAGGAAGCAGTAAATGCATATAGCAATATGGAATAATCAAAAGTTCTATGAAGCTGGAGATACTGTTCCTGAATCACTCATTGTTTCTACAGTTCCTTGTGGAGACGTTATATTGTCTACAGGAGAATACAACCCCGAAGGGGAAGAGGTTCTTGTGTCGGCCGAGGCATATCTGATTGATAGAAAAAGATATGATCTCGGGAATGACTACACTTTAAAGGCTGTAGTTCGTGACAACATGTTGATTCCTAAGCTTAGGAGGTCAAAGGGCCAAGAACAATATGTAACAACAAGATTGATTAAACCATCACAACGACATCAGCCTGTTCGTGTTGGTGACATGTTAGAGCATTGGCCTATGCTAGAAAAGATGTGGACTGACAAAGAAGAGGCTGTTGAAGAGATTGTTGAAGAAGCCCTTTGTGCAATTGAAGAAGCAAGCGAAATCACAGAAGATTTTGCACTAACAAATAATGTCGAAGAAATCGACGAATAAACAAGGAGAAAAGAAAAAATGAAATTACTTATTGTCTTGATCGGATTGTTCTTGATCATTGGATTTGCGGTATTGAAGTTCGTTATCATGCCGCTGCAAAAGAAGAAACTTAGTTGGAAAACATGGGCTGCAGGTACATGTGCAGGTCTTATCTCGTTGGTTCTTAGTGGCTCATTTTTCTATGCCGAACCAGGATACAGTTATCTAGTTCAGTACCCAACAGGTACTCAAATTGCAGTGACAACACCAGGTTATCATATGTATTGGTACGGTACTGTTTTGGACTTTAAGAAAGTTGTAACGGTTCGGCTTACCAATGAAAAGGATAATGATTCAGAAACTGCAACAGTCAATGATAACAGTGTAGTTGTTCGGTTTAATGATGCTGTTGTAGCACAGATTAGTTCAAGTACTAGGTTTAGGATTCCTGAGGACCCTGCTTTGTTTAAGAAACTTGCTGTTGACTACAGGTCATTGAATAATTTGGTTCAGAGTTCATTGGTTCCAGTAACGAAAGAAGTTATTCGAAATTCAGCACGTGAGTTGTCGGCACAAGACTATGTAACAGGGCAAGGCGGTCAATTTGAACAGAATGTTCTTGATCAACTTGAGAATGGTATTGTTGTTTTGCGCATTGAAGATGAGAAGGTTCCAATTAAGGTCACTGATGCTGATGTGCCTCGTGATGTACAACTTGAAGCAGAAAATATTAAAGCTGCCATTGTACAGAAAAATACTGATCGTGGTGTAGATGAATCTAGCAGGACTTATCGTCGAGTAATTAGAGTAAAGAATGCTGACGGTTCGCTGAAACGTAAGAAGCATCCTTTGGTTCAGTATGGCATTCAAGTAACTCAATCTACTATCGAAGGAGTTGTTCCTGAGAAGAAGTTCCAAGAGATGTTGGCACACCAACGAGACGCAGCAGCACGTTCAGCAGTTGCAAGGCAAGAAGCCAAACAAGCTGAATATGAGAAACAAAAGGTTATTGCTCGTGGTGAGACTGAGAAAGCTCGTGTAAAGATGGAGCAAGAGAAAAATCAGGTTGAGAAGCTTGTGTCAGCTGAGACTCAGAAGAAGCAAGAAGAAATTCTGCTTGATCAAGCTCGTATCAATAAAGAGAGAGTTGAAGTTGAGGCCAAGGCATTGTTGACAATGGCAACTGCCGAAGCAGATGCACGTAAGGCAAAGATGCTTGCGGACGGTGCTCTTGAACAAAAACTTGATAGTTGGGTCAAGATTAATCAAGCATGGGCAGCAGCTGCCGCAAACCATCAGATGGTTCCAACCACAGTTATTGGTGGCGATGGTGACAATCCAAGTTCTAATGATTTCATTAACTTGATGACTGCAATGTCTGCACAACAGTTGAATCTTAAACCTGTTGTGAAGTAAAGTTAAAGCATGGCGAGACTCCTGGGTATGAGTTTATAAACTGCCCCATTTTATATCAAAGGAGGGAAACAGATGAAAATAACAGCGAGGAAAAGGACTCGTTGTAAGTGTGGATGCTGGGTAAATCCAGGTGATATTATTACATGGAGTTCAGAAACAAAAAGAACTACTGGCTGTAAACATTGCGGACAAACCGGCTATCCTCCAGACTGTCCTGATTCTGATGATATAAGGTGGGATAGATTGGGCAATTAACTATTCATTTTCGGGTCTGACACGGTTTAGACTTTATTGTGACGGGTGACAATGCATGTCTCGGGGTGGGTATCACCGAGTTAAAAAGATAACCAAAACAGTAATTGGCGAAGATTACTACCCAATGCAGGCTGCTGCTTAAGCACCTGCCGTCAACGCTAGCAAGTGTTACATAACTAGTTGAGGCGTCATTTTATGTAATTGCTCTCAAGGAGTTACCGGATGTACTTGAGAAAAGACTAAATATCCTGTCCCTAGAATATGATTGTTTTGTTTGTTTTATCAATTATATGAGAGGGTGGCTCGGTAAAGAAAACATTCTAAACATGTGAATGATTTGCATTTAGATCAATGAAGGACCTCGGTTCGACTCCGAGCAGATCCAAAATCAATGTTTTGTATTAGTTTCCAGTTTCTCTATAAGAACTGGTGGTGGAGGCGATGGGAAACCTGAGCCCTTGTCGTGAACTGGGTGCGACATAAAACAATACGGTGCGAAACCAGAGGCGAACGTCTTAATCCTCGACAGTAAAATCAGGCGTGACTACTAGGAGAGACTAGTTCTTTATATCCAAGTAGCTCAATTGTCCCGGAATACGGATTTGGCAGAGCAACAGCAGCCTAAAAATGGCTGTTGTATGGGTTACAGGTTCAAGTCCTGTCTTGGATACGATGTCATACTCTAGTATGCTGGAGACTCTTGATAAATACGCATACTTTCTCATGATTGCTTGGTGAAGCAACTTAGACATAAAGAAGCAGGACCTATACAAGCCACTACTTATAAAAAGCGACTGAGGACCAGTAGATTTTGTCAGTGGGTTCAGACAAAGTTGGCTAACCACCTTCTAGCTTAAGCTTCTTTATGTCTGTGAGATTTTAATTTAGTCAGAGTAGTGGAATGGTATACATGGCGAGTTAGCTACTCGTGAGCGGAACCAACTAGTCATTATTAAAGTTGTTTATATTATTGTATGTGCATGCTAGCTAGACACATACAACTTTTAAAATACATTGATTAGGAAGCTAACGTTGCAGGTTCGAATCCTGCCTCTGACACAAAGGAGAGAACATGTGGTGTGAAGTATACTTTAAGGTGATAGTAGCAGGAGGTAGAGACTTTAAGAATTATAACCTTTTAGAAAAGAAACTTGATGTGTTATTGTCCAACAAGGTGTCAGATCATACTATTGTTATTGTGAGTGGCGGTGCGAATGGTGCCGATAAGCTTGGGGAAAGATATGCCAAAAAGAGGAACTATAAGGTAGATAAGTTTCCAGCTGATTGGGATAAATATGGAAAACGTGCTGGGTATCTTAGAAATGAAGAAATGGCTAAGCATGGTGATGTTCTTGTAGCATTTTGGGATGGCGTGTCTCGTGGAACTGGCCACATGATTAACATTATGAAAAGGCTTAATAAGCCTGTAAAGATTGTAAGATATTGATATGACATTTGAAATTGGACAAGAAGTAAAAACAACAGGCATTGGTGGCATATTCCCCAACTATAAGGCTTGGGCAGAAAACTTTGGGCTTAAAAATTATCGCCCAAACAAATATCCTAATCAGGCTAATGTAGTTGTGATAGCAACTGGTAAACATTTAAAAGAAGATAAGTACGGAACTATTTATGGCATTACTCAAAATGGAATCGATTATATTATAGATGGTCGCTTTCTTCGAGCATTGACTGAAGAAGAAATGCTTGTCAGTACAAAAATAACATTACCTTCTCCAAATCCTTCTTGTCCTTCTACAAAAATTGATTCATCTCTTTGGTTTAAAAAGTCTATCTGTCATGCTATGACATTTGAGTTTCCTAATGGAGATGTTATTAGTGTGCCTGGTCCAAAAGAGGAAATTAGAGAAGAATATAAAGTTGAGAAACTAGAATACAGAGACCGTACTGATTCTTTTGTTTTGTTTGATTATTTTATGCCGCGCGCACAGATGATGAAGCTATCTAATGGTGAAACTCTAAGGTTTTTAAATATACAAGCACGACAGATTATTAAAGAATATAGAGTAAGAATTAATTTAGAAACTCCTCGTATTCTTTCATATACTGTCTACAGAGTGACTGTCCTTCGACAAGAAAACAATAAAGAAAACTCATATAAAACTAGTTTTCCAGTACTAAAAGAATTTCTTGGATAAAGGAGAAAAAACAATGATAGGAACATTATTTTTGATCGCACTAGTAATTGTGATAACTATTGCAGTAGCAGTAAGAACAAAGACAACAGAATATAGTGGAATTAGAGGAATTTGCGAGATTGCTATTCTACTGGGAGGCATAGTTTTAACAGTTATGATTATCATGATTCCATTAATGAGATGCGAGAGCGATCAAGACATTGTAGGCTTTAAAGAAATACGCAGAACAATCAACGAAGCAAGACTGAATTCTACTTATGAAATAGAAGGCAAAGGACTTGCTATTCTTATTGCAGAACAAAATGGAATGCTTGCAAGGGCAAAAGAAGCAAACAGAACATGGGATCTGTGGTGTTCAGATGAAGTTGACAATATTCAACCTTTGAAATGAGGTAGCAGTATGGACAAAGTAATCTGCGAAGAGTGCAAGTACGTATATATTGGAGACTGCTACAAATTCATCAGAAAGATAGAGGAACCGGGGGAGGTAAGCTGATGGAATTTTTGAGGAGAACAAAATGATTTATGTGTTATTGATAATTTGGTTTGTTTGTATATTTATTATGATTCAAAACTATTTTGTTTCTACAATTGAAAGAAAATGGATAGAGTGTATTCTAGATCTTAATTTAGAAATAATTGATAAGTGTTTCGAAAAAGAACTTTATCCACATAGAATATTTGGTTCAAATTGGTCAAATGACAATCATAAAATGATGCCTAGCTCTAGGCGTATGTTCTTTTTGCCAAACTATTGGTTTAAAACAAGAATAGAAGATACCAAAGATTTTCAAGAATTTGAGAGACAGGCCAAAGTTATCCTTGATACAATAGATGAAATATAAAACAACCAACAGCAGGAGGGTGTCGATGAAAAGAATTATTGTGTTTCTAGTTTTAATGACAATGCCAACAATTGTGTTTGCGCAGCAAGATCCTGATGACGATGGAATTGTAACAGAAGTATGTACTCCTGTAGACAACTGTCCAGAGATTGCTAACGCAGAACAAGAAGATTGGGATTCTGACGGTGTAGGAGATGCTTGTGCAGATGTGGATGATGATGGAATTTTCGACGATGTAGACAACTGTCTTGAGACTCCTAACATGACTCAATCAGATTGTGATTTAGATGGTATTGGAGATGAGTGCGATAGCACTCCAGGTTGTGATACTGAAACTGAAGATACTGATGTAGATACAGATACAGAAACGCCTGTAGGAGACTGCACAACAGTAGACAGTAATGTCTTTGAGCCTATTACAGATAATGTCAGAGATCATATACTCTCAATCATCAATAATCCTGATTTTGATAGAGATCTTAACGCTTTCATGACGACTGGAGATTCTCTTTCAGAAGGTGGCGGGGAATATGCCGGGTTCCTCGGCAATTGTTCTTTTCCTCATTGGCCAATAACTAATGGAATTCCAGACGAGCTGCAAACGTGGGACAAAGCAAAAGATTTGAGCTGTTTTCCAGATCTTGTAAATTCTGTGGACTTTTTCAATGAGGGTGTTTTTACAGATGGAGACAACTCATACACTCGTGAGAGTATTGCTGACTATCCGTCAATGACTGCTACATGGCCATTGACAGGCGATCCTACATACCTCCAACAAGAGATTGATTATACTAATGCTCAATTTGCATTAGTGACGTTTGGTACCAACAATGCTTCTTTGATTGATGTGGGCAACCAAGCTGCTGTGGACGGTGTTGTAGATGACATTATGATATTGTCTGAGGAGCTTATTGCACAGGGTGTTGTTCCCGTATTGATCTCATTGCCCCCAAGAGCTGATGGTTATTTTTGGCAGAGTGAAGCTATTTCAGAAACTTTGAGAGAAGCTGCTGCAATCTATGAATTACCTTTTGCAGACTGGCACATGGCTGCTTTGCCTCTCGATAATTATGGAGCTGGAAGTGATGGCGTACACCCTCTTTCATATACTTATAGCAGGACATGTACATTTGATTCGACTGCAATGGAAAATGGAATGGTAATGCACAATTATGTAGCATTGCAGGTATTGGACAATGTTTATGAAGCTGTCATTGGTTCTGTGGATGGAGATGCGGATACCGATGCAGATGCAGATTCAGATGCGGACAGCGACGTTGATAGTGATACGGATACAGATACGGACACAGACACGGATACGGATACGGATACCGACACAGACACGGACACGGACACGGATAGCGGTTCTGGTGATATTTGTGACCAACCTTGGGAGCCAATGGTAACACTTTCATTTAATGATGGTTGGGGTGGGCATTTTCATCTTGCCAGACCTGAAATGAACTCTAGAGGAATGGTTGGAACCTTCTATCCGCCTATTTACAATCTGCTGAAAAACAATTCACCAGCCCTTTTAGTAGACGATGATTTGATTACATTGGTAGCTGAGGGGCATGAGATTGGCTCTCATACGTGGTCACACCCATCTGACACTGGAATCAGCGAAGAGGATCTCCATTACGAACTGGGAGACTCTAAGAGCTATCTTGAAGATCTGCTGGGGGTGGAGATTGTAAGCTTTAATGCTTCTATGTGGGGAATGTCAGACCTTACAAAGAGCATTATTCCAATGTATTATGAGAACAATAGGAATTACAGCACTGCATTGAATTTCCAAAATGGTGATGTTTACGATCTTCATGGAACCATGGTAAGTGCTTCCAATGAAGTTGAGTTTCTGACTGACAAAGTTGACAATGCGATCAACCAAGAAGGTTGGTTGATTCTGTACTGGCACAATATCACAGCAGGATATACAGGCTGGACATATGAGATTGATAAGTTTGTTGGCGTTCTCGATCATATTGAAGCCAGTGGTATCAATGTGGTTACCGTCAAAGAGGGCGTTGCTAGAATGAACTGCCCTGAGTAGTATGCAAAGAATCTGTTAGGAGCTAGGCTTAGAAGCAGCCATGCTTTAAAGAGTTTCAGTTAAGCTAAGGCCTGTTACCCGATACTGTTGCTACAGTGGGTCTCTCATAAATATGCAGGATAAGAGCTGAAGAGTTATAACTTGTCTCAGTATGGGTGAGGAGAGCAACTACCATATGTTAAGCAGAGAATCTGCGGAGTAAATAACTCGATTGAATTTGGCGTGACAGCACACTATCAGATCGGTCCTGAGTATGACCTAATAACTGCTCTGTTTTCCTAGGTGAGGGACGCTGAGAACAGAGCTGAGCCTGCGGGCGATGACGCGAATTCGGACGCGAAAGACCCAAGCTGGATGTACCAGACAGGCGGGTGGAATGCCCGTTATTTATCCAGGTGGCGGAATGGTAGACGCTAAATGGTTAGGACATCCAAATTCATGAGCAACCAATAAATAGGCCGAGTCATGAAGGAGGACCGTCGCAGGGCCTTGATTAATTACCAAGGTGTCGCTCGAAATGGTCCGTGCAGGTTCGAGTCCTGCCCTGGATATTATTCTCTAAGATAAGGATTAGATTATGAATATGTTATTTTTGGTGCCTACAATTGTAATGGTTATTCTAAAGCTTGCTAGTCTGGTTACGTGGTCGTGGCCTTTTTGTTTATTTCCAGCTATGATTTATATTGTAATTATTGCTCTTGTAGTAATATTTGATGGTTCAAACATAGGATAAAGAAATGTACAATCCAGACGAAGATGGAATAACTCATATCAATGCTTACTCAAAAGGCAAAACACAAACAGGTAGATTTTTAAGCAATTTTGCTCATTTTGAGTTTGAATGTAAAGATGGTAAGTTTGCTTCCATTGAAGGGTATTGGTATTGGCTTGGTGCTGACCATCCTGACAAAGATAAACTGCGTATAGTATCTGGATATACGGCTAAAAAGATTGGAAGAGAATTAAAAAGTAAAGATTGGCCAACAGACCCAGATTTTAAAGAGAAAATTCTTAAGGCTTGTTGGCAAAAGGTAAAACAGAATTTTATTGTTAGTCATCGGCTTAGAGAATCTACTCTTCCTATTGTTCATTATTATAGTTATGGTTCGCCACCAAAGGTTGTTGTTCCTAAAGAAGGAAAATGGATTTGGGACTGGTATGAGAAAGCTCGTGAATATCTAAAGAAACATCCTGAGGTATAGCAATGGCACATCATTATCTTGAAGAAGGAGAAGCTATGGGAGCAAACATGCATTTAGAAGGAGTCAAAACTTTTGGCGATAAAGAAAAAGCAATGAAACGTATTTATGATACATGCAAGGAATATGGCATAGATATGCCGGACGAAGTACGCTGTTTCTTTAAAGATGAAGATGGATTTACTACTCCATTAGAACAACATGGCTGTTGTACAAAACTTAATGAAGAATACAGAGATGGTTTTGAAGTTGATGTTGCTAAAATACCACTAAGTATTAAAACTATTCGATTCTTTATTTCCTATTAAAACTGAAAGCGAGAAGAAATGAGAAATACACCAGACGATTGGGATCAATACTATTATCTTTGTCCTGACTGTGGAAAGAAATATCATGCTTCAGGAGAAACAGTGTGTGATTGTGTTCTTTGTGATGTTTGTGGACAATGGTTTCCTCCATTAGATATGGCCAATGAAGAATGTTGTAAATCTTGTCAAGAAGAATATGATCAAGCAAACACTACGAAAAAACAATATGTCGTTATTGGGGGAATCCTTTTCGAGGGTATACAGGAACTACAACCTTTACTAGTTTGAAAATTGTAGGCCATTTTGACAATGAAGTAGACTTAAAGCTCTGCATAGAAGAGAAATGGGATGAACATGGAGGGCTTCTCCAGATCTTTGAGATTGTAGGTGGCAAACTGGTAGAAAGTATTATTTAAAGGAGTAAATAAAATGGACTATCTGTGTATTAGCTTGATTCATTTCTTATTCTATCTTATCTTTATTATTCTTTTCTGTATGTATGAGCTAATTAGATATAGTTATTATTTTATTACTGATCAAGAAAGACCAGAATCAATTGTATGTAAAATTGGCAAATATGTTGATAACAATCTTTTAGACTTATACGGTTCTTATACAAGTGCCGTGGTACTATTTGTAATTATACTTTTAGTTTCTTCATTAGTAATCTGGCCTGTAGTAGATCTATTTGTTATTTGGATATCAACTGTAGCTAGTCTTAGGTATTGGTATAAAAATAGAGACGTATAAATTTAACAGTTTGGCGCGAGCAAATTTAAGGAGAAAATATGTCTGAAATTAAGTATCTTATTGGAGATGCAACAGAGCCTGTAGGATCTGGACCTCGTATGATTTTACATGTTTGTAATGATATTGGAGGATGGGGAAGAGGATTTGTTTTAGCGCTTAGTAATAAGTGGGAAGGCCCAGAAAGAGAATATCGTATTTGGGCAACGGGCCAAAATCCAGAATATCCTAAGTTTCAACTTGGAGAAATTCAAGCAGTAGAAGTAAAACAAGATCTTTTTGTTGTTAACATGATTGGCCAACATGGAGTAACTTGGGTTGGAGATATTCCTCCTGTAAGATATGACAGAATTCGTCAGTGTCTTAATAAAGTTGTTAAGATGGCGAAATATATATCAGAAGATACCGTTATTCATATGCCTCGCATTGGATCAGGCTTGGCAGGCGGAACATGGCAAGTGATTGAAGGCCTAATCAAAGAAACACTCATTGGGGCAGGGATTGATGTTTTTGTTTATGATTTGCCGGAATAATAGAATTGAATAGAATTAAACTGAACAGAACCGAAAGGAAAAGAACATGACAGAAATTACTTTTTATGACCTCGTAAAGATCTTTGGTGTAGCTCAAGCAACAGATGCAGTAGAAAGCCATGTCGACAGACAATATGCAAAGCTTTGCCAAGAATCACCTAGAACAGAAGATACAGAAACTCGTATTCGTATCTTCAAAGAAGACCCTTTTACTTTTGTGCAAGCTATGGCACTGGACGATAGTGGATTTAACAAGACTAGACCCGTTCAGCCTATTTATGGAGACACGGGACCTATGAAAGATCCTCAGGGCAAATACAACGTTAAGTGTTCGAACGGAAGTTTTGAAATTAATGTTGGAGACTATCTTATCTTGTCTACTGACAATAAAAACAATCATCAAAACATTGAAGTCATGTCTCAAAATCAATTCAAGACTTCGTATGTTAGAAGCGAAAATGTGTCTAGTTTCAAAATGCCACTTTAAAATGGCTACTTATAGACTTGCAGAACATCATCCTGCAATGAAAGCTCTTAATGAGTTGTGGCAGAAAGCAGACGAACTTGGCATTAATATATGCGTCATTAGTGAATGCGCTATAGTCACAATAAATGGAAAAGATTTTAAATTACAGGATATAGAAAATAGTGATTATCCTATGACTGAATTTCCTCCTAGTTGTGAATTTAAACTTACATACGAAAAAGAGGAGTAGATAATGTTTGATAGTCTTGGCGACCGCATGAAGAAATATGAGAAGACTGAAACAGGCAGAAAATTTATGCCTTTGCTTCCTGTAGTAGCAAGAATAGACGGAAAGGCTTTTCATACTTGGACCAAAGGACTTGATAGACCATTTGATGCTGACATGATTCAAATCATGCAGAATACTACCAAAAAACTTGTTGAAGAAACTAGTGCTAAGGTTGGTTATACACAAAGTGACGAGATCTCTCTTGTGTTCTATTCAGATGATATTGAAAGTCAAATATTCTTTGATGGCAAAATCTTTAAGATGACTAGTGTACTTGCTAGTATGACTACTGCTATTTTCAACGAAAAAATTCTTAGTTTAGCAGGTAATTTGTACAATGATTCTACTTGTTACGAAACAGAGACAACAAGAAGACTTAATAAAATAGTTACAAAACCAATGGCATTATTTGATTGTAGAGTGTGGCAAATGCCTACAAAGGAAGAAGTTTGTAACTATCTAGTTTGGCGCGAGCAAGACGCAGTAAGAAATAGTATTCAATCTGTAGGCCAAGCCAATTTTTCTCAGAAACAATTGCATGGTAAAAGCCAAAAAGAAATTCAAGAAATGTTGTTTCAAGAAAAAGACATCAACTGGAATGACTGCTTAATAGCTGAGAAGAGAGGAACTTACTTTCAGAAGCGTCAAGTAGAAAGGATGTTCTCTGTGAATGAACTTACAAAGCTTCCTGAGAAACATGAGGCTAAAAAGAATCCTTATCTTAAAGTTCTTCGAAATGACATTGTTACTTTAAACATGCCTAGACTTGCTTCTATTGATAATAGGATAGAGGTTGTTTTTGATGGAGCTGAGCCAGTTATAAAAAGGTAAGTCAATGTTAAATAAAGATTGTGAAGACTGCATGTCTTACGAACTAAAGATAACAAAAGAAATATGTCCTAAATCACAAAAAGAATGTGGGCATCATTGTGATCATTCTTGGACGCATGATATATGTTGCTGGTGTGGCAAAGAATGGGGAGAACAATCAGATGTGCTTGATAATAACCGAAGAGTCTAAGATTAAAACCACACGAATCAAACGCAAACGAGAAGATATTGTCGCGTACAAAGTAGTTACAGTAGATTATGAAAGTCCGTTTTATCGTGACTTCGTGTGGTCCAAGAATGGCACCGTGTTGTCTGGGCGGAAAAGCGCTAGAAGAACAAATCGCGAAAACAGAGCGATGGAAATCCATAGCGGCGTGCACTTGATCACGGAAAGACCTGAAGTTGTGAACGGCAAACTAGCGTGTCCGTGTCCGTATCCGTGTCTGTGTCCATATTATATTGTGTTAAAAATACGAGTTCGTGCTGAAGATTTGATTGCAGTTGGCATGTGGAACGTTGAAAGATCTATGGTTGTTACAAAATGTGAAGTTTTAGGTGTTGTAAATGAATAACATTCTAAAAGACAGAGAATGTACAGGATGTGGATGTCTATTTGTTCCTTATGACAACCGTATTAACAATATAACAGACAAAAGATGTCCATATTGTGGTGGTGGCAGAGGACATGTAGTTAAGATTCCTGCTCAACGTATCAAAGAACTTCAAGATAAGGTTGAATCACTAGAAGGAGACTTAGAGACTTTTGCAGCTAACGCTTTAGAACGGATGAACGATCTTCAAAGAGAAATTGACAAGTTAAGACAAAGAGATGCAGATGGGCCAGACTGGAAAGATTGTAGCTACTAAAGGAGCAAACTAAAATGGGATATTGGCAAAAAGAACCTGATCTTCTATTTAGAAAAGGCATGGATATGTTTGGCAAGTTTGACTGGGAAAACTATACATACATGGGCAAAGATAAAGAAGATGCTGTTGTGACAGCATTCCTAGATGACAATAATCTAGTAGAAATGACAATAACTTCTGCATGTGTTGGATTCTCATATACTTTTCAGAAAAGACCAAGAGTAAAAACCAATGATAATTAAATCAATCTTAGATACAGATTTATATAAACTTACGATGGGCCAAGCTATTGCCCAAAAGTTTCCTCATGCCAAAGCTCAATATAAATTCATTAATCGTGGCGGAACCAAATTTCTCCGTAGCACTGCAAGAGAGCTTAAGCAAGAAATTCAAAATATGGCAAGTCTTAAGCTTAGTGCAAATGAAAAGGACTGGCTTAGAGCAAACTGTTCATACTTCAATCCTGTTTATCTAGATTTCTTGGCAGGGTATAAATATGACCCTTCTGAAGTAGATGTTAGATTCTATAGTACATCATCAGAAGACGATGGGTCTGATATGGCATTAGGAGATATTGATATTACAATTACAGGGCCTTGGTATCGCACTGTTTATTGGGAAGTTCCATTGATGGCAATTGTCTCTGAGCTATACAACAGGAACAGTAAACAACCTAGTTATTGTGACATTGAAACTGTTGTAGAGAAAAGCAAAACATTGACTAGCAACGAATGTTTCTTTGCTGACTTTGGTACGAGAAGAAGATTTAGCCAACAACACCATGACAAAGTAGTAAAAACTTTAGACAAACAGATGGGTACATTTGTCGGTACAAGCAATGTTCATTTGGCAATGCAATATCAAGTTAAACCAATTGGGACTCAGGCACATGAATGGTTTATGTTCCATGGTGCAAAATATGGTTATCGCGAAGCTAATAGAATAGCACTTAAGAACTGGGTTGACGTTTATCATGGTAGTCTTGGTATTGCATTAACAGATACTTTTGGTACTGATGATTTCTTTAAGAGCTTTGGCTCAAAATATTCAAAACTATTTGATGGCATTCGTCACGATAGTGGCGACTGGAATACATTTGCAAAAACTACTATTGCACATTATTTGAAAAAAAACATTAACCCTAATACTAAAACGATTGTATTTTCAGATGGTCTTAATGTAAAAAAAGTTCTTGAAATAAATAAAGCTTATGACAGAAGAATCAAATGTTCTTATGGTATTGGCACAAACCTTACTAACGATATTAAAGATGGAGCAAAACCACTTAATATGGTTATCAAAATGACAAGCTGTAAGCCTTATGAAGAACATAATTGGTTGCCGGTTGTTAAGTTGTCTGACGACAAGGGCAAACATACAGGCGCTTCTGAAGAGATTGAATTGTGTAAAAAAACATTGAGGCTATAAATGAAATCTACTGATATTTTAATGAAGTCACCAGGTTATATAGTAACTGGATTTACACGAAACACAAACGCAAGAGGATATAAAGAATTAGAAATAGACGATATTATTCAATTCTCTATTAGAGTAAGAACAAATTCACGTTATTCTTCAGATGTAATTATATCTTGTCTTAACAAAGGTATTAGTTGGGCAAACAATCAGGGTTTATTTGCATTAAATATTGGAATATTGGAACTTAAGGAGATTGATGATGGAATATTGCTATAAGATTGCAGAATGGATTAAAGATTATTTTCAAGAAACAGGGAAAACAAAAGCTATTGTTGGTATTTCAGGTGGAATTGATTCAGCAGTTGTGGCTTCTCTTTGTGTAAAAGCTTTAGGCAAAGAAAATGTTCTTGGTGTAATTATTCCTATTGAATCATCAATTTATGATGGCTTAGATGCTATGAAAGTAATAGAAAAGCTTGGTATTGATCATATTGAAGTTCATGGTGATTCTCCATTTTATAAAACGTGGCAAAAGATTATTGATTCTACAATCGGTCTTGCTAGAGAAAATAAACTTATAAAGAATCACAAACTAGTCAAAGGAAATGTTAAAGCACGCATAAGAATGACAACTCTATATGCTATTTCTGAAATGACTAACGGGTTGGTTGTTGGCACTACAAACAAGACAGAAGCTCTTATTGGATATGCCACCAAATATGGTGACGGCGGTGTTGATATTGAACCAATCATGGATTATTACAAAACAGAAGTTTTTGAAATGGCACGTTATCTTGATGTTCCTGTGAGTATTATCAATAAGAAACCATCGGCAGGACTGTGGGACGGACAAACTGATGAAGATGAGCTTGGAATGTCATATGCAGAAATTGATATGGCCCTTAAGCTTATCAAAGGCGAACCTTTCTATGGCGTACAAAAAACACAGTCTTGGTCTTTGTTTAAAGAAACAGTTGCTAAAGTTGAGAAACTTATCCAAACAACAGAACATAAAAGAAATCTTCCTCCGTATTATAAGAGGTAACAATAAGGATTCAAAATGAAAACTCTAATCGTAGTAGACGCACAAAAAGATTTTATGCCTGGTGGAAACTTAGCAGTCCCAAATGGTGATGAAATTGTTCCATATATTAATAACATTAAAAAGAACTATGATTTAGTTATTTGGACAAAAGATTGGCATCCACAGAATCATTGTTCTTTCTTGGCACAAGGTGGTATTTGGCCTGAACATTGTGTTCAAATGAGTCAAAATGCTGCATTGCATGGCAATCTAGAAGTTCTTGGTGAAGACTATGTTGTTACTAAAGGATGCAATCAAAAGTTTGATAGCTATAGTGCATTCTTTGACGATGGCGGAACCGATACGGGCTTAGAATCTTTACTCGTTAGCAGAGGAATAACAGAGATTGACATCTGTGGCTTGGCACTTGAATATTGCGTAAAATTTACTGTATTAGATGCGTTGAAACTTGGACACAAGGTAAATCTACTTACGTCTGGTTGTCGTGGAATTGACAACAATGATGTTGCTTCTGCTTTAACAGAAATGAAAACTAAAGGTGCAAACATTATCTAGGAGTACAAAATGACAATAATAGGTTTGCTGGGCGGTACGTTTGATCCTCCTCATCTTGGTCATCTTGCAGTAGCAAGAATAGCATTGTGGACTGGCGATATTGATGCAGTATGGATGCTTCCTTGTTGGGAACATGCTTTTGGCAAAAAACCAAAAGACTTTCATCATAGAGCAAGTATGTGTCAACAGATGGTAGAAGAAGAGAAAGATGTTCTTGTTTGTACCGATGAGGCAGAAATTAAATCAAAATGCGCAATGGACATTCTGACCTATATTATAAAGAAAAATCCTGACAAAGAATTTAGATTGATTCTTGGTACTGATAATTACTGGAAAATGGATCAATGGGAAGATAGGCCTGGAGTTTATAAACTAGCAAGGCCTCTTTGGGTCGAACGCTCTGGCGAGTCTAGAATTCCTGAAAGGGTTTGTTTTCTTAGTAATGACATTAGTTCTACAAAGGCAAGACAAGCTCTTACTGATGGAGAGCCAGTAAATGAAATGCTGCACGATAAAGTAATTAAATATATTGTGCAAAATAAGGTTTATTAAAATGGTATATGCAGTTAATGCTAACCAAACAGCTAGAGCGGCATTATCTGAAGAGATGAAGCCTGTCTTTGGCCAAATTGCTGAAGTTGCTTCAGAGGGGTTGTTTGCTACTCAAATAAGAGTAGAACCAAAAAACTTTCTTCGTTTTAAAAGAGAGTTAGAAAGAAGAAGATTTGAAGTTGAAGGACACATGAACGTTTTATATATTGAATGGCATACAGTATGAGCTAAGGGCGTATGGTGAAATTGGATATCATAAAAGATTTCTACTTTTTTGTTCTGGGTTCAAATCCTAGTGCGCCTGCTGAAGTCTGCGTGGCCAAATTGGTACGGCATCTGACTGCAAATCAGAAGATTGTGGGTTCAACTCCCTCCGCAGACTCTAAAAGATAAGGAGTTGGCATGTATGAAGACAGGAAAAGACAAAATAAACGTTGGCATCAAGCACTATTAACAAGTAGACTTAATGATCAACGTGTGTTAAATCCTAAACTGAATCATGGTTCTATTTTAGTTTTGTCAGGACCTAATCCAGAAGAAGCTATTAAGTACTATGCCAAGTACAAAATGTATAGAAACTGTATTCTTGTAGAGAGCAATAGAAAAACATTTGCTGAAGCTTATTTTAACTTCGACCCACTAGGTCGCCACATAGAGCTGATACGTGACGACATTTTTGTTGCAGCCAAAAGACATTCAAATGAGTTAAGAGGCATAGATTTTGATTTTTGTACTACGTTAAAAGAAGAATTAGTTAAAAAGATAGCAATTACAGTAGCAAGGTTAGAAAAACCTTGTATTTGGTTTAGAGTTACTAGTTGTCATAGAGGAATCAAAGGAGAAAAACTTAGAGAGAAACAAAATTCGATAGTTGAAGCTATTAAGAAACTTTCTGATTATCAACTAGTAGATGAAGCATTTGTAAACTATAGGGACAAGATCCCAATGAATACATGGCAAGTAGTCATGCGAAACAACAGAAAGATGGAGGACGGAACAATGCGTACACTTAGAGAAATGACACATGCAGAGAAAGACATGGCTCGTGCACTCGTAGACCGAAAATACGACCAAAAACAAAACACTAACTATAGCGATGACGACATTGCTCGTGTACTTCAAATGAGCCCTTACTCTGTATCGGCACTGAAAGCACATGTGACAATGCGTGACCAAAATAACTAGTGAGAGTTGAGCCATAGCCTAACAGGATAAGGCCCTGGACTTTGATTCCAGTAATTCTCAGTTCGAATCTGAGTGGCTCATCGAATTGCCCAATTTGGGCCGATAACAAAAGGAAATAAAAATGTCTTATTTGAACAATCACACAAACAAAAACAATATTCCTCAATTATCACCACTGAACAGTGCACAAGTAAAGAATCGTGCAGGAGGATATGTACATGAAATAACACATTGGGACCAATTGGCTAGATTCCTTATCTTAGGAACAATGGGTGCTACTTATTATGCATCAGAACGTGAAATGACTTTTGAGAATCTAAATGTCTTAGACAAGTGTTTAGATGAAGACGGAGTACGTGCTGTTGCAATGGCAACCAAAGTTTCCGTTGAAGGTCGAGCACCAAAGAACGATCAAGCTATTTTGATTCTTGCAAAAGCATCTGTTCATAAGTTTTCACATGTTCGTGTTGCTGCTTTTGATGCGGTCCCTAAAGTTTGTCGTATTGGCACACATCTTTATCAGTTCGCTCAGTTTCGTAAGGATCTTGAAGGTGGCTGGGGGCGTAAGATGCGGGAAGCAGTTGGCAATTGGTTTAACGATAAGCCTGCTGACAAGGTTGCTTATCAGGTTGCTAAGTATAAGCAACGTGAAGGATGGTCTGCTCGGGATCTCTTGCGTAAGAGTCATCCAAAAGCACAAACAGAGGAACACAATGCTGTGTATGGCTGGGTTGTGTCTAATGGAGAAGCAAAGACAGAAGCATTGCCAACAATTCTAGGTGCCTGCAATGCAATTAAAACAGCCTCTACAAGAGAAGCTGCAAAACTAATTACAGAACACAGGCTACCTCGTGAAGTTGTGCCTACAGAGCTATTGGGCAATGTAATTATTTGGGATGCGCTGCTACAAGACATGCCAATGACAGCTATGATTCGTAATCTTGGGAAAATGAGCAGCATTGGTTTATTGAAACAAAACAGTTCAAGAATCAAAAAAGTTGTTGAAATGCTTAATAACGAAGAAGCAGTTAGAAAAGCACGAATTCATCCAATGAATGTTTTGACGGCAATGATGACATATAAACAAGGAAAAGGTATTCGTGGTTCTTTGAACTGGAATGTTAACCAAGATATTCTTTCTGCATTAGAAGATACTTTCTATCTAAGCTTTGGGAATGTTGAGCCAACTGGAATGCGTACAATCATTGGTTTGGATATTTCTGGATCAATGACACAAGGAGAAGCTGAAGTTTATTGCAGCAGCAGCAATGGTCTTATGGGAATCCCAGGACTTTCTCCTCGTATTGCAGCAGCAGCTCTTTCCATGACAACAATTCGTACTGAAAAAGTTAACTGCTATACAATGGGCTTTTCTGATAGTTTTGTTGATCTAGGAATTAACAGAAAAGATAGTTTACAAGCAGCAATGCGTAAAGCTCAAGGTAGATTTGGTACTACTGACTGTTCTGTCCCAATGAATTGGGCCATGAAAAATAAGATTGAAGCTGACACTTTCGTTATCTATACGGACAATGAAACATACGCAGGGAGAACGCACCCAAGTCAAGCATTGAAAAAGTATAGAAAAGAAATGGGAATTAACGCTAAGATGATTGTTTGTGGTATGACTGCTACAAATTGTAGTATTGCAGATCCTAATGATCCAGGAATGTTAGATATTGCAGGTTTTGACTCTGCAACTCCACGGCTAATTAGTGAATTTGCAAGAAGTTAATATTTTTATTGACTATCCCATATAACAGTATAAGATAAGAACTTAGGGCCGAACGAGAAGGGTTATCCTTGTAAGATTTCCCCCTTTTCGGTTAACTTATCCTAATGTTCTTTGACAGTTAAATAGTTTTAAATCCTAGGTCGAAGATTATGGGTTATTGGTTTTAACCCCATTGTCAATAACTTATCTAGGTAATATTTTGGGCCGAAGGCTAAAGATTATCAGACTAATGTAGAAGGCGACTCTATTCCGCCAATCAAAGAGCGAATATGGCAGTGGAGCATAGCAACTGTCAATAGTTTTATCTATGTCACCCAGCATTGTATAAGTAGGGCCAGACGTGAAAGTACAATGATGTGAATCTTCTTTACCATACCTTGCCCTGTTATATTAAATTCCATGCAGGCTTTAAGCCTACATGAGACCACAAGAGTTTAGCTGTTTTGTATTGTGGTTACTGTTAAAACAGTAGGATTGCCCCACCTTTTAACGGGGCTTCATGGGAAATGTAGCTCAGTTTGGAAGAGCACCGGTATAAAGTACTCCTGCTAACAACTTACCCTTAGGGTCGACAAGTAGGATTATCAATGGGAACCGGAAGCCGTTGGTTCGAATCCAACCATTTCCCCTGGCATTCATGGTGTAGTGGACAGCATACGAAAATTCCTCTAACAATAACTTACCCTTAGGGTCGAATGTTTTGAGGGTTATCTAATGTTAATAGCGTGGGGTTGGTTCGAATCCAACTGAATGCCTTTATTTTGCACTGTAACTCAATGGAAGAGTACCTAAAACATCTTCTGCGCCTAATTGACCTGTTAAGGTCCGACTGTATGAAGGTTATCGCATTATAAGCGGGTTGTTGCAAGTTCGAATCTTGCCAGTGCAACTAAAGTTTAATAACATGTAGAGAATAGGACTACGGAATAATTTGCTACAGTGTCACTGATAAATCCTATCTTGGCAAATATTTCACTATTAAACTTTGTGGGAATGTAGCTCAATTGGTAGAGAAAAATGCTCCATTCAATAACTTACCCGTTTAGGGTCGAATGTAATGGATTATCAACAAACTGTAAATTTGAAGGTTCCTGGTTCGAGTCCAGGCATTCCCACAATTTGAGCCGAAGAGATTAGGTTATCTAAAAACAATGGCCCTAAGGTAGGTTGAGAACACCGATAAGCTATAGTGTTTATTCTCTAAGTCTTAGACTTAAGCTATAACGATGTGCTCTATGCTAAGATCAGAAATGATCTAGTAATGGTGGCCGCATACAGAATTAATCCTAATATCATAACTTGCTCAAATATGCCGGGGTTGCCTAATGGTTGATGGCACTGGCTTTGTAAGCCAGAGACGTAAGTCCACTGCAGGTTCGAATCCTGTCCCCGGCTCTAAAGGCCGAAAGCATATGGTTATCACTCATTTTTTATGAACCAGAGCCGCTGAATCTCTTCAGCTCTCCATTGCAATCTCTTGCCCTAACTTTATTTATCAACAAGGAGACAAGATGACAAAGAAAAATAAAACAGAAGTAATCTGTATCTTAGATCGTAGTGGTTCTATGGCCAATATTTGGCCAGATGCTATTGGCGGACTCAAAACATTTATTGAAGACCAAAAGAAAGATAATGATGATACTCGTCTTACCTTTGTAGCATTTGATAACAAATATACAGAAGTTGCTGTTGACGAAAGTGTTCATGATTTTGATATGAACAAACTAGAATCTATTCGTCCACGGGCATCAACATCTCTTTATGATGCACTTGGTAAAATGATCAACTCTGTTGGTAGTCGTTTGAAAAATCTTAATGAAGAAGATCGTCCTGAAAATGTTATTGTTTGTGTTCTTACAGATGGTTATGAAAACTCTAGTTGCGAGTATACTGCCGACAAAGTAAAAGAAATGATTACGCATCAAACAGAAAAGTATAATTGGGACTTTATGTATTTGGGTGCGAACCAAGATGCATTTGCAGTTGGACGTAGTATGGGCTTTGATGAGAAGCTATGTTCTAATATCAATGCTACTTCTTCAGACATGAAGGCTAGTTATCTTGGATATTCTAGTGCAGTAAGCGTAAGAAAATGTTCAAGTAGGTCTCTAAGAAATGACACTAGTTTCAATATGTCACAGACTCTTGACGAAGAAAGAAGCAAACTTGAAGATTAAGTATTTTTAGCTCCCTCTCTCAGCCCGCCTAAACGAATCAATATATAAGAAAGATAACGATATGCGCATTACAAACAAACAAATAGAAAATGCTATTACATGGTGCAAAGAATGTATTGATTCTATAAACAATCGATTAAATCTTAATACTGAGACGGAAACAGATAGTATATTTATAAAATCAGCAAAAGCAGAAATCGAAACTTTGGAAGTAACTATTGAAGCCTTGGAAGAAATGAGAAACAACAATGACATATCAAGCAATAGTTTGTAAGCTAACAAACGTTAGGCCTCATCCAAATGCTGACAGAATTAAACTAGCAACTGTTCAAGGCTATCAAATAATTGTTGGCCTGGAGCAAGAAGATGGAGATTTAGGAGTTTTCTTTCTTGGCGACGGAAGACTTATGAAAGATCATTTGCTTGCCAATAAACTTTATAGTACCCACCCAGACACCGGAAAAGCTATGGAAGGTTATTTTGGCAAGAACGGAAGGGTAAAGACACAGAAGTTTCGTGGAGAGAAGTCTGAAGGCTTCTGGCAGCCTATAGAGGCATTCGAATGGACTGGCTCTACAAAAGAACTAATAGATGGATATCAGTTTGACGTACTTAATGGTCATAGGATTTGTAAAAAATACTATACTCCTGCAGCAGTAAGAGCAATAAAAGAAAGAGACGCTCGCAAGGGCAAAGCATTTGGTAAAATGAAGATAGACCGTTCTATGTTGCATGAACATTATGACACTAAACAAATTCGTCATCATATTCATATGATTCCTGAAGGAGCAGTACTTTATCTTACTGAGAAGGTACATGGCACCTCAGGAAGAACTGGACACATTAAAACTAGCAAACCATTTTCTAGATGGCAAAAATTCTGGATTCCATTTGTAAATCTAGTTTGGAAAGCTACATTTAATAATGAATCTAAAATTGAAAAATATGAATATGTTTCTGGCACTCGTAGAGTTGTTTTAAATCCAGATCAAAAAACTGATACTGGATATTATTCTGGCACTACATTTAGACAAGATATTCATAAAGATATTGAGAAAACTGGTCTAAAACGTGGTGAAATTCTCTATTATGAAATTGTTGGTTTTAATAACAGCAAAGCTATTATGCCTGCTCACAATATAGAGGACAAAAAACTTCGTAAAAGATACGGAGAGAAAATGCAATATGCTTATGGTTGTGATTTGTCAGAATGCAAAATCTATGTATATCGTATTGCTTATATTAATAATGAAGGATTTGAGATTGATTTGTCTTGGCCACAAGTTGTTGCTCGCTGTAAGGAACTTGGACTAAATCATGTTCCTGTTCTTGAACAGCCAATGATTCATACTACCGAAGAAGCTCTTCTTGAAAAACTAGAAGCTTTGGCCGATGGGCCATCAACATTAGATGATACTCATATTAGAGAAGGTGTTGTTGTTAGGGTCGAGCATGAGAATATGTCAGAATGTCTTAAATATAAGGGCTACCATTTTTGTGAGCTTGAAGGAATTATGAAAAATTCTGAGAATTATATCGACCCGGAAGAAGTTGAATAAGGTTGCTTTATGCACGAATTGCCAATAAAAGTAAAATGGACAGTATCTGGAATTGAAGAATTTGATTCTGAAATTGAAGTACAAAGAACATACTCATATGAAACAAGAAAATGTTCCATATTAAAGGAATGGACTGTTAGGCCGGTTTTACATTTTGGAGAAACATATATTGATGAAGTATGTTTAATTTGTACAGAAGATAATATTCATCATTTTTATTTCCCGCTAGAGATTTTCATTGAAGCTAAAGAAGCAGGATGGCTTGAAGTGACATGAGTAAACACATAGATGTCAATATAGATGGATTTTGGCTCTTTATGATTATTGTTGTACTGGCAGCTTCTTTTAGTAAATGGATTGATGCTAAGTATGAATCAGAAGATAAAGAAGAATTAAAAATCGAACAAATAGAAGAACCAATTATTAATGATAGGTTCCCAACGCTTAAGGAGTAAGTAATGGACACACAAGAAATTATTGAACAAAGGAAAAGAGACAGTGAAAAACAACTTACTGCTCGACGTACTAAACAAGAACAAGAACTAAAGGATCGTAAAGAAGGTGTTGCATATATTCACAACAACAAAATTCCTATCTTGATTAAAAGATTTAACAAAGGCCTTGTGCTCGTTCTTGTTTATGAAAGAAAAGAAAATGATATTGTAAATTTTGCATATTCTCTTTGTTCTTCAAAAGACCAATTCTCACTAAAAATTGCAAAAGGTCTTGCTGGAAAAAGGCTTAAGGATAAAATTGGTAATTTCTATTTTTCTTCATGTATTGCTCAAACAAAAGAAGAAGTTGTGCTTTCAATAGGATTCCAAATGATAGCTTTATGGAGTCTAACAGAACCAAATTGGGCTCCAGATTGTTTGTATAGAGAGTTTATGGAGTCAGCTTCAGAAGCATGGTATTATGAAATCATTAAGGCAAGAGACTAATGATTGTTGGCATTGATATTCATGGTGTTCTTGATACATATACAGCTGACGTGCTGGACTTTATCAAGAGAGTTCGTGAAGAAAATGGAAACAATTCTATTTATATTATTACCGGCCCTCCAGAAGAACAGGCTAAGGCTGAGTTAAAGAAACTTGGTCTTAAGCCTAATGTCCACTATGACAAAGTAATTTCAGTTGTAGACTATCTTAGGCAACATCTTGAAGAACATGACATGTGGACCGACAAAAATGGACACTGGTGGTGTGCCGATAAGTATTGGTGGTGTTCTAAGGCAAGAATCTGTACAGAATATAAAGTAGATATATTATTTGATGATTCTGAAAAGTATCTTATTGGCTGGGATGCAACTAACTGCAAAACTGAATTTTGGTTAGTCACCAATGATAAACATATTGAGAGAAAAAGATGAAAGTATTTTTAACATCAGACCTACATTTTGGTCACGAAAATATCATTAAATATTGCAATAGGCCATATAAAGATATTGCAGAAATGGACAAGTGTCTTATTGATAACTGGAATTCAGTAGTTGGTCCTAACGATCTTGTCTACAATCTTGGTGATCTGTGTATGCCTAAACGCGTAAAGAAAGACAAAAACTATTATTACGACTACTGTGCAGATGTTCTTATGGACCTTAATGGTAGACATGTTCTTATTCTTGGTAATCATGATTATTTAGACCCGTTTAAATATATTGAAATTGGAATAGAATCTGTTCATACATCTCTTATTGTTGGTGATTTTGTTCTCGCTCATGATCCATCAATTGCAACAGCAATTCCAAAGAAAATGAGTCTAATCTGTGGTCATGTTCATGATACGTTTGTTAAGCTAGTAAACCCTAAGAAAGTTTTAAATGTTGGTGTTGATTGTTGGGACTATAAACCAATTGAATGGTCAGTGGCTGCACATGCTATAGATCATATGGCTCCATCAGAATATGACTTTGACAACTTAGAGAAGTTTGGGCGTCACAAAAGAAGGTAAGAAAATGAAACTTCAAATAATGAGTGATCTACATCGTGAGTTCTATAAAAGAGGCTGGAAACCTAACTTTGACCAAGATGCTGACTATATCATTATGGCAGGAGATATTTCTAACAAGCCTGAAATGTCTGCAAAGTTTTTAAATGAAGTAGCCGATGGTATTAGAGGAACTATTATTTGTATTCCTGGCAATCATGAATACTATGGTCAACAATATCCAAGCGTTCTAGGCTCTTATCGGAAAGCAATAAACGAGACAGAGCATAATGAGAGAATTAAGTTCTTAAATCAGGAACATATTATGTTCGAAGATAGTGATATTGCATTTTTGTGTGCCACTTTATGGACAGATTTCGACAAAGAAAGAGAAATGTATGTTCCTATGAAAATGATGAATGACTATCGTGTTGTTAAGAAAGGAAATTCATATATTACTACAAGGGACATCTTAGTCGAGCACAAACAAACTCTTAATGTCTTCTCAGAGGCCATGGAAGGCCCTCTGGCTGGCAAAAGAGTTGTTATGGTTACTCATCATGGTCCTTCGTACCGTAGCGTTCCTGACATGTTCCAGGGCGATCCTCTTAATGGTGCCTATGTTAGCTCTTTAGAATGGTTTATTGAAAAATATGAACCTATTGTTTGGGTGCATGGTCATACTCATAATTTCTTTGATTATAACTTAGGTCCAACTAGAGTAATTTGTAATCCTGTAGGTTATCCTGGCGAAAATGGACATAAGAAACTATTTACAATAGAAGTATAAAATGGACAACGAATGGAATTATGATTATTTAATGTCAGAAAAGAGATATAAATTGACAAAGTATATTACTGAAGAAGAAATGGAAAATAATAGGTTTGATTTACCATCAAAACAATGGAAACCAAAATCTTTACCATTACCATTGTCTCCTGTACCACCAGCACATTTAATTGATAAAGACAAGAGAATGTCGCAAAATAGGAATGTTTGTACAGACTGCAAATATCTTGTTGTTGAAAGATATGGATATGGTATTGAACCAACTTATATGTGTACTCCAGAACATAAAGACAATAGTACATTTAGTCCGATCCATGGCAATAGCTACCGTCAGTTACGGCCTGAACAAAAAAATTTACGTGGGGATTGTAAGTTCTTTGTACATAAACAGAATAAGCCAAAGAAAACCAAAGAATCTACGACGTCTTTTTGGCAAAAGATTAAAGAAACATTCATGAAATGGATTGAAGCACTATGAAACTTATTAATTATAAATGTAATAAATGTGGTCGTGAAATTGAACGTATATGCCAAGATAGCGAATGGAAAAATATGGTAGATAATGAGGAATATGTTGATCTTGGTTTTTGTGAATGTGGTGGTACCTTAAAGAGATTTAACTTTAAGAACAACAAACAAAACTGGAAATTTTTCGATGAGCGCTAAAGAAAAACCAGTCAATTATGAAAAAATATATCAGCATCTAGAAGACAATGGATGGGAAAACAATTGGTCAGACTGTCGAGGCAGACAATATATAAAAGAATCTATTGTGATTGATGTAGATAAAACAATTCAAAAAGTTAGTTTTAGTACAGGTTGGTCCTGGGAAGAAGAAAAACTTAATGTAAATTTTTCAGTACCATTCAAGGATTTTAAAAAAAACTTTACAAAAAATAGATTTACTTTTTGCTGATTTGTTAAGAACATATAGCGAAAGTGATATCTAAAGGGCCTGTAACTCAGCTGGTCAGAGTACCCGATTCATAACCGGGTAGTCCTTGGTTCAAGTCCAAGCGGGCTCAATAAGGAACAAAATGAGCAATATTCTTAATGTAGTAACAAAATCTTTAGGAGATCCTGGTATCAGCCAAGCAAGACTTATATCTATACTTGAAGATGCCAAAAGAGAAGATAAAGAAGGGCTTAGTAAGCTTTTAAAAAACTTTTATGCAATTGAACTTTCTAAAGGTGTACCGTCAAGTAGATATGATTTACTTAAGGGATATATGTAATGAGGCCACATAGCCCAATTGGCAGAGGCAAGGGACTTAAAATCCCTAAAGTAAGAGTTCGAATCTCTTTGTGGCTATAAAGGAGTAAAACTAATGGCAAGAGATAATTGTATAGCTAGTTTCATATTGAGATATGGAAGTATTGATGGCGCTCATCATAAGCAATGGGTTTTGGATCAAGTCTTAAAGGTTTTGCTTGAAGACAAATACGAAGAAACGATTAAAGAATATGAATCTGATGGAGAATACGAGTGGAACAAAGGAATTGCACCATAAAGGAGAATAGCATGAGAGAAAACGAAGACCTAAAAGAAACTGAAGCTAAAACGGAAGAAGAAAAACCTAAAAGTGCAGTCGAAGCTCTAAAAGAAGCTTTCGATGACTATGTAGTTGAGTCTAGTCATCTTGTTTCGTACCCTTCAGCAATGCTTAGAACAAAATGTAAAGAAGTAAATATTGAGAAAGATGATTCTGATTATTCTTATCATGAAGTTATTGATGATATGACAAAATTTCTTTTTGATTTTAATGCTCTTGGTCTTGCTGCTAACCAAGTTGGACATGATATGCGTATTGTTGGTATTTGGGCCGACCAAAAGAAACTTCCTCTCTTTATGATTAATCCTAAAATCACAGACAAGGGCGGAACAATGATTGGTCCAGAGGCTTGTTTGAGTTTTCCTGGTGTTTTAGTTGATGTTAAGCGTTCAGCATCAATTACAGTAGAATATTACGATACTGACGGCGAGAAACATACTGAAGATTACTTCGGCAAAGAAGCAATCGTTATTCAACATGAAATTGATCATCTTGAAGGTATTACTCTTGTCCAAAGTGCCTCTAGGGTTTATCGAAGTAAAATCATGAAAGACCTAAAAGCTGGTAAGCGAAAGATGGTTAAATACGCAAAACTTCAAAAGAAAACAAGAAAACTTGAAGAATTTCTCAAAGAAGCTGACCGGCCAGCAGCAGAGGCTACATAGACCTGTGATAGAATTACCATAGGAGGTGATTCGTGTGGCATTTGAAAAAACCCCATTAGCAAGTAAAAAGTTTATTGCATTTTTCTTCTCTCTATTAGTGCTAGCAGGTGTTTTAGTAACAGCATTGCTTACTCAAACATTCGGTTGGGCAATGGTTGCTTTTATGAGTGTAGGAATCCTTGGTGTATGCACCTTGGCAATTGGATACATTCTGCCTCAGGCAGCATTAGATAAGTTTATAAGAGGAGTAGCTGGATTGAAAGGGACATTTGATGATTCTAGAGAACATACTGAATAAGTTTAAAACTTATCCTTGGTGGAAGAAAGCTTTGTTATTTGTTCCTTTTCTTCTTGCTGTAATTGTTGTGGCATTATTCGTAACAAATAAAGATTCTGTTAGTAACGACAAGCTAGTTAGTCATAGTAAAGGAAAAACTGATAAAGAGATTGATGATTTTGCTAAATCTATGAAAAGCTTGAAAAAGCAACGTAAAGAAATAGCTAAGAAACGAGAAGAAATTAGAAAGGAACTGACAGATGCAAAAGATGATTATATTTCTGTTGCTAATGACATTGACAATGCTGATTCCAACAATCTCGATGTCGTCGCCCAAAAACTTAGAGCTGACGCCGCCAATAACAGACACGGATCTTGATTTAGATATTGTTTTACCGCTGGAAATCAAACATACAGTAGACGGACAGCTTCTGTATTCTTATATTCCTGACAGTTTTAGACTGGTCCTTAAGATCTATAAAAACTACACAGTATTAGCAGAAGCACATGTTCTTCTAATGAATGATTTAGACACTCTTGAAAAAGATAATGCTTTGCTTCTTAATGGATTGAGTAAGTGTATTGTGGTCTTAGAGAAAACAGATGAAGACAGAGAGTTTATTTACGATCTTAGAGAATCTGATCTTGCACAAATGGAAAACAATAAACGGAAACAAACAATCAAAACAGTTTTGTTTACTAGCGGTGGAGTAGCCGTAGGAGTTGGTATTGGTATTTTAATTGGTATTTTTGCTATATAAAAACGAGGTATAAAAATGAAAAATGGCGATACGGTTTTGGTAATGTTGTCTGATGGCAAATGGCAAAAAGGAGTAGTTAGTATAGTACTTAAAAAATTGGTAGATGGCATTAATCTAATGACACTAGACCAATTTGACGGTGCTCTTACGATCAATTGGAATAATATTGTATGTGTTAAAGAAGTAAAGAAATAAACAAAATCATGTTATCTGTTGTTATGTGCTTGTTATTATTGTTTATTTCTATTATCATTTTTATTATGACATGTTCATTGAAAAAATAAATTTCTAGCGGAGTCGACGAGTGGTTCAGTCGGGGGTCTCATAAGCCCCATACGTGGGTTCGAATCCCACCTCCGCTACTTGAGTTGTTATAGTAGCAATCATCATATAGTAGGCCTAAAATGTATGATGCCCATAAACTATAATAGTTTCGGTGTTTTCACGACTCACGAAAAGATTTGTAAGAACCTAGGAATCTTACAATGAATTCAAAACACCATCTAGGGAAGGTATACCGTAACTGGTAGCGGGCGGGGCTGATATCTGATATAATACCTATATGAGAAAACGTACAGGAATTATATCTACAATATCAACTGAGAAACTAGAACAAATAGTTTTAAGTTCTTTGTCGTTAAAAGACGTACTAAGAAAACTTGGTTATGGTCCTAATTCAGGATCAATGTTTTATAGGCTTAAAGAGAGACTAGAGAAAGAAAATATTTCGACAATTCATTTCTCAAAGTGTCTATCTATAAAAGCTCAGAAATATAAGCTTTGTGATATCTTAGTAAAAGACTCCAAATATACTAATATATGGAGACTAAAGAAACGGTTAATAAGCGAAAAGATTCTTGAAGAAGTTTGTTCTATCTGTGGACTAAAACCATGGTGGAATGGTAAAGAATTAAAACTTCAACTAGATCACATTAATGGTATTTCAAATGACCACAGATTAGAAAATATTCGACTTGTTTGTCCAAATTGCCACTCTCAAACAGAAACATTTTGTGGTAAAAACAACAGTCGATACTTGGCGGATTAGCCCGTTAAGGAGACGGAGCAGACTGTAAATCTGCTTGGCCTATGCCACTGGTAGGTTCGATTCCTACATCCGCCACTTCTCAGCAACTCTGTGCCTTCGGGCTCTGTAGGTTCAAGTCCTACCCTTCCCACAAGTAATGATATATGGTTTAGGTGGTCTATAACGCCGCCACTCCTGGCGGAAACATGGGTTCGAGCCCAACCATGAAGCATAAAGGTTTTATATCTGTATTATGGGAGCGTAGCCGAACTGGTATAGGCACAGGGTTTAGGCCCCTGGGTGGCAACACCGTGAGAGTTCGAGTCTCTCCGCTCCTACTAGATAGATTCATAAATAAGGTCAATGCAGAACGCCTGATGCATAAGGTCAATTCTGGGAAGGGATAGACACAACAGCTTGCACGCTGGGGCAATTCGAAACTGTAAAGCAGCTTCTGGCCAATCTAGCTTTACGTACCTAAAGTGTCGGAATCTATCTTATAAAACCATTTTTCCCAAGTGGTGAAAATGGTTTTTGGGGCCTTAGTTTAATTGGGAAAACACAACCCTTGCACGGTTGAGTAGAGAGTTCAAATCTCTCAGGCTCCACAATTGTCGGTTCGAACCCGACTGGAGACTCAAAATGTTTTGTATGGGCAACTAGCTCAATGGTAGAGCATTCGCTTGATAAGCGAAAGGTTCCTGGTTCGATCCCAGGGTTGCCCACAAGGAGAACCAATGTCTAGATCAAGGAAAAAGATTTCTATTTGTGGAGCTACTACTGGTCGTTCTGAAAAACATGACAAGAGAATAGCAAATAGAATATTTCGAAGAAAAGAAAAAGCAGCAATTCATCACGAAAAAGACCCACCTGAAAATATAAATGAAGTATCTGATATTTGGCTATTTGATAAAGATGGTAAATTTTATTTTGACGAAGAATGGCCGAAAAGAATGAGAAAGTAAAATTCCTTTATAGAAACGAAATTCAAGAAAAATTTTTGTGCGGAAAAACAGTTTTGTAGTATAGTATAGAGTGCTTGCGTAGAATTAGAAAAGAAATAGGAAGGTATAATTACTATGAAAATGAGAGAAAGCGACAGAGAAGTTCAACGTGGCGGAGATCTTACTGAAACAATGTTTGGAATCTCCAACAAAGATTCAGCACATATCCTAACTATTCTTAGAGATAAACTATATTCAAACAAAATATTAGCAGTAGTACGAGAATACTGTACTAATGCTCAAGATGCTCATGCAGAGATCGGTATTACAGAACCAATCGTTGTTTCGCTTCCAAATACTCTTAATTCTACATTTAGAGTAAGAGATTACGGCCCAGGCCTGTCAGAAGATGATATTAGAAATATTTATGTTATGTATGGCGCAAGCACAAAAAGACAAAGCAACAAAGTTGTTGGTCAGCTTGGTTTAGGCTGTAAGGCTGCTTTTGCGTATACTGACAAATTTAATATTACCTCTTGGCAAAATGGCGAAAAGAAAGTCTATTGTGCCTATATTGATGAAACTGGTGTTGGTAAGATTGCATTGTTGGCATCAGACACTAGCAATGAACGAGATGGCATTGAAATTCAAATTCCTGTTAAACAAGTTGACTATTATTCTTTTGGGCAAGAAACAAGAGAATTATTGAAGTTTTTTGAACCTATTCCAAGATTGTATGGAGGAAACCAAGAACCTCTAGAAAAAACTAAGTATAGTCTTGAAGGCCAAGTAGATTCGATAAAGTTTGGCATGGTTGATAGCAACAACCAGAATGCTTATAATTCTCGTTCTTATTTTCATACAACTGTAATTATGGGTGGCGTACCGTATAAAGTAAACAGTAACGAAATTAGATCAACAATAGAACAAGATAACAATCAAAACTACTATGACTATGAAAAATTCTTTCGTTTGGGAGTACATTTTTTCGTAAACATTGGAGATGTAGATGTAGCTGCTCATAGAGAGGCACTTGAATATACAGATAGAACAAAGAAAGTACTTCTGTCGTATTTTATGAAAGCAAGAGATGAAGCTTTAAAAATAAAAGCAAAACAGGTTTCTGCTGTCAAAACATACAAAGAAGCAAATGAACTTTATTGTTCTATTCAATGTGATGGAGTATTCTGGAGAGATATTGTTATCAACCATTCTTGGAACAATAAAAAACTAGATGGAAAGATTATTCCTGACAATGATGTCCTTACTATTTGGTATCCAATTAAGAAAAGCAATGGACACCGATGGGTAAAAATAAATAGTATACCTTGTGGTTCTGTAAATTTGTTCATGGTTGACAATGTAAAAGGATGGAAACAAAAGATGGGAAATTGGCTAGAATATAAGCCAAATTTATCTTTTTCTAAAGTCTTTATTTTAGAACGCACAACTGAAGATGACAAAGAATGGAATGATTTTTATGAAGAAAGATGTATTGATGAGTATGAAATAACACCTATCTCTAAATGCATCGTACCAAAAGAAGAATTAGATAAAATTAGAGGCACAAAAAGAATTGCTAAGCGAATATCTTTTAGTCATGTTGGCAATGTTTTTGTATTGAAAGATAGGCAGAACAGAGAATATTCTACAACCAAATCAAAAGACTGGGAAAGAATCAAAGAAATACCGGACTCTGAAAAACACTATGTGGTATTAGATAGATTTTTTGTTATGTGTAATGGTACAGAAATAACTATTAGACAATTTGAGAAAATGTTAGCCATAGCAGAAAGCCTTAATTTCAAAATTGATAAAGTTTATGGAGTAAAAGCAAGCCAAGAAGAAAAGCTAGACGATACTTGGAAGCCATTGATTCCAGAAATAAAAGCTGTTATTCAAAAATCAAATATGTTACAAAGTTATATAAACATTGATAATTTTGAGAAAGAAACTCCATTGCAGCTTTTTTCGTTTATAGGTTTAAAAGCAGAATTTCCAAAAGGATCTATTGCAGATAAGCTAATTAAAAAAACAACTAAGCTAGTAGAAGATATACGAGCAAACAACAGTATCGAACGTAACAAAGATATTTTTGTGTTGCTTGGTCTATGGGACCAATTAACCAGAATAAAACCAGACTATAGCTTAAAGGAATTAATTCAGGATGCAAAAAACACCTATCCATTAACTGCAAAACTTGGTATTTTCCCTGGTGCTAAAGGAGGATATGGCTATAGTCTTAATTATCGTTTAAGCAAAGTTGCAGCACCTGATATGCAGATAAGAGATGTAGCACCAAGCATTGTTGATTATGTAACATTAATTGGAAAATAAGGAGAGAAAAATGAGTTATCCATACATTATGACAGACACATCAGTAACAGTAATTATTGATTTAAAACCATCAACAATTTTGCCAGAAGAAAATGGCTATACAGAAATTCGCAATGCTATTATTGGTCAAGACTGGGATACTGTTGCCAAGCTTGTCGATAAAGAAAAACTAATCTCTAACTTTTCAATAGGTAATATTGAAGTAAAAGATGGTTGTGTATATTTTCATGGAGAAGAAATGCATGGCTATGTTGTTAACAAAATTTTGCAATTTATTCGAGAAGGAATTGATGCCGAACCATTAATCAATTTCCTTAACAAAATTATGAACAATCCTTCTAAACATTGTATTGATCAGTTGTTTTCATTTCTAGAGCATAAGAATATGCCAATCGATCCAGATGGTGATTTCTACGCATACAAAGCAATTAAAAATGACTGGAGAGATAAACATACTGGAACAATTGATAATAGTATTGGCACTGTAGTTAAAGTTACTCGCAATACAGTTGATGACAATCATGACGTAGGATGTTCTAAAGGACTACATGCTGGATCTATGTCATATGTAACTAGTTTTCGTAGTCCTGGTGATCGTATTGTTATTGTAAAAATTAATCCTGGTGATGTTGTTACAGTTCCTAGGGAAGACATGTCTAAGCTTCGTTGTTGTAGGTATGAGGTAGTAGCTGAATTTGAGAGTCTTCTTCCTGATACTACATATGATTATGATGAGGACGAAGAAGATGATAATGACTATTGGGACGAAGAAGGTGATGATAATATTTTCTCTGTGACGGTATAAAATGGACTTACCAATCCTATATAGAAAAGACAAGAAGGATGCTATTAGAATTTGGCAGTGTTGGACCAAAGACAATATTATTTATACATCTCATGGCCAACAAGATGGTCAGATGCAGGTTGCCCAAAAGGTTACAGAGGGTAAGAATATTGGTCGGAAGAACGAAACAACACCAGAACAACAAGCAGATTTCGATGCCAAGTCTATGTGGAAGAAACAGTTAGACAAAGGTTATGTTGAAGATATTAATAAGGTAGATGAAATTATTTATCTGCCTATGTTGGCACAAGACTTCCAGAAGCGTAAGGGAAAAGTAAAGTATCCAGTTGATATTCAACCTAAGCTAGATGGCGTTAGATGTTTAGCGATGTGGGACGGAGATAGAATTGCTCTTGTTTCTCGCAAGGGTAAAGAATATGCAGTTGGACATATTGCACAAGAACTAGAGTCTGTTATTCAACCAAACATGATTTTAGATGGAGAAATCTATCTTCATGGTGCTACTTTCCAAGAAGCTGTAAGGCTTATAAAGAAACACCGTCCAGGTGAATCTGAAAAATTAGAGTACTGGATCTACGATGTTCTTATGATTGGAGAAGAAGCAACGGAATGGGTTGAGCGACATAAGATACTTCTGGAAGTCATGGTCGCCAATACGAAAAGCATTAAGCGTACTGAAACTTACACTGCACATACTGAAGCAGAAATACTTGGTTTTCAAAAGCTTTGGGTTGAACAAGGGTTCGAAGGAGCAATTGTTAGAGAAAAACATGCCTTCTACGAAGTTAACAAACGATCTAATCATCTATTGAAGGTTAAAGACTTTAAGGATGCTGAGTATAAAATTACTGGTTTTACTGAAGGAGTAGGAAAGTTTGTTGGTTGTATCATATGGATATGTGTAACAGAAGAAGATAAACCATTTAAAGTTGTTCCCAAAGGAACACTAGTACAGAAGAAGAAATGGTTTAAAGAAGCAGATAAGTATATTGGTTCTTGGCTAAAGGTTAAGTTCTTTGAGTTATCAGAAGACAATGTACCAAGATTTCCTGTTGGATTGGGCGTTCGTCTTCCTGAGGATATGTAAAATGAAAAAGAAAAATTACAAAATTCCATTTACATTAGTACCTGCATGTCACAACCATCCAGAACGATGGGAGATGGAAGAAGACCCATGGTACAACGAATATGACACAACAACTATTAGACATTATGCAGGAGCAAACACAACTTTTGATGTTGAATGGAGAGATATTTATGAGTTTGAAACAACAATGGAAATTGTTACGTGGTATCAAAGAAGAAGTAAAGTAAGAGTTGTTCTTAAAGGAGAAGATCACACGTTGTATTCAACAACATTTAATAGTTTTATGGAAATTATTGAAGCAGGAATTGAAATTAAAGATAATACAATCAGTAAAATGAAATGGACATTTGGTAAAAAAGGTCAGTATTATATGGCATTGCCAGTAATAGAGAAGGAGAATAAGAATGGGTAAACTTCATGAGGTTTTAGCAGTAGAAAAGATGGTGCAAGAAAATGCACATAAAATTTGGAATGAAGCAATCACTACCTTTACTAAAAAGGCAGAACATTTTAGGGGTTATCATAAAACTCTTAAAATGATTGACGAAGAGAGACAAGAAGAAGCTCATGGAGTTGAAGAGCATCGAGAGATTGTCACTACTGTTGCCGACAAGCTTAAGTATCTTCGTAGTGCTACTGTAAAGTACTTTGATACTTTAGGCCAAAAAGAAACTACCAATCAGATAGCCAAGGCGGATCTTGTAGTTGGAGAAGAAGTTCTTCTTAAGGATGCACCTGCAACTCTGCTACTAGGTCTTGAGAGCCGTTTGAAGCACCTTAGAGGCGTTATGGTAACAGTTCCTACTCTTGACCCAGGTATTGAGTGGAACAAAGATGAGAGCCAAAGAGAAGGCATCTATAAGACTGGACGTCCTGAAGCCACTCAGAAACAAGAGAAAGTAATTCGTACTCAAATTGTAGTTGCGCCTACAGAGCAACATCCTGCACAGTATGAAAAGTGGACTGAGAACAAAGTTGTTGGCAACTATTTCACTACCAGGTGGAGTGGGTGTGTCACGCCTGCTCAAAAGAGCGAATGGCTTAGTAGAATTGATGTATTGATTCGTGCTACAGTCAAGGCTCGTCAACGTGCAAATGAAGCCAAGGTCGTAAAAGTAGACGTTGGCTCTAAGCTCTTCGATTTTGTGTTCGGAGAGTAATAAGTTTTGGGCTAGTATATTGTTGGTGTCAGACTCAAGCAAGAACGAGCAAACTTGCATTAGTTTCAGAGTATTGCCCAACAGTTTTAGCCAAAAGAAGGTTCGATTTAGATGATAGGATTTAGGTTCTGTGTTAGGCAGGGCCACCTTTCGGAGGTCGCTGGTTCAAATCCAGCCGAATGCACCATGCCAGTAAATACATGCATTTGTAGCTCAGGGGTCAGAGTACCGAAAGTATTTGTCAGTAAAAAACCTATTCAATCAAAAGAACCTGTACTGGCACTGTGGGCCTAGGTGATTATATTACAAGGTGATGTAACTATATTTAATGATCCTAGTAACCCACATTTGGACGCTTAGCTCAGCTGGTAGTAGCGCCGCCTTTACATGGCGGAGGTCGTGGGTTCAAGTCCCACAGTGTTCACAAAAACTTCTAGTGGCAAACAAACAAATACTCTAAACTGATTCTGCATTCAGGTCTAGATGAGTAGAGGTGTGCTTTATGTGTGTAGTGATTGCAGTCATACCTACGGACAAACACAATGACAAACTGGAAGTTTTTAGGAGTGGAAGCGCACCGCTCCGTCTGGCCCCATCATCTAATGGTTAGGATACTAGATTTTCGATCTAGTTATGGGAGTTCGAATCTCCCTGGGGTCATCAAAAAACATATTAGGAAACAAAAATGGGGAAAAATTTTTGTGAGGAATATTGAAAATGGAAATAAAAATGAAACTTGATAAAAAAATTTCGATTCCTTTCTGGGCTGTCCCTTCTGCTAGAGATATTATCAACACCGAAATAGATTCTTTCTTGTCTAATTATAAAACTACTCGCCAAGCTCAATTCACTGAAGAAAATGCTATTGTTTATACTACATTTATTATTTCTATTTCAGGTAGCGATGGAGCTGAAATTAAAGAACTTATGAATACAATAGAAAGGAAATTGGCAGAGATATGAAGAAAGAAATTCTTTATGCAAATAAATGGATAAATGTAATTAAGTTAGATGATTGGTATGTTTGTACTGATGAAGTACGTACAAAGAACAATGATTTTGTTTGTGTTTTGCCTTACACTATAACAAACAGTGGCATAAAGAAATATCTTCTTAGAATGGAACATAATCCTGCGCATCAAGAAAAAGGAAATGTTTTGTCAGTTATTACAGGTCAGTGTGAAACTGGTGTTGTTCTTTATCATGCAGAACAAGAACTAAAAGAAGAAGGTGGATATACTATAGAGTCTTCAAGATTTATTAGTTTGGGAACATGTATGCCTTTGAAGTCTTCTATGGCAAAAATGAATATGTTTGCTGTCCAGATTTTTAGTAATGATATTCCTCATGAAGCAAAAGGAGATGGAACTATTGGTGAAAACAATAGCTATCCTATTTGGACAGATAGAACTAATGTACTTGAATGTAAAGATCCATATGCACAAAGTGCTCTTCTTAGACTAGAAGCAATTTAATACCGGAGGGTTGCGAGAGTGGTAATCGGCTGGATTGCTAATCCAAGACCTCGGAAACGGGACGGGAGTTCAAGTCTCCCACCCTCCTCTAAACAACAAGGAGTTAATACATGGCAGTGCTTGATGTTTTACTACCAAAACAAATTGAAGAACTTGATAGAGAAATTCAAGAAGTTGGTGGCACTGCCTACATAGTAGGTGGTGCTGTTCTTGATCTTATTAGCCGCAAAGAAGTAAAGGACTGGGATATTGAAGTTGCAGGTCTTAGTTATGAGCAACTACTTAAGGTATCAGGAGAAGAAGCAGACCTAATAGGTGCTAAGTTTGGTGTTGTTAAGGTTAATAGAGATGGTCTTGATATTGAATTGGCGACACCAAGAGTTGAGAATAGCACTGGGCCAAAACATATAGACTTTGATATTAAACTTGCTCCTACTCTATCTATTGAGGAAGCAGCAGTAAGAAGAGATTTTACAATGAATGCTGTTTACTTTGAGATAGGCAACAGGAAGGTTCATGATCCATATGGTGGATTGAAGGACTATCGTAGAGGTATTGTGTCTCATATTAGTGATGATACATTTATTGAAGACCCATTGCGTGTCTTTAGAGCAATGCAATTTGTTGCTCGGAAATGTAAAAGAGTAGCTAAAGAAACTACAGGTTTGTGTTCTACAATGAAAGATATGTGCAAAGAACTTACAGGAGACAGTATCTATGGTGAGTTTGTTAAGATGCTGATGCTATCTGACAGGCCCGACAGAGGACTAAGATTTCTTGAAGAGAGTGGGATCATTAATATGTTTCCAGAGCTTAGCGCACTGATAGATTGTCCACAGAAAGAGAAGTGGCATCCAGAAGGAGATGCCTGGACTCATACTCAAATGGTTGTACGAGAAGCAGCTCAATATAGAGATGAACTTCCTGAAGAATGGAAGCTTCCCTTTATGTTCGGAATGCTTCTACATGATGTTGGTAAGCCAATAACACTAGACCCAAAGAAACTTACTACTTATAGCCATGACTATAAAGGCATGCCAATTGCTAGAACTTTCATGGAGCGGCTCACCAAGAATGAAAAACTCATTAAAAGAGTTGAACGAATTGTTGGTACTCACATGAGAGCAAAGACGTACCTAAAGTCCAAGGCTAAAGCTTCTGCATGGAGAAAACTACACAACCAATGTCCTTTGCATGTATTGGCATATGTTTCTGTTTGTGACCTGGATGGGAGAGGAATTGATCCTTCTGCTCGTGAAGGCAAAAAAGCTACTGTCTTTAAAGAGTGTATGCGTATGCACAATGCAATTGGATCTTATCCTGATGATATTCCTCCTGTGTTGTTGGGCAGACATCTAATTGAAGCAGGACATAAACCTGGTATTGAGTTTGGCACGTTGCTAAACAAAGCATATGAAATTCAACTTGAAACTGGCTATACAAACCCACAAGAACTACTTAAGGTTGTTACAAATGGCTGAAGTATATAGAGGACTAGAAGTTGGTATAGTTAGACTAAAATGTGATCGTTGCAATAAAGGATATTATAATTTAATAAAATTTCCTCAAAATACAACAAGACATATTTGTTCTTTCTGTAGAGAAGAAATAGAATGTGCTATACCTTATCCAAGATTAGAAATGAAAGAACCAAGTCCAACATTTTTTGAAGATGAGCCTCTTTGGTGGAAATATATAGAAGAAAACTAATGAAAATCAAACCAAAAAATTTTATCTTAGCTCTTAAAGACCAAGGACCTCTGTCAAGATTCATTAAGAATCTTTGGAGGGGACATGTCCTAGGTCTTTTTCATAAACGTTCTCATTTTAATGCCAAAGGCAAACCTAAAGTAGCCTACAATACAAAGCAAACTGCAATCAAATCAGCAGCTGCAATGCAAAGAAAGAATGGCGGATATTATTCTAACTATAAATGTATATTCTGTGATGGATATCATCTAGGCAGGAATAGAGATGGCAAATGACTGAACAATACTACCAACAGTGTCTACTCTATAGAGACAACAGGTATATGCTTTCTTGGATTCCAACTCAGTTTATTAAGAAGCATAATATTCTTAAGCTACTAAACAATGGAGAGTGGGAAAACAATTGGATGATTATAACTTACTTTGGTACTAAAATTACAGAAGATAAACTTAACTTGGTTGAAGACCAATGTTTTAACACAAGGGAAACAAGTGACATATAAAGACAAGTTCCTTAGTTTTGATGGCACCAATCAACACTTTTGTTCAGAAACATTTAATGATGAAGAACTAGAAACCTTTGGAGACGAGGAAAAAGTGACAAGTACATTTGAAAAAGAACTTGAAGATATTATGTGCTCGGTAGAGAAATCTCTTTCTGATATTCTTCTAAGCGAAGATAGAACATCTAAACATGATCCGTACACATGGATTAATGAAGATGAAGATGAACATCTTCGTAAAGCAGCTAGACATATCACAACATATCAAATTATTCGTGATGGCCATCAAGAACCTGACGGAGAAGATCATTTAAACAATGCTATCACTCGTCTTGCGATGGCGATTGCCAAGCAAAAGATTTAAGAAACAATAAGATGGAAGACTTTAAAACTATAGCTGTAATTATTTATATAATCGCGGTAGTTGTTTTTGTAATGACTGTAGGTGTTACGGAAATGATAAAAAAGGATATGGCTAAAGAGATATGCGATCCTTATGTAGTAGAAACTTACAACAAGAACGTTGTTGTTTGTAAAAGCACAGAAGGTCATATCATTAAAGAAATAGAAAAGGAAAAATAATCTTATAGTTTGACTTCGGTTTAGTTTATGTTATTATAGTAAACATGAGGTGCCTAATACACAGACTAAGTTCTTTTTCTGATTCGCGGCATCCGTCTGTCCATAATCCATCACATAATAATGATTGGTTTCCGCGCTTCTAAAGCACGCTAGACCCCGACATAATGTCTAGTGTGCCCAGAGAAGTGGGATTAATGGATTTGTTTACTCTTTGACAATTGAATAATTAGATGGGTGGCTAGGTTGAATGGTAAACTGTCGGATTCCAAATCCGAAGCTCCTCGTTCGAATCGAGGGTCGCCCGCAGTTAATATGGTGTTCATGGTGTACTGGTAAGCATACTTGGCTGTGAACCAAGAGGAATCGAGTTCAAATCTCATTGATCACCCTATCTTATCCGAGTGTAATGCAGCGGTAGCATGCGTGCTTTGGGAGCACGAAGTCGGGAGTTCAAATCTCTCCACTCGGACAACTTGCTATATATGACAATAGAATTCATGATCCTTAGATATGTGGTGTAGCTCAGTTAGGTAGAGCACCGGTGTTTGGAGCCGGGGCCGTTGGTTCAAATCCAGCCATCAAAATTATCTAGTATGTAGCAAGTAACTTTTTAACTGGCTCTAGATGTAGTTTAATCGGTAGAACATCATCCGTAATAGGATGAGATATAGGTTCGAATCCTATCTTCTAGACTAAAAGGAGAACATAATGTGCATAAGTATTGTAGAGCTAATCAATGATATTGAATGTAAAAAATTTAATCATGATTACAATTATAGTGAAGCAAAAGCATATGAAAAAGCTTGTGACGATATTGTTGCAATGATTAAAGAAGAAGAGAGAAACAAATGGTTTGTATTTAAGAAAGAGATTCTTGATAACAGACCATAAATATTATACATGCTTCTTATAGGAAGATGTGTAATTGCTAACTATATAGTGACAACAACAGACCTATCGACGTCTGTTGGTTCTAATGAGGATTGAGTCGCGAACTTTCTGAAAAAGAACTAGACTTTTAGTTGGCAGGCCTGGAGTATTCGCGTAGGGGCCTATCGCGCTGGATTGTCGATCCAGACTTCACCGGTTCGAATCCGGTATACTCCGCCGACTCTTTAGCTCAGCTGGTAGCTTAATGATCGTCTATGGTGAAATGGTATCACGTCAGGCTGTTAACCTGTTATTCTCCGTTCGAATCGGAGTGGACGAGCAAATTTCTGGTAATTTAGAAACACCAGCATGTACTTCAGTATGACAATTAGCACAAAGTAAAATACACTTGTCTATTTCTAATTTAACTTTGTTCCATGCTCTTGTGTTTCCAGATTTACTAACAGAAAAATCTTTTTGTTTAGGATCTATATGGTGAAAATGTAATGCTTCTGGACATTTGTCATAACCACACAGTTTACATTTTCCACCAAGATAAGTTACTGCTTTAATTTTGGTTCGTTTACGATACGAAATTACAGCTTTTACATTAGCTTCTTTAGTTTCCTGATCAGTTCTTCTAGATGCAACTCTAGCTGTTTTACGACACAAAGAAGAACAATATTTTAATGTTGAAGAGATTTTTGTGTTACATATTAAGCACGATCCTTCAAGTTGTCTTTTAGGAGTTCGAGTGTTGTTATATTTAGCAGCACAAGAACGAGAACAGAATCTTGGATTCTCTGTTTTGTTATTACATTGTAAACAATCATTCATGACTACAATGTAACACATATTAACAAAAATTGTTAATGTATTTTATGTAAATTCAAGTTTATTTGGCACTCTAGCTCAACTGGTAGAGCGTCCGGTTGAAGCCCGGAAGGTACTCAGTTCAACTCTAAGGGGTGCCACTAATATTTAAGCCCGGTTAGCTCAGATGGATAGAGCGCAACGCTACGAACGTTGGACATGCAGAGGTTCAAGTCCTCTACTGGGTACTAAAGGAAAAGAAATGTACTATGTAATACAAGAAAATACCTTCAATGAGAAAGGCCATGGTCGTTTAATAGACGGTCTCGAAAGACTTAAGCTTCAATATGAAATCATTAAAGTAAAACCTTTTGTTGAAGAGCTAGAGTTTGATACGTTCAGGAAAGATGTGTTTTGTTTTGGCGGAACAAAGATGTCTCGTCTTGCTAGTAATTATGGTTGGAAGCCAGGCGTAGTACTAACAAAGAATCATGACTTTATGGTTTATAGAAATTACTATAATGAAAACCTATTAAACTATGATTCAAATGTATTACAGTTCAGTGAAGACTTTCCTTGGACACAGGGACAGTATTTTATTAGGCCATGTAAAGATGATAAATCATTTGCAGGACAAGTATTTGATTTTGCTGACTGGCATAAGTTTCAACATACAGTATTAGAACAAGGCTCAGACTATCATTCTCAGTTAGATAGTAAGACATTGATACAAGTATCTCCTGTTAAAAGAATACAAAGAGAGTATAGAATATGGGTTGTTAATGGCAAGATTGTAACTGCTAGCCAGTACAAGCTAGGAACAAGACCGTTCTTTAGTCCACAGATAGAACCTGATGCTATAACATTTGCTAAAGAAATGGTTGATCTTTATCAACTAGCCGAGGCATTTGTTATAGATATTTGTCTTGCCAACGACAAGTGGTACGTTGTAGAGTGTGGATGTATTAACTCTGCTGGATTTTATGAAGCAGACATGCAAAGACTAGTAATAGCTATAGAGGAAGCATTTTAAAATGAAATATTTATTAATGGTTGTTATGTTGCTGACTGTATCTTGTAAAGGTGATTTTATTATTGATCGCGCGAGCAAGCCAGACATACAAGAAGAGACAATAAGTTGTGACAAATGTGATTATTGTTATACCTGTGGATTGAACTTTGATGGAGATTATAGCTGTGGAATGCGATACTCTTGTTCTTGTGACGGAGAGCAAAAAGCAATATCAGAAACTATAACTTATGCTGGTCACTATGAGAAAGAACCAGACATTACAGTCTATAAGCATAGCAAGCAAATTATTAAAAGACTAACAGACTGTAAATAAAATGGAAAGCAAACAATATCCAAGATCTACATGGCAAATCATTACTTTTCTTGTTAGTGGAGTGGCATTGCTTCCTCTTATTGCAGCAGTTTGGATGCTTTCTACAGCAATGATAGGAAACATCATAGCAACAGTAGCAATTGTTTTTGTTTCGGGAATTCTATTTGGTTTGGGCAGCGTCAAACTAAAACAAAGAAACTATATTATTAAAAGAATCATAGACGAGTGGGACTTATTGCTTATCGTAAACGAAGCAAACTTAACTAAAGAAGACATTGAAAAGATTAAACAGATAAATCATGACATCCTTAATGAAACTAGAGAACAACTATTAAACTCTGTCACTTTTAATTCTTGGTGTAAAGGATGGAAAATTGAATTTAATGAAAAGAAACAAAAAGAAGCATTATCTCCATTAACTTTTTGTAGAATTCATCCTTATAAAACAATAGAATATAAGGATAAACTTTATCATGGCTTGGCACACGGACAAACAATAGATATAGAATGGACTGGAGACATAGATGTATTCATTGGTCTAATGAAACATGAACTTGCTCATCTTTATGTGTTTGAATGTAAAATGCTTGGTGAAGAAAATCATCATTATATATTTGGACAAGTAGGTTTGTAGGGCGGGTAGCTTAGTGGTCAAAGCACTTAACGAATAATTAAGAGATGCAGGTTCGATTCCTGCCCCAACCATAGAAAGAATAATTATGGCATGGCTAAAAGAAACACCACAAGAACCTGAAGAAGGAAGCTTGCCAGTTTGGTACTGGTATTATGACTTTAAAGATAATATAGTTGAAGCTATTCAGCTCTACCATGGTTGTTGGAAACGATATGCCTATGAAGGTTTATGGTGGGACAAACCAATAACACCACCAAAGAAACCTGTAATAAAAACACAAGACAAAACAGCACGAAGGAGAAAAGAAAAATGAAATTGTATATTCATTATCCAGATGTAATGACAGACGAAGAGACAAAAGCACTTCAACAATTGAAGGACAGACAAACAAAAAGAATTGAATCTGGTGGAGTAAGAAAAGTAGAAGACAAGCCAGTGGTAGCTGCCAAAACTGTTGAGACAGTAAAGAAAGAGGAAAAGAAAATGAGAAATCCTATCGACATGTACGGACAAACAATCAACGAGGGTCAATATATTAACTATCCAGTTCGTAATGGTAGCGATACATACATGAGAACTGCAAAAGTTATTCGAGTCCGACAAAGAAATAATCATTTGGACAAACCAGAAATGGTTCTTGATGTCGCAGTTGCTATTGCACCTCCCGCATGGGAACGAGCAAAGAATAAAAACTGGGAACAAGATGTACATGTACGTCGTGTTACGGTCTCCTGTCCTTACCGCTCCACAATCCTTCCTAAAGAATATATCGAATCAGATAGACGTTACAAAATCTTATCAAATATCTAAAAGCAGGAGGGTTGGCAGAACGGTATTGCATCGGACTTGACGCTGCACTGTCCTTAGGGTATAGTTTAATTTCAACTTTACCAAAAGGAATAAAAATGGGATGGAAATATACAAAAGAAAAACTAGAAAAAATAATTCCAAAATCAAAAAGTTGGGCTGATGTTTGTAGGGCTTTTGGAGCTTCTCTGCATGGTGGCTTACAGAGTCATATCAAAAAGAGAGCTATTTTATATGGAATAGACTTCTCTCATTTTAAAACAGAAAGAGGCGGATGGAACAGAGGATTACCATCGCCTAAAAGAAAAAACGCATCAGAAATTCTTATTAAAAGAGAAAAAGGCAATAGAAAAAAAGCACATCTTCTTAGAAGAGCGCTTGCTGAGCTTGGAATTCCAAACCAATGTGAAATATGCTTAAGTAGCACATGGATGGATTTGCCTATTAGACTTGAAGTAGATCATATAAACGGCAATCCTTTAGATGATAGAGCAGACAATTTAAGACTGTTATGTCCTAATTGTCATTCACAGACAGGAAATTACAAAAACAAGGGAAGGCAACACGGACTTGAAAAAGTGAAGGAGGTTAACAGGTGAGCTTACAAGACTTAAGTTCTAACTATCCAGAAGGTCACCCTGGTGAGTGTATGCATGGGATGCCCGATGATGGCTT